GATATTAATCTTAGTTTCCATTTGCAGTCTCCAAATTAGTTTTAATTACTGAACGACACTTACGACACGTATACTTAGCACCATTATTAATCTTCTTCATAATAACGCTTGTCACTTGATGAATCGGTCCACAATGACAAGTAAGAGTAAACTTTTCACGTTTTCTTTCAAAGGGTTAATTGGTTTGATAGACTAATTTTACTAGAAATTTTCGCCGTGTCAAATGTAAATCTACTCCCTATCAACATTATCTCCATTCCCATTACTGAGTAACCAAAACATAATGATAAAGCAAAAAACAAATGCAAAAATTGGTTCTACATTATTCATAATAGTGATTTTTTTGTATGTATTTTAACAGTTCCATTGTGTCTTGAAACTTTCTTAATTCTCTCTCTGAACCCCAACTCGTAATGTTTAATGTGATATTTAAATCATCATAATACTTAATGTGATATACTCCGCCCGCACTTAATGTGTGTTCAAATACACTAAAATACTTATATCGTTGTCCATCATCCTCTACCGATTTAATCAAAGGAAGAAGAAGATTAAGTTCTTCTAGTCCAATTTGTAAATCACTATCCTTCTCAATGCAAAATTGAACAGCAGATTGATTTGTTTTAGGATTATAAGAACCTTCTGGTCCAACACAATCAAAGGTATATTGTGCGTTGCTCCATGTCCTGTATATATCTTGGTCAACCTTATCCGGTCCTTGACCATTAGGCACATATACTGACAACCACCAATATGCGATAATTTCCTTATCTTTCTTCTTATCTCCTGTTGACTTAAACGGAGTATTTAACAAAATATAGTCATAATCTTCCCATAGGAGACTATATCCTACTGTTTGTTTGCCTAGTAATTCAACCATTTCTTTAGGGGTCATCGTTTAGTCCAGCCTGTTCTTTCGAGTTCTTGAATTACATCTTTACACAAAGGATTAACTTGCCGACTCATCCAAATAAAAAGTGGAGCCATATGATGATTTGGCACTAAAAATTTAAAATGACTTATTGAGTAATCCACAAATTCAGCGTACTTATCACCACCAATATAAAAATAGATACATGAGCTATTAGGTTGTGTGAATTGTTTTAGTTGCATTGCAAAACCTCGTCATTTTGAATATGGTATAACCATTTGGCCTGCTTAATTAGTAAATCAGCCCAATCATCACCAAATATAGGTGATGCTCCTGCCGTTACAGACTTAGTGTACGGATGATTCTCTATTACTCTATATAGTTTCATTGTAACCGGTTTAATAAACCAATGTTCATCTGTAATATACGAATCCATTACTCCATGTGCTTTAATTAATTTGTCACCAACTTCATGTTGAATCGCAGTACGATATACATAAATTGGATTACTAATCAAACATCCACCACCCAATGCAGAAATACATTGAGCAATAGTTGGAGCTACACAAAATCTAGAACAATCAGGTTCTTGTTCGCCTCTAAAATATCCATATTGTCTAGGATATATACGAATAGTCTCGCCCCATTCTCCACAATCACGTACAAATGGGTTACGTTGTCGAATATGATACCAATAACGTTTCATACTAATTCGTTAATAGAGGATGAATTATCGCCACAGACCAAATTATACTAGAGATTTTCGCTATGTCAACTATAATTATAGAATGTGAAGTTCTGCTGTAATTGGACCTATAACTTCTTCATTACCCTTAAATAAACTACACAGACCAGTAGACAAACAAACAGCATTAACATAAGTTAGATTATTAGTTTTCATCCAAATTTCTTCATTACGAGTTGCCCAAGTCCAACCATTTTCCTCACAATCTACTATATGAAAAAGGTCTTGAGTACATAAATCAGAAAAATGTTTTTTAAAGTTACCCTTATTAATAATCTTCATCTTATAACCCCTTAAAAATATGTGAAATTACATCAACCGTCCAACTGTCACCTAATACTCCGGCCGCATGATTACGGTCTAATACTTTTGTATAACCGTCAGGTAAGGTCATACATCGTTCAAGTTCAATTTGATTCATATAACGACAATTAAGATTAGCAAAAGCTACAACACCACTTTTTGGATTCGCTACTAATTTCATATCAGCTGGATTCTCAAAAATTATAGTTGTGAAGCCTTTCATAAAACGTCGCCACATTTTATATTTATCGCTAAGCGGTCTACTATCACTCTCAAGTAATGCTCTTGCTTTCACTCTATTAGTATATCCAGAAGTTAAAATACTAGTTAGTGTAATTCCTCTATCGGCCGGAACTGTTACGTTTGGAATATTAGTCCAGTATAACCTGTCACGTAAAGCCGAGGAAACAAGTGATGAGTTAATACGAATTGGCTCATAACCCAAACGATAACTAATAATATCTTGTTGAACCCTCTCCATAATAACATTCTCAAGAAGAAAGTATGTGGGGTTTATCTTGTTAAGAATACGTAAATATTCATAAAATAATTTGGACTTATCACCACTTAAACCCTCTCGGCTTTTATTTGCCCTACTTAAATTTTGACATGGACTTCCACCAATCAACAGGTCAATCTTAGGTAGCGTTGTACCATCTAATATAGTCACATCGCCCAACTGTTTAATAGTTGGATGATTAGCTGCACTTACTTTGAGAGCGTCTGATTTAATCTCACTAGCAAAGTAGTTATCGACCTTGATTTCTGCTCGGTCAAGTGCTACCTTACCACACGAAATTCCATCGAACAACGAAAGCACGTTCACTTAATACTCCGCAACAAATTCATAACTTCTGGAAACTCACTATGAGTTTGTTTAAGTTCTACTAATGATGGATGGTCAACAGAACATACTGCCAAAAATACATTATTATCTCCTATACAAATTCCTTTATCTCCAATAAAGATATAACGAAATTTATTAACTTTACTATAAAAGAATTTAACAATAGGTTGTTTTACTACTGATTTCTTCTTACGCGGTTTAACTAGAGCAGGAACAAAGTCATAAATACTAGCAACTATCGCTAAATCATTACAATATTCATCATCAGCCTCATCATATGTGCCATCACTATTTCGTTCTGATGCTTTCCATTTATTCTTACCAACTCGCAACCATGTATTATCTCGCTTATTAGGCTTACCAACGAGCTTATCACCAACTTTGAAACGAATCTTAGTCTTTTTGTTTGTATTTTTCATATTAGTATTTTACCACTTATTTTGAGCGTGTCAACTATAAATTTAATTGTGATAGCCCTCTTTATGGTATTGACAAAACATTACACTATTAACCCAAACCATCTTATTGAGCTTATCGCTATAAACTTCAATTTCACTACTAGAGCCACCAATCTCAATATTCAAGACTCGATAACGTTTACCAAGAGTTAAAGTATCAGCAACTTTGGATTTACTACCACCCCAACCATTATTAGGAAAAGCATAAACAACATCTGTCCAGCCCTTTACTGTATTAAAAAGGTCAAGTGGAATCTTACCTTCATGTAGAAGTAGTTCTACTTTAGTCTTTTCAGCCCTAAGTGCTTCAAGTTGCTTATTAATTTGGTAAAGTTGACCAAGTAGTTTAGCATCTTGCTTCTTAGATTCGATGATATTAATGTCAGACATATTAATTCCTAAAAGTATTGTGAAAAACTTTTTACTTCTTCGTCATAGAACCAACCAAGACCACCAAGCTCATTAATTTGTTTTTCAATTGGAGTCTTATCAATATAAACTGTCCACAAAGACTCTACTTCTGGACTGGTAATTTCAAAATCGCTGCCACCTAGTTTTTTAAAAATTGCACAACTACGACGCATTGCTTCAATTGTCATTGTCTAACTCCACTGTGACTTTCAAAAAATACTTAGCAATATGTTTGCCCACAATAGTAAGCATACCTAATAGGTATTTTGGGTCGCTTATTTTCTCTGGGTCATATTCGGGTTCATCTGTATAATGAAAATATTGTCCTGATAATGAATGTTTCACATACACATCAATAATACTACCGCCATCGAAAAACCTACAGTATCCCATCACCCTATCGGTTGGCCCATTATCGTCTACTGATTTAAAGTAGTAATCACCATTCATCTTCTGAACTTTAAAGTGCATAACCATACCTTAGTTAGAGTTATCAGCGACAGTATGTATTATACCACCAAATTAAGCGGTGTCAAGCCCCATTTTTTAAGTTGTTGTGAATTACCATCTACTACAACAGGCTCATCGGCATTTTCTAATACTTTAATATAAAGAACCTTACCTAAACCTTGTCTACGATGCTCACGTTTGACACATACGCCAAAGTTAAGGTCATTTGTCCACCAATAAGACTTTAGCTTGCTAAGTTGACATGCAGCACCAACAATCTGTCCATCAACTTTAGCTACTGCCATTACAGCAATAGGTTCTTCCTTATACCAATCAGCCATTACACCTTCATATAGGTATACTTCGTTCTGTAGTGCCTGTTGCCGCCAATCAGCGATGATTAGCTGGTCCTTCGATACTAATACTTCGCTCGTCACAGTAAACTCCTATTTATTTAGCCAAAGTGTGAAGATATTCGATGAGATATAGACGAGGGGCTACCCAACTTTTCAAACAAGGTCCAACAGCAGAAGCAAAATTAAAAAATCCAGGAATACAAAGAACAACAGCGACTAGTCCTCCCATTACTTTACTAAATACTGCATCTGCTTCAAACTTAAATTCTTCGGTATACTTCCAAAACTTATTGTATAGTACAGCAATTACAATAATCCAAATGATAGAAGCAATTAATGTAAAAGTATGTAATGCTCTACCATAAGCTATGATTTCCCATGCCACCATAGGAACCTGTTCTTTAGCAAAGTCAACACCTTGCTCAAGACCGTTAAGTAGTTTTTGAAGATATTCAAGGGCCATCTTCTTCGATTCTTCATTAATAGTCACAGCTTAACTCCGAAAACGTTTTATGTGTACCCTTTTCACGAACTAATTTAGATATAATGTCTTTAGTCCAATCTTTAATTTCTTCCCAAGTCCAAGTATCACCCAAAACAGGTTTAATTATTTGACTATATTCAAGATATTCTTTGTGATTTCTGTGGTGTGGTTGGCTCATTTCTCGTTTACCAAGTAGATATAGAGTGTATATATCATTCTCGCTTGTGAATAGAATATACCAAATATTATCATTCCATACGTTCAAATATAGTTTTGGTTCAAACTTTTCTTCATAGACTGGTTTATCTACAATAGTTCCACCTTGTGTACGCATCCAACCTAGAATGTCTGCATCACTAATATGATTATTTGTATATAAATTTATAGTACGAACTATTTCTCCATATTTATTAAAACCATACCATTGATTTTGATTTTGACGACAATAGTAAGCCACATCAAAATTAGAAACGTCTGGCTTATAACAATCAAACTTACGCATATAATCTCCTAACAATATGTATCGTCTAGTGTTTCGTTATGTAAATTCCAACTTCTAGGAGCTTCAAAACTTAAATGAATAGCTCTAGCGTCACCAGCCTTAACTTGTAGTTCAGCGTGTGAAACCCAATACTTGCTATATTCACTAATTACAGCCCCTTCTTTAACCAATGCTAATACTTCAACAGGAAGATAGGAACCACTCCAACGCCTACCTTCCAAGTGAGTAGATTTTCGTAAAGCATTTTTAAAGTGATTCACTTATTAGTTCCAATACTTTAGTTTGAACCTCATCTGGCCCATGTAATAGAATAATACTACCAATTCCAGTATCATACGTTGAATACAATAGAAAGTCACCAAACTCAGCAGCAACTAATACTTTACCATAATTATCTTTGTCCCATAATTTAGATGATTTACACCACATCTTAACATATGGTACAGAGTTATTCTCCAAGTATTTAATTACTTCAAACTTGCCGCTTTGAATAAGTTCTGCAATTTGGTCTGCCTGGTCTTGATTAAGACGTAATGTACTACCTTCAATAAGGTCATTAAAAGCCTTAACATTAATCTCTTTAAGAACTGATTCGATAATCATAATTATTTTGACTCCGCATGATTATTGCCTGCATGACACGCATATGAAAGCATCAATAACATAACTGTAAAATCTAATCCATTAGCATCTTGGTTATGATACATATGTAGATTAAATGTAATTCCAGCTAATAGAAACAATAAAGCCGAGAAGAAATTACTCATTGATTAGTGCCTCACAAATGTATAGATACCAAAATCTTCAAGTAAGTCCATAGCATCCCAGATATTATCAACTGTTTCTTCGAGTTGTTCATTAGCAATCAAATCACTAGCAGCCATCATAATTTTGCTATGAGAGACAAACATAACTTCTGGATAGATAGCCTTAACATAATCGCTATCTACACGAACAACCCCACGACGCATAGTATTCATATATTATCTCCTAAGTGTGGATTACTTAATCATTGCTGATTGGACATTCTAAAATAACTACGAACATAGCGTCCATAGCAAAATACTCACTGATTTTGGTTGCTTGACTGGCTCCAGCTAAATGAACTACTTTATAACCCTGATTTAAATAAGTCTGTAGTTCTTTCTTAATCGACGCACTAGTACCACAAATAACTGTCTGCATATAATCATCCTTTAAACAAACTTAGCCCAATTGCCATCTTCTACCATAAGTCCCAACTCAAGCAAATAATATGTTTGTACTTCAGTTAGACCATCAGGTACTTCAAAGTAAATAATATCATGTTCTGCTGCTCTAATTTCTCCGGCTTGAGGACCAAATAGATATACCAAACTTCCTAAAATTTCATATGTGGTCTTATCTGAGTACGGAATATTATCCTCTGACCATTCATAAGCGGCAGCTAAGAAATCTTCATAATCTTCATAATCTTCTAATTTAGGTCTTTTCATTTTATTCCCAATCCAAAATATATTTACGAATCACGCGATAACCTGACGACCTTGGAAGATGTTCCTTCTTCGGCTTTTTAACTTTCTTTGCTTTAGTTAGTTGTACGACTTGGACTGTCTCAAGTAATCTAGGCAGAGAAGTGATAATACGAGTTTGTGTCATATTAGTTCTGAATAGTAAGAGTTAATACTTTAGTAGAACGCTTATATGAATATTGAACAGTGATATTCTCACCGCCAACCAATTCTCCAGTTTTAGTAATCAGAATACGCTTACCAATAAAATCCACATATAAATATTCTCCAGATGGTCTACCACTATTGAAGTAAATTTCATACAGGTTATTACACTTCAACTCATTAGAGGCAAGGGTTGGCTTGACTTCTTCATTCTCAACAGCATTAATAGAAGTTTTCATACAAACAGATTCCTTTTAACAATTAGACTTTTAATTCGGCCCCAATTAGGTTCTGGCCCCTTATTTAATTGATTGTACCATATTTAATTTGATTGTCAAGTAGAATTGGACTGTGGAGCCATTATTCCTTTGGTCGTTAATTTAATCGAAGAAACTACATATATATTCGAGTAGAAACAGACCTGCAATCTGAATCAAAACGACTACACAAAATGCTCCTATAATCTCCCACAATGATAGATGAGTACGACCTAATGCTTCCCAAAACGTTATATCATAACTCGTCATAAGTCTATACTACGTAAGGGTTTACGACTATCGCTCAGGATGTTCATGCGTAATAGCATCATGTATAGCAACAGCAACGTAGGCAAATAGAAGAACTAATAGAACTATTGCAAAACTGGCTTCGGATTGGATGGTTAAAAACAGCATTAATATACCTACACAACTACAACAAGGACTAATAGGATGGGTTTTGGATTATTTAATTGGAGGACGGCCCTAAGAATGATACACAAAGCATAAAATGCCCATATTTACGGGGTTTTATTCACTTGTGCGACACATAAAATAGAACATACCAAGGATTAAAATGGTCCCACAGATGTTTTCTACCATGTTTTCAGTCATAAAATAACCCTTTAAATCATAAATAAATCAATTTTTAGTCAATTAAATCAATTAAATCCCGAATTTTACCATTCTAAACCATTCTGATTAGAACGTCATTTTAGCAGCTTTTTCAGAAAAGTCAATCTTGAAAAATGCTCTAGAACACGGGAAATATTAACTTTTTACCCCTAGCAAAACACCAAAATAAAAAGCCGAGGATTTCCTAGTATTTAATTCTCCATCCCAACCGAATGTTCCTTACATTGCATCGTCACGTACTTTAGTGCTTTGTTTAATTTTTCTATAGCTGGTATTGCATCTTCTAGTTGGGCCTTACCATACAATTCTAGAAATGCTTCTCTATATGCGTGTACCCACATCTTAGTAATTGATTCTCGCGCTAAAATGGATTCTTCAATCTCTACAGCAATCTTTCTAACATCAGCTAGTGTAGCTTCTAGTTCTTTAATACGTGCTTCATATTCGTATGGAGTCATGTTGGGCCTTTAAAATAAAAAATAAATACGTTTCACAGACAAAAAAGATGACTCCAAGTACGTCCAGAACCAATTATATAATATAAATAAGTTCTATATTTCCTGTCACAGCTAAACCAACAGTGGTTTTTGGCTCAATTAACTTGTCGTACAGAGGTTAATATCTTGCAGTATCGACCTGACCGGTATAGGTATGATACCTTCCACTTAGTAAAAGCCGAGGAGCAAGTGTCTAGACACGAATCCTCACTCCTGGCTTTTGTATATCTTATCGTGTTGTAAAATCAGTAAATTGTTCTAATATCCATAGAGCCAATATACCACCCACTACTATTAATATAATGAATCCCATAATTCTTTGTGGCCCTTAATACAGACCACTTATTCCTTCGGCTTTTTATTTCTGAGTTGGGCATTAAGGCTTGTAGTAATAAGATAATACCAACTCTTAATAATGTATTCGGTGTGACGTTTATTAAAATAACCCCTTTGACCGAATATGCGTACAACCTTATTATATTCAAAAAACGGTGAAAAAAGTTATACTACTACATCTTGTATGTGCGTTTTCGCACACCACTATATCTTGCGCATTATACAAAGTTGTCCGGTTCAATAATCAAATTACAGTATTCGTCTGGGGTTATTGGTAATTCATAAGCATCAATAATATCTTTGACCGTTTTGCCACAATTGAAAGCGCCATAACCATATGTTGCTGTTCTACATACTAGTACATTATTATCCAGACAAAACACAATTAAATATTCTTTATGGTCAACAAATGATTCGGCCCTTTTAAGTTGTAGATTCATATTAATACTTGACTGACTGTGGTTAGCCCTGGTCGAATCTGATTAGGTTAGCTATGACAACCCATAAGTGCGTCCTGATAAATCGGTCCTATATTATCCCAATCACAATAAGCAATCTTATTAGGTGTGGGCAAATATTTAAAGCCACTAATTTTTACAATCTGGGCATAATAAACATTGAGGGCCAAATACATACGTTCCTGAATTGTTAGTCCTTGCCAAAACTCTTTCATACGTTGTCCTATCTAAACTAGCTACGGCAATTGGAATCGAACCAATGGCAAAATAGTTAACAGCTATTCCGAGCCACCAGCGGCTCCCCACCGTAAAATCTTCTATAGTATTATACTCACCTTTCGGCCCATGTCAAGTATAATTCCAACCCTACAAACCAAATACTTTTAAAGGCCGAGAGTTACATAATAGGTAGACCGTACCACAACCTGTAACCAATATCAAGAATAGTAAAGACCACACAGATAACCAAGAATGAACGTTTAATCACTTCAACCATTAGATATGCCCATGTAAAAGGTAATTAATCAAACAACCCAACACTAGACCAATCAAACCACCAATAAGAATAGGTAGGTCTTGTTTCCAATTTACCATAGTTTTCTTCCCTCGGCTTTTTCCTAATTTAACTTAGAATCTTAATTACTCTCATAATTAAATTATAGTCTCGCGACACTACCAACGTCATCAAAGTGACTACAACCTTACAGTTTTGTAATCTAATCTGTCATCAAATTGACTACACTAAGTCGAAGGTACAGGAATCGAACCTGATGAGAACCATTACCATCATTTAATCTCGGGAACCTTATAAGAGTTCCTGGTACACTACCTTCGTAAAGTAGGTCCATAGGGAATCGAACCCCACAAGCAGTTTTAGAAGAACCGCAGCCAAAATCCATTGGTGAACCCATATATCTCATTATACTATCTTTTTACGGTCTGTCTATACCTCTTTTGGGGCAAATTGGCTGACGACCAATATCATCGGCAATCATATAAATTGGCTTGCTGTGGCTGGCCTGTGGGGATGAGAATAGATTAGATGATACAATTATATCATGTATTTGTTTATAGTCTATACATATTCTGGGGAATAATCACATCAATGGGGGCTTGTATTTGTAACCTGGTGTGGCATAAGGAGTTACGTCTGGGGGGCGTGCCCCTTACACTTAAGTCCTTACTATGATTGGACTTGTGATTGGATGATATCAATCACCTTACTTCCACAATCATCAGCATGAACTTTATCGCTATTCCAGTGATAACCATATAATGAATACAATTCGCTAATTAACTGTTCATATTGTTCTTTGGTTAATTCAATTTTAACAATTTCACTTTTCATATTATCCTCTAGTATGGGGCTGACAGTAGGATTCGCGCCCACATAATCCGCATTACAAGTGCGGTGCCTTTCTCAGTCGAGCCATGCCAGCATAAAGTACCCCATAACAGAATCGAACTGTTATTTTCCGGCTGAAAACCGGCGTGTCTACCATTAACATAATGGGGCGTATCTTAGATTGTATTCATTAAGTGGAACCGCTGGAAGTCGAATCCAGATTTTGCGGATTAAAAGTCCGCTGTAATAACCATTATACTACAGTTCCTCACGATACCACCCAATCAACAGTAGGATAAGTATTATAGCTTCCCACTGTTTATTTGTCACTAGCGTAGCCCACAGATTATTACTGCTGCAACTACGCCCATTGTACCACAAAGAACGAGAAAGTCAAGGCACAATTTTTCATTTTATTCGTCCTTTAGTTACATTCCAAAACTTGAGACTTGTTTTCGCATCTTAATTTGGGCTGGCGTATGTTCCACACTTTCCCAAATACCAGCATCATTTCGGAAATACTTAATATCGTGACTGTAGACCGAACCAATTTCGGTAAAGAATCCGAACACTTTGGCAAGGCGAGTGTTGCCTTTCATATTATCCTCAATAATAGCTTCCCAACCATTAGCCAACTTGATTCGTGTACCCTTTTTCAAATCGTTCGTTTTCATTTTTTGATTCCTTGTTTACTGTTGACCGTTGACTATTGAATTGTAGCACAAGTTTCTAGTATGTCAAGTCCTTAATCTTGATATAAAATCCGTTGTCGCAATTCGTATGCAACCAACGGCGAATGGTATTGTGCCCATTCATATTGTACGCTTTCCCATCGACGTAGATTGTCTCATATCCGCAATCTTGGGCCGGAATATCAAGCGAACGCAACGCTTGGATAACGGGGCAAGCACCATCCTTAATAGACAAACCGGCTTCCATAGCCTGACGAGCCTTGACACAATCGGCTTTACGAACCCAGATACGCATGACATTTTCCTTTGTGAAGTTAGTTGCTTTGATGTAGTGATTTTACACCGAATTATCGAAGTGTCAATAGACAAAAATAAAACAATGCAAACCATTACAGCATATAGACTTACAGCGGCGGGGCACGCCCCCCAGCCCTAAACCCTTACCAGGTAAGGACTTACGACGATTGCATTTTATACAATAAAACAAACCACCCACCAGAGTTACCCCTGATAGGTGGCTTGCTTAGTTTCTACTCAACTCGGCCTAGTGCTTAGGCGTCGCTGTTAGCTTCCTCGTCCGACATTTCCGGAGCTTCCCCCGAAATAGGGGCTTCAACCGGCAGGCTTTCCAGCGTACCCTTGCCAATCTGGGCAACTAGGGCAGCCAGGGCGGAACGGTCTTTTCGGGGACCGGTCTTACGTGCCAACTTCGGCAGCGGCTTCGCACCAACCTCCAAGAGGTTCGTGTTAGTCGATTCGATGCGTTGAATCACCGAACCGACCGCCATTCCCAAAGTTTCCGCCAACTTGCTAACCGGATGACCGGCCTTAACCGCCGCGAAATACGCAGCCAGAAACTTTTCGTCCTCGACCACGGTACGCTCCTTACGAGGCGTACCATCCTTTCGCATCTTCGGGGCCGACTTGCCCACCTTCATACCCGGGACAACAATCGTCGTTTCCGTTTCAACACCGTTCGTCACTTGCTCAGCCATCGTACACCAACCTTTCAAAAAATAAAAACTACAAAACCGTTTAACTGTGGGCGACTCTTTGATTATACCAACATTTTATAGCTTGTCAAGCGACTCGCGTTTTTTTCGTTGTTGGCTTTTCTCGTTTCAGTCATCCCCTCACGACTCCCAAATTTTACCATCTTTTCACGACTTGTCAACTAGCGGCCAGAATTTTTACTTGCTTCCATGTACCATCCGAGAATCATCAAACCCCCCAATAGAATGGCCCATATTTGCGGTTTCATTAAACAGCCACCTTTCGAGTAGACTTTCGACCATAACTTCCCTTCCCCTTTAGTTTCCGTACCGCTTTTCCGTATTCGCTTCCCTTCGGCTGAACTCCATGAATCAGCAAAGCAAAGTTAGGGCCAGGCGTAGCTGCACAAATATCAGCTTTGTCAATAGGCAATTTCAATTTTTTCGCTTCTGCTACGGTCTTAACTACCAAACTTGACCGGAGATTATGCGACAAAATCAAATCATCACGCTTACCCCCAAAACTAGCGGTAAGTAGCATATTCGGGGGGATAGCATCTAGGCGTTTCACCCAGAACGGGGTAGCCTTAGTATATGCGTAGAATAGGCGGTCTGGATAAGATTCCGCAACTTTCCGCCAAGCGTCAAAATAGCTAAGATGGAAAAAATCGCCCGATGAGTGAATCCGGATAACTTCGGCCCACTTTGGGATTGATTGTGTAATCAAATCGACTACATTATTCACACCCCCCAATAGAGCTGTGCGAATCAGCTTAGTATTGTGTTCGTGTGCGAAATATACGGCCGGATAGATAACTTCCAAACTCGCCGCATAGCACCGAAACTTTGTATCTTTCCCATCTTCAATTGTTCGCTTCCCATCTAGGTTAATTGCTTTAGATAGGCAATCTTTAGCGAATGGGCAAGTATGGCCGGCGAGCATATCAAAAATTGCTACTTTCCGGCCCAATTTTGCTTGCAATTGCTTCAATTTTCCGTTTGCTTTTCCAAACTTTAAAATTTCCATCACTTGACTCCGGTTTTAACTGGCTGCGAAGTCTGGATTGTACCATAGAATCGGCCTGGCGTCAATCGTTAATCCCCACTAATACAGAGCCTAGAATAAAATAAAATGGTGTGCCTGGCATCATAATTCTGAAAAGATTTTCTGGGCAAATATCGTGCCGGACGTAAACCCTTGTGGCATAACGACTTAGGTATGGCGGGCGTGCCCCTTAGCCATAAATCCCTACATAGTAAGGACTTATGACGTTGGGTTGTTTTATGCTTTCGGGGTGTAGGTTAATTCTTTTAAGGTAGCAATCTCTTTCACGTTAATTTCAAACTTCTCCATAAAGTTTTTAAATGAAGATGCATCGTCGTGACATCGTTGTAAGTTACGAAGCAAATCTAAATCGTGGCCAGTTTCTTTTAACACTTCGTACAACTTTTTAACACCTTCACGCATTCCATCCCAAGGTTTCGTGACAACGGTACAACCCTCAAAAATAAGGTCATACTTGTCATCTGGGATAACGTGACCAGCGGCACACTTCGTACCATTCGACCCACGATAAAGGCAACTACTACCACCTTCCACAATAGAAGCACAACCCTGCTCACGAATCTTACCGACAACGAAATCAAACGTTTCTTGCATAGTAATCATAATTGTACCAATTCCCCTTTAAGTTTTCGACTATCCAAATTCATTAAGCGGCGAGTTTCACGTTGAGCCACTCGTTTGTTCGTCCACTCACCTGCGACCCTAATCATACAAGGAATTCCGTTTTCGTCAACCCCTTGAATAAAAATGCCGTAGGATTTCTGGTTTAGGATTGATTTAAGCGATGACATTTCTTAATTCCGTTTGCTACAATTTGTTCTTCTGTAAATGACCCACTCATCCCATTATCCCAACAGATAAAGTATTCCCAACCCAACTCACCCCTATTATGGGTTATAACAACAGTGCCCTCAATATGGCCCATCATTAAACTTTTAACCCGCTCACTAACATGGAAGAATTGTTTGCTCATACGACTATTATACTCTCGGCTTTTCGTTTGTCAACCCTAAATATTCGCTTGCGACTGATTTCGCAGGCATCATGTGGCTCGGGGCAATCTGCCTATTTTAGCAGATACAAGTATTTGGCTCCTAGGTAGTAGGACCGTTCTATCCTACCTTATAGGCGTATCCGCCACCATAGCGGCATCTCCCTAAGTTCAATTATTATACAATAGAATTCTCATCTGTCAAGTATATTTCTAAGTCGTTGTAGCATAAGGAGTTAGAGCTATGGGGCACGCCCCCTATGCCTAAAGCCTTGCGGCTAAAGGACTTAGGACTACTCCTTCGGCGGAGTGTAAACTAACTCATGAAATTCTGCTACATGCTGGACATTTTTCTCAAAACCTGCTAGGAAATTATATTCCATAGATATGCTGTCGTGAGCACGTTGCAAAGAACGCAACAAATTTAAATCGTGTCCAGTTTCTTTCAAAACTTCATAAAGTTTTTTAGTATTACCAGAGTCCCAGTCTGCAAGAGATACGGGGACAGTACAACCCTCAAAACAAGGGTCATATTTTTCATCTGGAATGACATGACCAGCCGCACATTTAGTACCATTCGGTCCACGATACAAACAGCTATTTGAATCGGGTTTAACAGAAGCACAACCCTGTTCGCGAATTTTTCCAACAACAAAATCAAACGTTGCTTGCTTTTCAATCGTCATGTTACACCAAGAGAAGCGATTAGTATACCACAATTTTACAACGGATTTTCAATCTGTCAAGCCCTATTCGGCCTGACGAACTTTCCGCTGAACTTGTGGCCCCTCTTTCGGGTCATCCTTACTTAGTTGCTTCATTGCCTGCCGACGACTCTTAGCCTCGACTCGGCCAAACTCAATCCATTGGCCTTGGTGTTCGCTTCCCTTTTCACTCAACCGGTACTCAATATATTGTTGCATTGTCATTGTCTCCCAAAAAAATGGTTTGCTTGACTAAAAACGAAATTAGAAAATTGAAAACTGGAGGCGTGAGTCTCTATCATATTGTACCCACCTTTGCTATTTCCCCCAGTCCCCAATCTTTTATTTACATAACCAAACTCAACGCTTTCCCCACCTGATAACGATGCGACATTCGGATGCCGGCAATCGTACGACCATCGACCGTCACACCCACCTTAGACTTGATAGCACGCTGAATCCGAGCCGTATCGAAACGGTTCTTCTTAACGAGAGCAGACGCCATACGAAGGGCACGAATGGTTTGAACTTGCGACATATCAGACTCCTTAGATAATTGGTTCCGAATCGAAGTGATTCGTTTGCCTTACTCCATCATTATACAGTCTTTATCGGCATTGTCAAGCGGCCTGGAAAAATAATTCTACGAATAATTCTAGTGAGCGTAATCCCTTGGTATATAAGGACTTATGGCGGCGGGCCACGCCCCCAACGCCTAAACTCTTACGAGTAAAGGCTTTACGTTATTCTGAATCTTCTGCTACATTTCTAGCAATAATTTCCATCATATCTTCCCAAGCATACGACCAATCCATATTGTCTTCAATATCTTCAGCATAACCTGCAAAGGTTTCTTTGTCAATTAGTTTACCGTCTATATCAAACATATTTCTTTCCCAATATGCAAAGATAATGTCGGTTTCGCCAGTTTTTAAACATTCTGTAAGTTGGTTGATTGCTTCTGTAATCTTCACGACATAATCTCCAACATTTCGTTATAGTGTTCAAAACTCATACCTTCGGGCAACTTCCACAAATCGCAAGTAAATCCGAATTGCATATCATCCGGAAAGTGTTCAGCCATTCGCTCAAGTGCAGCTTGAGAATCTTTAGCACGAATGTAATAACCTTGACGGGCACGAACGTCCTTACGTCCAGGACAGTTACAAAGAACGTATGGCCGGTTCCTAGTCAGTCTAAACTCAGGATGGGATAGGTCAGTCATTTTACTAATCCTTATTGTTGGTGACTAGCTTAGTGTATCAGACTTTTCAGACTTGTCAAGCAAATTCTCGAATAGCTTTACGAGCCTGGGCTTTCTTTCCACCTTTTGGTTGTTTCTTCCAATTGCGATGCAAGCCAGTACCACTAAAATGGGTGGTGTGACCATTACGACCCATCTGTGCCAATTCGCGGCCAGTGATTTTCATTAATACATTCCTAAGTCAAACAAAGTTTCACGAACTGTTAAACTAATAAAATTCTTTACTTTTTGAATATCGTCACACTTGTATTCACTGGTCTCTAATTTGGTATCATCAGAGATTTTGACAATGTATTCATTTTCCTCGTTATCATTATCCGTGTAACGGTGCTGAATATCAATAGTAATTTTCATCGGAATTCCGTCCTTACTTCCACATCGTTATAAGCAACTGTTACGCTCTTGATTGTAGCAACGCAGCCCGTCATTGTCAATACGCCAATCGCAAGAATTGTCAAAATAATTTTCATACCAATACTCCTTTGATATAGATAGTATCGGTAACCTGGGGATAATTCTTTAGTAGTTTTAAGTCGTTACTACATAAGCACTTACGTTCGCGGGGCACGCCCCCAACACCTAACTCCTTATGGAGTCAGGACTTATACAACTTCAACATAAAAATGCCAAATGTTAAAATTGTTGTAAGTAATATAAATTTTACATACCATGGTCTTTGATGTACTTTACACCATTCATCGACTAAAATGAAAACTAGCATACCATAATAGAATGCCCAATCAGATAACATTTCGGTCATGGAATCCACCAATTTTTCTTAAGAGGTTGTAACAATGGGATAATTGGGGCAGGATTAACAATCTCGAAAGGTTGCCAATCTTTTATTTGATACGTATTCGCATCAATATTGATTTTAACTGTGATTAGGAGAAGAAAAAGCCGAAAGGTTTTCATTGCTTCCATCCTTTAGATAATGATAACATTGAGCATCTACAGCTAATAATATTACCGCTTAAAAAGTAAATGTCAACATGATTCTGTTTGGTTCTTTCATGAAATCTAACAGAACTCATATCAACCAATACATTTGTACCATGCCAAAAATGGTCAGGTTGCAAGGTTGATGGTTGATTAATCCACATTCTTTCTATCATTTGTATTGTTATTCCTTAATTAATGCCCAACCACAAGGTTGTTCTGACCAGATAGTACCAGTCGTAATGTCAATATCATCAATTGTACCAAATGACCCCACAATTGTCAAGTCATTTTCATTTCGCGTAATACGTTCTGCCTCATATTTATCAAATAGGGCTTTCAACTCTTGGGCAAACTGTAATGCTAGGGCTTTATCTTTCAACATACTTCACCTTCGGCTTTTTCTGAACTAACTAAGGCTAGGGAGCAGGAATCGAACCCACCCATAATACTTATGTTCTCTGGCTTCCGCTGTGTTACCACCGCTCACCAGCACAACTATTATGTCACCATGTCCCCTGATATGTCTCTATTATACTAATCGTTATAGCTTTGTCAAGTACAATATTAGCTTGCGAGTGCCACTTTTTCGCTTGCAATGGCGGGCTCTATCATAATCGGCATATATTAGCCGATACAATTATTGGGCCATCACGACCCTACCAGCCGCCGCAGTTTTCTTCAAATCTACCCTACCTACGCAAAGCCCCACATCGTCGTATACTTTGCAAGTTGCCGGTCTTATCTTATTTGCCTTAACTTCCTGTTGTGCCCAAATTACCACGACCTTCTCAATTGACGCAACATCCTTAAATTGCTCAATTTCCGTATCTCGGTCATATTGCCCGTAATCAACGTAAGTATCGCAAAGCACGTAGATTTTCATTCTTATCTATCCTTCCAATGTTGTGAGCTATACCAATATTATCGTCATTTTATCCAATATGTCAATAGGCAAAATTTAAAGATGTAAAGTGTTACTGTATATATGGTTACATCGACGGGGTGCGCCCCGGCCACCTAAGTCCTTACACCATAAGGCTTTAGGTCTATTCCTTATAGCGTGTGGATTGTAGGCTAAATGCAGACTTTGGGTAATCTAGCGAATCATACAAAGTGTTCAAGTGTTCTTGAGCCTCAGTCTCATTAGAGAAGGCTCCCATGCAATCAACGCTGCTGGCCCATTCCAGCAGCACCACCCAAATTACCTTAATCATCTATTCCCCTTAGTTTTCATCGCCATCCCATTTGCCATCGACCGCCCCAAACTTCAAACCGTCCTTACCTTGCTTGCTTAACACGGCGACCATACGGTCGCAGAGTTCGTCGTCGCTGCAAACACTCAAAGGTAATCCAGCTTCCGCCTCTTTCATATACTTCGCAAGATTCTCAGCCTTCGTAGCTTTCCGTTCTTTCTTAACCGTCGCAGCCCGTTGGGTTTTCCCAATCTTCGCAATCCGGTAAATCGGCTTATTGTGTCCGTTCCCATTTTTCGGCTTGCTCAACTGGATTCCGTTGTCAGCATTGATTGCATCAATATAGGTCGATGCGTCAAAACTGAACTGGCGGAAACAATCTAGGTCGCTCATCGAACCAATCACTTCCCCATTGTTCAGCGTAATTCCCGGTTGAATCAAATTCGTCATTTTTCTATCTCCTTAAAGTGTTCTTCGTTCGATTAGTGAATTGTAGCGACTGGCCGAAACCTTGTCAACTAGTCTCGCAAAATATTTTCTGCAATCACGGTTTCTGCGGTGCGGCATTCGATACCGTGCAAACGTAAAATCAATGGTTATAGTTTCACCTATTCAAACGGAACCGTAAAAACCTTGTAGTATCCAGCCCCCTCGCTTTTCCACTTAATTGTGCGAACGGTGCCAAGCACGATGATAGAGTTTGAACCACGTTCTGTTAAGCACCTATCTAAATCTTTTTTCTTCATTAGTTGGCAGCAGGCTAAGTCGTGAATCAACAATTGAAAATCAGTACGAATAACCATAATAAACCTCATATAATGAATCATCTTGACTCACTGAGTCTACCATAATTATCGGCCGCCTGTCAACGCCACTCGCTACAATTTTCCAAAATAGGTCAGAAAAGAATTCTCATGCCCGGCACACAATTATTTTTTAAAACGATAGGCAAATACCATACCAAACTGTAAACCCTTACTGTATATAGACTTAGGTGGGCGGTGCGCGGCCCCCAGACGTAAACCCTTACCAGTAAAGGACTTAGGACGACGAGATTGAGACTCATTCTCACTGTTAATATAAATAAAATGGGCAACCCAGGTTTTCCCAGACTACCTATTCTACTTATTTGCTGAGAATGGTGGGGGTCGAACCCACTTTATCCTATTTTCCTAGCTTAACTAGTATCCAGCTAGTAAGTTTTGGGTACTTTGTGTAGCTTGCACATTTCCCCTAAACTAGCACGGTGCCAGACCGTCCCATCCTCGTATTTTACCTATTCGTCCCACCTTCCATCGTCCTCGTCCCATCCGTAAACATCGTCCTCGTCGCTGGCCTCGTATTCCCCGGGGTCATACGAATCTTCCTCGCCCCCCCAGTCTTCCTCGCCCTCGTTATCTTGGAAAACTTGCTCGTTTTCCCAATTGTCGTAATCGTTACCTTCGTAGTATTCGCGGGCGTCGTTGTATTGTTCTTCGTTGTCGTACAGCATTTTTCTATTCCTTTACGTTGTTCGTTACTCTACTAATTATATCGGCCGCTTATTGTTGCGTCAATAGTCTTTCCAGATTTTTTGCGAATAAATAAATATCGCAAGCATGGTTGTTAATGTTTCCCAACCCCTCTTCAGAGGGGGATACTTTCGACCCACTCAATTTCAGAATTTGTTCGTTGCTATCAAGTAGCTCGGCCAGCATTTTTTGAATTTGTTCGTTCATCTTATTTCCTTTGTTTCCTTTGTTCTATGTATTGTATCGACTGTTTCTAGGCTTGTCAATACCTATTTTCAGAATCTACAAAGAACGTGCATCTTCGTTTGCTTCGCGTAATTCTTTTAATTCTTTCCACAATTCTAACGACCAACCATATTTGCCGTCAAGAGCAGATTCGCATTCTTTCGCTGCGATTAAATATAATTCGCCACGGCCGTCATTATCTTCTCTTAAACAAATATCTGCTAAATCTCGCAAATGAGCAGCTAAAGCCTTGACAACTAGTTCAGCTTCTGACATTTTTGTATTCCTTAAGAAAAGTCGTTTTTCGTTACTCTACTGATTTTAGCAACCGGGCCGAATTTGTCAACCCTAATTTCTAATTTTTACGAATATCATCCCAAATAATAATCACCATAAAAACAAAGGCGACGATTGACAAAGTTACGATAACCATACCGTCTGGCGGCAAAGTACCCATTTTATTTACTCCGCGTATTCTTCGTATGCGTCACGATTCGACCGTTTGTAAGCGGAAACGTACCGCTCATATTCCATCTCAGTACCGCAAAACTTTTCCGGCACCGAAATTTCCGTTTCCTTAACAATCCGGCGATGTTTGCCGAAACCAGCATAGTCGCCAGCGTTCGTTGCTTCAATCAATTTCTTTTCAATGCTCATCGTTCTACCCTTAAAACCTTTACTGTATCACTCTACTGATTTTATCGGCTGTTTAACCTTGCGTCAATACTTAAAATTGCGATTCGTGAGCTAATTCGTGAACTAGCATAGAATTTTCTTCATTCAGAATTTCTAGCTGCTCATCGTTCAATTCACCACCATCGACAAATTCGGCATATTCAATATACGCATCACAAAAATCCGGATAATCAAACGACAGCACGTTGCAAACTTCGCAAGACTTACGGGAAACTTCACGACCACCAATTTCAATCTTCATCTTCAAACCTTTCAAACCAATCACTTAATCAATTACTCTACATACTATATCGTCCGTTCCAACAAAACACAATAGCAAAATCGAAAATATTTTCAAAAAAGCCGAGAAAATAATTCTTATGCCAGGCACGCAAAATCTTTTTTCTTGACTAGGCATTTTTCATGCCGGAACGTAAACCCTTGATATGTAAGGACTTAGAGCGAGGGGACGCGCCCCGGCGACCTAACCCCTTATCCTATAAGGACTTAGGGTTGTCAAGAGGCATTTACTGTGCCGGAGTTATTTTTGAGAAAATTCCTCAATATTATCAAATCCAACTTCTTCGATACGTTTTTCATAGTATCGTTTGGCCGATTTTTGGGCGTCAATAATCGACTGGAAATATTCACGTTTGTCGTTATGGGGAGCTTCTTCACGATGTTGCTCATTTCGCATAATCGAAACTTCTAGACTACTTACCATGTCTCGCATCTCCGTTATAGTCATCATTCCCATTGTGTACCCCTCTACTGGCGGCCCTATGCGTCTGCATTAGGTGTGACGCTCACACCTTCCCCTCGCGTATCAACTCACGATAAGCATATGCCATAGCATAGTTAATCTCATCTAGTACCTCACCGTCGAAGTGATACAGTATACCGCCAATGGTAAGAAACCACAAACCATCATGGTAATCAATCGTACCATACGATTCACCAAACAGACGAACACTCATACCACGTACTGCGGCAATCGTCAATTCGGTACTGTTTACAATGCTCATTCTAATACCTCTGGCTTTTTCTTTTCCTGTTATCCTATCGACTACCCAATTGTAGCCGATGCCTCTCTCTTTGTCAACTAGACTTAGAGAACTAATTCCAGAATCTCGAAAGATTCAATCAAGTCTGCATCGAAGTTGCGGAAACCGTCTTGCGTTTCCACGTTCAACACAATCGAACCATCTTCACGTTGTCCGATACGTTCAACCGTACCACGACGAATCTTACCGCCGTAGCTCAATTGCACACCCTTGCTAGGTGCCACATCGACACCCAACACAGTAGCGGAAAACAAATCCCAGCTCGAAACCGTCTTAACATGCTTAGCCATCTTTCAATCTCCTTCGTGTTATCGTTTCTTTGTATGCTTCAATTCTACACTTAGTATCGGTTTTGTCAACCCTTAATCTTGCCAGTTTTCCATCATTTTTTTGGCAATTTCTAGGCTTGACATACCATTGGCCGGCCAAGCATATTTGGACTTCCACCCCTTGCTCACAACCCAAACGTGCTGGCCGTTCTCAATAACGGGATGCATCTTGACAACCGCTTCACGCATCGACTTCTTGGAGAATAGCTTAGGCATTGTTCGTTTCCTTCTCTTTAGTGTTCTTTTCTTGTCTCTATGTATTCTATCGACCTATCCCTATCGTGTCCAGAACAATTCCACAAAAGAAAACAAAATATCTAAAAGAAATATTTCCAAGAAAATAAACATTTTATTATGAGAGTGTTACGGTATGATATTTGCTACTTAGCTATAACCTGGTTGTGCGTAAGGACTTACAACTATCTACTATTATTCTTGTAGAATTATTCTGTTTGGTATGGCATTGTATTTGCTATGAGGCCAAGGCAACTATCGTGCCAGTCGTAAACCCTTACAGCGTAAGGACTTAGGGAGGGCCGGCGTATCACACATACATAAGTCTATTGATAGCAACACCTTACAATATGTATCATCATGAGGCATAGGGGTGCCCGTTTATTCATTCAAAATATACTACCTGTGGGTGGGTCGTGAATGTTGGGGGCATTCAAACGAAATCAACTGACAAAAATTGAATTTGTCTCAGCTAATCTATCTATATTTAATCTTTTTAATTCTCATTTGTTGGTGGTGTATTATACCTAGGAGGGGTTTTTCCGTATAGGAGATATTTATGTATAAAAGTTCAGATAAAGATAGAGAAAGAAGTTTAAAAAGATATTATGCAAATAAAGATATTATTCTACCTAAAGTTCGTTTGTATAATAAATTAAATAGAAAAAAACAAAGACAAATTTTAAAAGCGTGGATTGATACCTTCAAAATAGAATGTAAACAATGCAAAGAGAATAATCCAATATGTTTATGTTTCCATCATTTAGAAAATAAAAAATTTACAATTTCTAAAATTCTCAAAATTACTATGAATAAAAAAAGAATTGAAGCAGAGATAAAGAAATGTGAAGTATTATGTCACAATTGTCATAGAAAACAACATTCTAACCCTCTATATTTAGGGAATACTAAAAAAGATAAACTAATTAGAGAAGTAAAAAAACAAAACTCTTGTAAGTGTGGAGAAAGTTTTTATGCTTCATTAGATTTTCATCATATAAATCCTAAAACTAAAGTTGCAGACCTATCAACAATGAAAAATAGTAGTAAATATACATTAATAGATATACTAGAAGAAATTAAAAAATGTGAAGTAATTTGTGCTAATTGTCATTCCAAAAAACATAACGGATATGAATTACGTTTGTAACACCTAATCTCTCCTCATTACCCTTAATATAATTCTTTATACTCTCTCATGAAGAATGAACTACGAATACAAAGAATATAATACTACAGTGCAAGATAACTTAATAGCAAAGGTAAATGAAATGAAAAAAGATACAATCAAAGAAAAATGTTGTGGTGGTAAAAAATGCGGAAAAGGAAAACTAACTGCTAGCGAAGTGGTTATGAAGGAAGATAAAGACAGTTTGGAAAAAACTACCGCTGAACTAAATCAGAAAATGACAGAGGAGGAAGAACGTGAAAAAATTGAAGAATTACTCAGAGGAACAGGCACTAGCAATAATAGATAAAGTAGTAGGACAATTAAGCAAACAATTTAAATTTGGGTATTATGATGTTGATGACTTAAAGCAAGAGGGAACCATTTTAGCATTAGATGTGATTAATGATGGAAGATATGACGAGGATAGGCCGCTTGAGAACTTTTTAAGAGTGTATATTAAAAGTCGATTTATCAATCTAAAGCGTAATAAGTATTTTAGGACCGCAATGCCTTGTCACGCCTGCCCTTTATATGATGAGTTATGTAAAAAAACGACGAATCAGTGTATGGGCTTTACCGATAAGATGGAATGTGATAAGTATAATACCTGGTTCACTTTAAATCATACCAAGAAGAATTTGGTTGATTGCGTAAATATAGGCGACATAGATGATGAGAATGAAAGAGGAATGAAGGAAAATTTTGAGGTTGAGGAAAAATTTGAGACGGAACAATTAAAGGACTACATTGACGAACACTTGCCTGCCGAAATGAGAGCAGACTATCTTAAGATGATTACTAATTTTGGAGCCAAACCATCACATCAGGCCAAACTAACCAAACAACGTCAAGAGTTAATTAGACATACAGTACAAGAGTTAATAAAGGAATTCTATGGCAGACAATCTAGTGAATGAAACACCTAAGGGCGAAACACCTAAACCAGACACATCGGACATAGTTGTACAACAGAGCGGTCGTAAGCGAGGTAAGTTTAGTATTGAAGAAATTAACTTCATGAATACTAACATGCATAGTCTAAGTGCAGATGAAATTGCCCAACAACTTAATAGAACTGTAGAAGTAGTTCAGAAGCATCTCGACTCATTAATAGATGATAAGCACGAAACACTCAATCGCCTAGAAAATAAAGAGGCGTTTAAGGACTTAAAAACAAAACCCTTCTGGGCCGAACTTAAACAACAATACTCAGAACGCGAATTAGAGTTGTACTTATATCACTGGGCCAAATTCTTAGAGCAGTTTAATTGGGATGTGACTCACTCAGAAGAAAGCCAGATATGTAAGACTATTGACCTTGAAATTATGATGCATCGTAACCTAAAGGAAAAGTTTAAAATTGATGGTGAGTTGGCCCGACTAGATAAGGAACTTAATAAGGCGTTAGATAAGGATAAGGAAATCGAAGAATCTGAGTTGGGCGAAAAAGATAAGGGCTTTTTACTTAGTCAACATAGAACTTATACGGCAGCTATTATGGCCCAAATTCAGGGCATTCGTAGTAGTCAGATGACCCGGACAAAAGAATATAATGAGTTGCTTGACAAACATCAGAAGATGAACCGGGACTTAAAAGTAACAAGAGACCAGCGATATAAGGATATTGAAGATAGAAAAAAGACTTTTATTGGACTATTAAAACAATTTGAAAACGCCAAGGAAAAACAACGTATGTCAACCGAGGCGGAACTAATATCTTTATCTTCTAAGAAAGCGCTAAATGACTTGGGCGAATATCATACATATATAGATGGGACTGTGGACCAACCAATACTAAATAGTGAAACATTAAAAGAGGACAATAATGGATAAACCTAAAGTAGCTTTAATTACAGGTGTAAATGGACAGGACGGAAGTTATTTAGCAGAATTACTTTTACTTAAGGGTTATAAAGTATTAGGAATGAAACGCCGTACTAGTAGCGATAATCTATGGCGATTAAAAGGTGTAATTAATAATCCGGACTTTCAGTTAGTTGAGGGAGATGTAACGGACTACTTCTCAGTAGACAAAACTATATATAAAGCCTACTCGCTTTTAGGTGGAGGTTCTTATCATCATGATAATGCTCCAGTATTAGAAATATATAACCTGGCAGCCCAATCACACGTACATACTAGCTTTGAACAACCGGGCTATACATTTGACGTAAACTACAAGGGCGTACTAAACATACTAGAAGCCTCACGGCTTTTTCCTAATATTGTTAGAATCTATCAGGCTAGTACAAGTGAGATGTTTGGGGACAACTATACAACACTATATACAGACCACTTAGAACCAGTTATTAATAAATATCAGGATGAACGAACTTCTTTTTCACCAATGTCTCCATACGCAGTAGCTAAAACAGCAGCACACTACTTAGTAAACAATTATAGAAAAGCATATGGTATTCACGCTTCATGCGGAATTTTGTTTAATCATGAGGGGCCACGTAGAGGCGACGAGTTTCTTACACAAAAGGTTTGTAAGTATGTCGCTAAATTACATAATGGTGGAAAGAATAAGATTGGAAAATTAAAATTAGGTAATCTAGATAGTTATAGAGATTTTGGTTTTGCCGGCGATTATGTACAAGCCATGTGGCTTATGCTACAACAAGATAAACCGGATGATTATGTTATTGCAACGGGTGAGACAACTAAAATTGAAGACTTTGTGCGAAAAGCATTTGAGTATATTGGAGAAGACTATATGAAGTGGGTTGACATTGACGATTCATTAAAACGTCCAAGTGAAGTAGATTATCTTAAGGGTGATGCTTCTAAGGCTAATCTAGTATTAGGTTGGCATCGCACAGTTAATTTAGATACATTAATTAGAATGATGATAACTTCTGCTTACGAAAGACTGTAATGGAACGTCAGTATAACGACCTTTATAAAAAGTTTCGAGATGCTGTTTTAAAACGCGATGGTAATAAATGTAAGTACCCAGGTTGTAGAAATAAAAAGAAGTTACAAGTGCATCATATTAAAAAATTTGCAAGTAGCCCGGAATTAGAGTTAGTTATAGATAATGGCATCACACTGTGTAAAAGATGTCATGGTAAAATTTACGGTAAAGAAGAACAGTTTGAACAGATGTTCATTGAGATATTATGTGGCCCGATGATAATAAAATTGTTGAGAATACAAAAAGGTTTACAGTAATTCGTGATACTAGAGAACAAAAGAATCATGGTTGGTTCTGGGAGCCTAGTGATAGATGTAATGGAACCATAGAAGATGCCCTAAAAACAGGTGATTATACTATTAAAGGGGCTGAATCAATTTTGCGTATTGAGCGTAAAGCCAGCGTGGCAGAAATAGCAACTAACATTAGCGAATCACGTTTTCCTAAGTTTTTGGAACGTTTTAAAGAATTTAAGCACGCCTTTATGGTTGCTGAGTGTTCTTTTGAAGATGTAATGATGTTTCCGGTCAATTCTAATATACCAAAGAGCATGTGGTATAAGATTGAGATGAAAGGAAAAGTATTACGTAAGAAATTAGCAGAAATCCAATTAAAGTATAACTTGAATATAATATGGGCAGGCAATCAACATAACGCATGGGAAATGGTAGATTCAATTTTTAAGAGGGTTTATGACGAGATTTCTAAAGGGAAGTAGACAGGAGTTAGCAGAATATGCATACCTTAACCTGGGCGACATTACAAAATACGATGTTTCTGGCCCATTCAAAGATAGTGTTATTGATAGAGACACAGGTATTCCCACTGGTTTGTTTGATACAATCCTGTCGCCAGAATATCTTGGGTTCGTTACGAAATATTTTCTCGGCGTAGAATTAGCACCATTCCAATCTGCAATTCTATATGATATGTGGACTCATCCATTCCCTATGCTTATAGGTAGTCGTGGTTTGGGTAAATCATTCTTACTAGCCGTTTACGCCATTCTTCGGGCTTTATTAATACCAGGCTCTAAAGTAGTAATTGTTGGTGCGGCTTTCCGTCAATCTAAATTTCTATTCGAGTATATGACTAAGATTTGGCGTGACTCTGAAATTCTTAGAGACATCTGTGGAAATGACAGTAGACAAGGCCCACACACAGAACCGGACAAATGTACTTTAGTTTTGGGTGATAGTAGTATTACCGCTATTCCAATTGGCGATGGGCAAAAGATTAGAGGTTTGCGTGCTAACGTTACGATTTGCGACGAGTTTGCATCTTTGAGTAGACTTATCTTTGAAAACGTTATCGTTGGTTTCGGTGTAGTATCTCAAAATCCAATTGAAAATGTCAAACGTATCGCTTACGAAAAAGCTATGAAACATGTTGGTATTATGATTCCAACACAAAAGAAAGAACAAAACCAACTTATTATTTCCGGTACGGCTTACTATGCATTTAATCATTTCTATACATACTGGATGCAATATAAGCAGATTATTTTAAGTAGGGGTGATAAGAGAAAATTAGAAGAAATATTTCCAGAGGGTGTTCCAGAAGGATTCAAACATAATCAGTTTAGTGTAATTAGAATTCCATATGAATTAATTCCAGAAGGCTTTATGGATGCTACGCAAGTAGATAGAGCCAAAGCTACTATTCATAGTAGTATTTATGGAATGGAATATGGGGCTGTATTTGCAACTGATAGTAATGGATTCTATAAACGTTCTGTAATAGAATTGTGCGTATGCAAAGATGATGAACCTATTAGATTAAATTCCGGCGATGTTTACTTCACGGCCCAATTAAAAGGCCGAAAGGATAGGAAGTATGTATTTGGTATTGACCCTGCCTTCGCTGATGACAATTTTAGTATTGTTATATTAGAAATGCATCCAGACCATAGGCGTATTGTCTATTTATGGACTACCAATAAAACACATTATAAGAATCTATTTAAAACGGGCCAAGCCAAGGAAGATGACTATTATGGTTTCTGCGCCCGAAAAATTAGGGACTTGATGATAGACTTTCCATGTGAAGCTATTGCTATTGATACCCAGGGTGGCGGTTACGCAATTATGGAAGCCCTCCAAAGTAATAAACACGTAGTACACGAATTTGAACGTCCACTATATCCCGTAATAGAAGAAGATAAGGAAAAGGATACGGATAATCTGCCTGGTTTACATATTCTTCACCCTATACAATTCGCAAATGCAGAATGGACTAATCAATCTAACTACGGTATGCAAAAAGATTTCCAAGACCGTACATTATTGTTCCCGGCTTTTGATACTATTACCATCGGGTTAGCCTTTGAGGAAGATAAACGAACTGGGCGTACTACTAATACATTAGAAGACTGCGTATTAGAAATCGAAGAACTAAAAGACGAGTTAGCCTCTATAGTGCATACTCAAACCCCAAATGGTCGTGATAAATGGGATACACCGGAAATTAAGTTGGCAGGGGGTAAAAAGGGGCGTCAACGTAAAGACCGTTATTCATCCTTACTTATGGGTAACGCTGTGGCTCGTCTATTATCTATGGTTAAATCTGCTCCAGAATACAATGCTGTAGGCGGTTTTGCAGGACGTTTTAGCAATAATAATATCTCAGGTCCATTGATGACTGGTCCAGCTTGGTACACAGACCCTATGCGTGGTGTATAATAATATGAATTCAAATTATATTCCCAATTAGGAAATAACATGACTAAAGAAGTAACCAACGCAGCAAAGCCTGACCCAATGTTCGTAACTTGGTCAAATGACTCAGAACGAGTTAAAGCTATGCAGGATTTAGCTTTATATCAAGTATCAGAGAGTGCCGGAAGGCAAAGAAGTAAAGCTGACAGAGGATTTCCAGGCTATAAAAACGTAGACACGAATATTAATGTTCGTCCTACATTTACGCGCGATAGTTATGAATACTTCCGTCCCGAAGAAGCTACTCCTAAGAAACGTCGTGAGATTACTACAACTTGCGATTCGGCCTATTATAGAGTTGGGCTTATCAAGAACGTTATTGACCTTATGGGCGACTTTGCTTGTCAGGGCATTAAGATTGTACACAAAGATGATAAGGCTCAAAAAGTATTTGAGAAGTGGGCTGACAAAGTACGTCTTCGTGAACGTTCAGAACGCTTTTTAAATATTCTATATCGTCTTGGTACTGTTGGAGTTATGACTAATTATGCAACAGTAAATAATATTGACATCAAAAATCTTCAAACGTTTATTGACCCAAAAGAAATTCTAATTGATAGTTCTAGACCTGTAAGCGAAATACCTTGGAATTATACCTTCCTTCATCCTAATACAATTGAAGTTATTGGTGGTGAAATGACTCTATTTGGTAGTTCTAAAGTGCAATATGGATTAGTAATTCCTGATACTATTAAAAAGAAAATTATTAATCCTTCTACTCAAGAAGAAGCAAAGGTAGTTTCCTCATTACCACCCGAAGTTATCAAGGCCGCAAAATCTAATAAACCAATGCCTCTAGATGACAATTTCGCCGCATATTTCTATAAGAAAGACGACTGGGAACAGTTTCCAAAGCCTATGATTTACGCCATTTTAGATGACGTAATGATGTTGGAAAAGTTAAAACTTACTGACTTAGCGGCTTGCGATGGAGCTATTTCTAGCGTCAGACTATGGAGACTTGGAGATTTAGATAATAAAATTATGCCAACTCCTGCTGCCGTAGCTAAGTTAAGCGAAATCATTTCAAATAATGTTGGTGGTGGTGCTTATGACCTTATCTGGGACGCCACTCTAGACTTTAAAGAATCATCATCTGATATTAGTAAATTCTTAGGAGAAGCAAAATATGCTCCTACTCTTAATAGAATCTATGCCGGTCTTGGTATTCCTCCAACCCTAACAGGAAGTGCTACTGCATCCGGATTTACAAATAACTATATTTCTCTAAAAACTCTCACTGAGCGGTTAGAGTATGGTCGCAGCGTACTTGTAACATTTTGGAATACTCAAATGAGATTATTACAAAAGGCTTTGGGGCTTAGAGAACCTCCTCAAGTTATCTTCGATAGAATGACACTTTCAGATGAAGCTGCTGAGAAAAATCTATTACTTGGTTTGGTGGATAGACAAATTATTAGCGAACAAACTGTACGCGATAGATTTGGAGAAATCAGTGATATTGAATCAGCAAGAATTAAGAGAGAGGAAGATAAACGTAGTAAAGAAGAAATTCCTGCTAAGGCCGGTCCTTATCATAATCCACAAAACAAAGAAGAACTTACTAAAATGTTTGTTCAACACGGTTCTGTAGCGCCAAGCGAAGTAGGTATTCCACTTAAAGACCGAAAACCAGGCGAAAAAACGCCTATGGATATAAAAGGCGCGAATGATGCTAAAAAAGCCAAAGGAAAACCTGGACAAGGTAGACCCGTAGGTAAAAAAGATGCTGGAAAACGTAAGACTAAAACAGTTAAACCACGTTCTAAAGCAGAACTAGTAGAAACGGTTATGTGGGCAAAACAAGCACAGGATTCCATCTCGGCTTTTGTATTACCTAAAATGCTAGCCATGTATGGAAAATCTAATGCACGCTCATTAAGCGACACACAATTAAACTCAATCGAAAAAATTAAATTTGATGTATTAGCTGGATTAGAACCATTTTCTAAATTAGATGATGATACTCTAACCCAGACGTTAGTTGCAAATAAAGAAAATCCAATCAATGCGGTGTATAATCAATTAGTTGCAGATTACGTCAATCGTCATCAAAAGCAACCAACTATAGATGAAAGCCGTGAAATTCGTACTTATTCTTACGGAATGTATTTTAATGGAGAACTAAACAATGCCCAAGATGACAATTAATGTAGATACAGACGCAAAAACATTTGATGTATCTTTAAATGGAACAAAGTTGACGGATATTAGTAGAGTTGAAATTTATCAGTCTTGGAATGAAGATGATGAATACTCAGTTCGTTTAGGCACATGTAAAGAAGATAATGGTATTCGTACTTATACAGAATACGCCCTAGAATGCGAATGTGAAGAATCAGAAATGGCCGAAGCTGGTAAAATTACAGCTAGTAAGATTGAAGGTTTCGTTGCTAAATCTACTGAAAGTGATATCCACAAACAAATTCAGAAATGGTTAAGAAATGGATAATTTCGTAATATTTCAAGCCGAACGTGACGCTGGATTAGAAGAAATTCTATTAAATCCCGCAAATGCGTGTATTAAGGCTCATGCTCCATTATGTCGTGGCTACCAAAAAGAAAAATTGCTTGCTAAATTAAATTTAGAAAAGGCAATTGCTTCTTTGGGCGATAAAGAACTATATGATGTTCATTCTTTAATGGTCAGTGTTGGGTGGAACCTAAATGACGATGTTTTTCTAAGAAATCGTGTTTGGGCCGCTAGAAAAACTCCAGAAGATAAACCTTTTAACTTTATGCATAAAGAGTTAGATATTCTTGGTCATATAGTTGGAAGTTATGTAATTGATGCTCAAGGTAATGTATTAGCAGATGATACTAAAGAAGAAGATTTACCTGACCAATTTCATATTATTGCTTCATCAGTAATCTATAAAGATTGGGAAAATGAAGAACAACAAAAAAGAATTGACGGATTAATTTTGGATATTGAAACTGCTTTGGCTTCCGAAAAGGAAGAAGATATGAAATGGTATGTTTCTATGGAATGTAGATTCAGAGGTTTCGATTATGCTATCCAAGATTCTGATGGAAAAGTCAGTATTTTAGAGCGCACAGAAGCAACTTCTGTATTAACAAAACATTTAAGAGTATATGGTGGAACGGGTCTTATCAACAATTATAAGGTTGGTAGAGTGCCTAAGAATTTGTCATTTTCTGGTTTAGGTTTAGTAAATCAACCAGCAAATCCACAAAGTATTATTTTTAATGGTGTATTATCTTTTAGAGAGGAACAAAACTCTCAAGTCCAAGAATTAATGGAGACAGCAATGGCAAACGAAAACAAGAATGATAACGCTGAGAATGCTTTAATCGCTGAATACAAATCAAAGATTGAAGCTTTAGAAAAAGATAAGGGTGGCTTGCTTGAAAAAGTAGGAACTCTTGAAGCTAATCTAAAGGCTAAGAATGATGAAGTTGTTAGCTTAACAGCAAAAGTTACCGAAACAGAAGGCAAAGTTGCTGCCGCTGTCGAAGAAGGTAATGTAAAACTAAAAGAATTAAGTGATAAGCTTGTAGTTACTGAAAAGACGCTAGCAGAAATTAAGGCTGCTGAACTAAAAGCTAATAGAGTTGCTAAACTTGTAGAAAAGGGCTTAGCTAAAGAAGAAGCCGAAGCAACTGTGGTTAAGTTTGAAAATCTTAATGATGAACAATTCGATACGATTGTAGCTTTCGTAAAACCTGCCGAAAAGGTTGAAGAACCAGTAAAGACAGAAGAAGAAGCCGCAACCGCAGCCGCAAAAGTAATTGACGCAGCTAAACCAAATGAAGTAGCTCCACTTGTTGTAGAAGATACATCAGGGGCAGAAGCAGCAGAAAAGGCTAAAGCTGAATTAATGGAATTCGTAAAGAATGAACTTACCCTAAACAAGAAAAATAAGAAGAAGTAATTTAACAAGGAGATATACGATGGCTCTTAAAGGTGACTACAATTTCGGTGTAAACGGTACTACTGTTGAGTTCTTCATGAACGAAGTAGGTAATCGTGGTGGTATAGTATCATTCTCAACTATGGGTTCTGGTGCTGCACTTGACCAATCTGCTGCTCTTGCAACGTATGCTGCAACCGCATCAGGAAAGAAACCTCTTGGTCTTCTATTATGTGATATGGTTAACCTTGACCTAACTCGTCAACACCTTAACCAACACAAGTATGAAGTACAAAAGGGTGGTAAGGTAGAAATTCTACGTCGTGGTTGGGTTGTAACAGACCAAATCGCATCAGGTCTAACGCTAGTTGCTGGTGATACAGCTTACTTAGCCAATGGCGGACGTATTACGAACGTAAATACTGGTGCTGCTGCTTCTCCACCTGTCGGTCAGTTCCTATCAAGTGCTGATGAAGATGGATACGCAAAAGTAGAAATTAACCTTCCATAATAACAATTTAGATAAGTAAAAACTAGAGAAAAACTATAAGGAGTTACGAAATGCAACCTACTGAATTAATGATTCAACTTTTAAAGAAATCAGGCAGCAATAACAACGCTGAGTCTCTTGCCGCTGTGCGAGAACTTACTGTTGCCTTACAGTCTCCACTTCGTGAAGCTGTACTAAGCGGTGACATTGCTGGTGGTATTTTCGAGGTTGTAGATGTAACTAACGGTGTAACAGCCGAGTTTCCTCTTGACCTAATTGTACCTGGAACGGAAAAGGACTATGTTGCCTATACGATTCCAAAAGCCGGTGCTGTTCCACATCGTAACGTAGAAGGCGACTACGTACAAGTTCCAGTGTTTGAAGTTGGTAATTCAATCGACTGGTTAAAGAAATATGCTCGTCAAGCACGTTGGGACATCGTTCGTCGTGCTATGCAAGTAATGGAAGCCGGTATCGTTAAGAAAACTAACGATGACGCTTGGCACACATTACTATCAGCTGGTGTTGATAGAAACGTTCTAGTATTTGACGGTGATGCTCAAGCCGGACAATTTACAAAGAGACTTGTTTCTCTTATGAAGATTGTTATGCGTCGTAACGGTGGTGGTAACTCAACATCACAAAACCGTGGTATCCTAACGGACCTTTACATGTCACCAGAAAACATGGAAGATATCCGTAACTGGGGTATTGACCAAGTTGATGAAGTTACTCGTAGAGAAATTTACGTATCAGCAGATGGTGCAGTAAATCGTATCTTCAATGTAAATCTTCACGACATTGATGAACTTGGCGAAGGTCAAGAATATCAAGACTTCTTCACCAACACTCTATCTGGTTCACTTGCCTCTGGCGACGTAGAATTAGTAGTTGGTTTAGACTTACGTAATCGTGACAGCTTCGTACGTCCAGTTGCCTCACAACTAGAAGTATTTGAAGATGACCAAGTACGTATGCGTCGTAGTGGTATGTGGTGTACAATGGAACATGGTTTCGGCGTATTAGACGGAAGGCGCGTTATTATTGGGTCGAACTGATATTTTAGGTTCAAATTAGAAAAGCTCGGCTATAATATAGGTTATAGTCGAGTTTTTTTATATTACGTCGCTAGGAGTTTCCCATGAGTATGTTAGAGCTGCGCAAGAATAAACAATTAATCATTAAAAAATATGAAGAAGGAATTAAAACTACAGATATTGCCAAAGAATTTCATTGTTCTGGAGCATTAGTATATTTGTTTTTAAGAGACGAATGCAAAGTTTTAATCAAAAATAAAAAATTTCAAAATTATGTTCCAATTACTGGTTTAGAAGAAGCGATTAAATTAATGTTTCAGTCTGGCAAAAGTATATATAGAATTTCTAAGGATTTAAAAATCAACAAATGCGATTTACGTAAATGGTTGATTAAAAACGGTTTTAATACCAATATAAAATCTACTAGTAGAATAGATAAATTAACAAATCACACTAAAGAGATTTTAGAAAAATATAATAAAGGCGAAAGTACATGTTCAATAGCTAAAGAATATAATTCCACTTCTACTTCAATTATGGTGATTTTAAATAAAAATGGTATTGAATGTCGAGACAGAGCAACATTTACTTTAGATGAGACATACTTTGAAAAAATTGATACTATTGATAAGGCATATTGGTTAGGTTGGATGTATTCTGATGGGTCGGTTGGAAAAGATGGTAAAATACGCTTGTCCTTACAGGAGAGAGATTCAGAAATAGTTAAACAGTTCAAAGAAGACATACAATATACTGGACCATTACATTTTAAGCCAACACCCGTCAAACAACCAAATAAACAACCACAATTAGAGTTATGCATTAATAGACAAAAGGTTGCTAAAGATTTGATAGCTTTGGGGTGCGAGCCAAATAAAACATTTACTCTCAAATTCCCCACTCAAGAACAAGTACCCGATGAATTGTTAGGAGATTTTTTGAGAGGATTCTTTGATGGTGATGGTAGCATCTTACCAAAGAAAACGGTCATGATAGTAGCAACTAAAGAGTTCTTTGAAGGTATGGTTGTAAGACTACCTTTTAAAATAGATTTTACTTATTATTGTCGTCATCCTGAACGTCAGAATAATATTACTCAATTTTGTATTAATAGACGAGAATCTGTCTTAAAATTTCTTAGATTCTTATACGACAACGATAAATTCTGTCTCCAACGTAAAAAAGATAAGTATTTAACTATACCAGAGTTAAAAGCTAAAAAGGGTGTATAATTAAGTAGATACCACTATTCCGGAGATTATACTATGGCATGGACAACAGAGATGGTAACCCTAGTACGTTATTTAGTAAATGATGTAGTAGCACCATATACATTTTCAGATGCTAGATTACAAACAGCTATTGCTGTATCTGCACAATTAGTTCTACACGAATTAACGTTTCAACAAACTTATACTGTCGATATCACAGTTCCAACAATTAGTCCTGACCCGACTAGTTTACCTGATAACGCTTTCATTAATTTGATTTCTTTAAAAACTGCCTGCTTAATGGATACAAGTCTATTCAGAACAAAAGCCGCACAAGCTGGTATATCTGTTAAGACCGGCTCACACTCAGTTGATACTAAGGGTCAATTAGAAGGTTACAATAAACTATTAGAAGTTGGGCCATGTAAGGCTTATGAACAAGCTAAATTAGAATATATTGCTGGTAATGCAATTCCTGGCAGAGCTATTCTTGGCCCATTCCAAGGTATCAACTACGATACTTCTCTTATTGCTAGAAGTGAAAATAATAGAGAAAGGTTCTTTTAATGGACATTCCATCAGGAATTTTTACAATATTTAATGATGGCGTTACAGCTATGTTAAATAGTGATATGGCCCCAACATGTGTATTAGTCTATCCACAATTAAGAACTGAATGTATCAATTGTATCGTTAATCCTTTGACTATGAGTTCTAGCGGAAGATATAAGTCCGGTGGGCCAAACACTTTCACTACTGGTCAAATTTGCCCATACTGTCAAGGTAAGGGATTTACCGAAACTGAAAACACAATTAACTTTAAAGCCCTAATAGATTGGGAACCAAAAGAATACAAAAACCTTATTAATGGTACAGACTCGTTTGGGCATAAAACTGAGAGCAACATACAGTTCCCCGGCTCTTTAATAAAAATTCAAGCAGACATTTCTTACATGAATCCATTACGTGAATGCGTAGAAATACGAGTTCATGGTGGGGTTGTAAATTACGGTTATTGGAGATATGAGCGTGCAGGAGAACCAATTCCATACGGTTTAGCACATAATACATTCTTTACTTGTTTACTAACTAGAATAGGATAACTATGTTTGTATCATTAAAATTAGTTACACCTATTAAAGAAATCGAATCTATGATGCTTCAAGCATTATCTGACGAGATGAATAAACGTTTATCAACTATAGCAGAAATTATGAAAGCTAAATTTGTATTTTATGTTAAAAATCAACTTGAAGATACAGATGAATATGATGAATTGGTAAATGGTAAACTTACCGCAGAATTTGGTTTAGATGACGCTCTAACAAGAGTAAATGCTATTATCTATCAATGGGCACATTCTTTTGAATTTAAATTAATAAAGATTAAACCTAAAGTACGAACTATTACTGGCGGTTTAAGTATTAGTGCAATTGATGCAAGTTTTGCTGATGTATTAAAAATGGCTGAATCAACTGTTTTTTCTAAAGGTGGAGAAGTGCCTTGGTTAAGATGGTTATTATTAGATGGATACAAAAATCTAATTGCAGATTATGATATTAGATATGGTTCTTATCCTAGGTCAAGAAGCGGTGAAGCACAAATGTATAAGCGTCCTGGTAATCTATATAAGATACCACTTGAGTTTGCTGGTACAATTGATGATAACTGGGTGACTAGAACCTTTGGTGATGTGGATACTGAATTACAAAAAATGCTACTAATTGCAGTAGATGGAGCAATATAATGTCATATTTAAACTTTAAAGGCGTGAATGATTATGGTGATTTTACAATCACTGATGAAATTCAATACGGCCTACAAACATATTTTGAATGGGGCTTTTTAAATATTGGGGCTTTTAGTAATGTTTCATTATCTACATCCGAGTCAAGACTTAGACCGGTATTAAATCCAAATTATACAAATGTTAAAGTTTGGGAAGCATTTCGTAATAATTGGGTTTGGGAAAGTGGTATTACTTATCAAACACAACCAATAGAAATCTCTGGTATTTATATTAATAACACATTTCAACCAGTTACAGGAGTGGGCGCTTATGCTTTCGACATTGACTATCCAAATGGAAGAATTATTTTTGATAATGCTATTTCTGCCACATCTACTGTTATGTGCGAATATTCATATAAACGTATTAAATTTACAAATTCAGACAGCATTGAAGGTCGTCAACTGCATGAAAGAACATTAACTATAGATGACCAATTTATGATTGGCTCTGGAGAAAAAGTAGAATTTGACAGAAATAAATTACAATTACCAGTTGTAGCTATTGAGACTGTTCCACGTAAACGATTCCCAAAGGGCACACAATTGGGTGGTGGTCATTATTTAGAACAAAGTCTATTATTTCATGTTTTTGCTGAAACTCCACAAGAACGTAATAAAATTTTGGACATTATTGTAAATCAACATGATAGTAATATTGTTGTATATGATATGAATAAGTTAGCAGAAGATAATATGTTCCCTATCAATCTAGATGGTAATATTGTTAATCAAAGTACCAGAAATTATAATAATCTAGTTGGCGAGGGTAGCCAATATGGATACCGTCAGGGAATATTTAAAAATATAGAAAGCCAGGAGCAAAATATCCTGTCTTCAAATCTATTTGGTGGAATAGCTAAAGTAGTCATAGAAGTAGGAATTCCTAATGTTTAATCGGAATGGTGTATAATCTTATGTCAAAGCGTACAATTTTAACGGAGAATTACAATGCCTAATAAACGTGTATATTTCGCCATTGAGCAAGTTGGTTTTGCTCCAGATGGTTCAAACACTTATACTGCTGCTCACGGTGTTCAAAGCTGTGGTATTACAACGACTTTCAATCTTGAACAAGTATTCGAGCTAGGTCAACTAGCTATTTACGATAACATCGAAAACATCCCAGACATCGAAGTAACGATGGAAAAGGTTCTTGATGGTTATTGCCCACTATATCTATTAGCTACACGCGGTTCAACTAGCACTTCATTATCAGGTCGTCAAAATGCTAAGTCATCAGTGGCTATGAGTATTTTCCCAGATAGTCAAGATTCTGCTACTGGAACGCCAGTTTCTCAAGTAACTATGTCTGGTATGGTAGTTAGCTCATTACAATATCAATTCCCAGTTGATGGAAACTTTACCGAATCAGTTACTTTAGTAGGTAACAATAAGGTATGGCGTTCTGCTGCCCCTTTCACATTCTCAGGTCAATTCCTAGATAATGCTGATTTCCCAGTAGCTTCTGCTGGTTCTGGTGGCGTAAACCGTAGACAACATATTCACTTCCGTCCAACTGTTGCAACACTTGATGCAAATAACCAAATTGCAGACCCAGATTGCACGATTTTACCACGTAACCTACCTGGTATTAGCTCAAGCGGAACAAATAACCTAGGCTCAGACGGATTCTATAGCTGTAAGTTACAGAACATTAGTGTTTCAACTGACCTTGGCCGTGAACAAATTCTACAACTTGGTCACAAGACTCCTTATCACCGTTTCGTAACATTCCCAGTTGAAGTATCAACGGAAATTGAAGTATTATCAATCAGTGGTGATATGATTAGTGCTACGGAAGCCGGTGTATTCGCTGGTGGTTCAAACCTACAAAATCAAAGTATTCGTATCGCAACATATGAAGGTACTCGCCTAAATATGGGTACGAAGAACAAGTTAGCTAGCGTTGGTATGAGTGCTGGTGATGCTGGTGGTGGTAATCAAACAATGACGTTCTCATACACGACATTCAATGATTGTAGTGTAAGTCACTGGAATGATTGTACAACAAGTATAGCACCCGCCCAAGGCGGCCTAGCGACATAATATATTTTTTAAAATTGTGCATTTGACATCACTCCTTGCATATAATCTAGTATACAAACTATTTTATATGTGAGGAGTTTTTATTTATGGGTGTTAAAGCAGATATTAATATCGGTCAAAAATATGAAATGTTGACAGTTCTTAACAGAATAGGAAGTAGGGCTGATAGTAAAGGTAGAAAACGAATTTATTGGACATGTCAATGTGATTGTGGTAAAATAACTGAAATTCCGAGTATAGCCATTACAACTAAAGGAACTAAATCTTGTGGTTGTTTATTATTTGCAAATACTGATAGATACACTGGTATTGGAGATTTAAGAGGAACATATTGGTCATCTTTAAAACATGGGGCCAAAAAACGCAATATCAGTTTTAAACTAGAAATGCAAGACGCATATGATGTATTAGTTAAGCAAAATTTTAAATGTGCTTTAAGTGGATTAGATATTTGTTTAGTAAGAAATCCTAGATTAGCAAAGAAAAATGGAATTTCACAAACAGCATCTTTAGATAGAATAAATCCTAAAATTGGATATCAATTAGACAATATTCAATGGTTACATGTTGATGTTAATTTTATGAAACAGGATTTTAATAACAAAGAAATGATTGAGATGTGTAAACGTATCGTAAATCAATACGGTGTATAATCTATCGGACAACAATTAGGACATAAAAAGAGGATATTATGGAATTCAATTATGATGATATATGTCGTCATGTAGGACATATCTATTTAAATAGTCAGATGCAATTGCAATTAAAAGATAAAGAAGCATTAGCTTTATTACAACAGAATAATGCTCTACAAGAAGAAGTACAAATACTTAGAAAAGCAGTAGCTTTAAAGGAACAAGCTAATGACACCGGAACACAAGGAACTTCTGGTTAATCGTATTTTATCTGGGCATGTTAGATGTGTTAATTATCAATCTACAAATAAAGATGTATATATAATTAATAGTCCTAATCCAGCAATTAAATATGAAGCATCAGAGATTTATAATGAATCATTAAATCGAGCATCTTTTTATGAGATAATGGATGATGATAAATTAGAAACTTATTTACTTCGTAATAAATTATGGACTCCAGAAAAACAAAATAGATTAGACGCTTTACCTAAAGAAATAGAAGATGTTAAAGTCAATTTATTTACAGCAATCAATAATGCCCAACAAAGAATTAAATGTAGACAGGAATTAGAAGCAAAGAAACAAGCGGCAGAAGAACTATTTTTAGAACGGCACTCCTTTGATTATTTAACTTGTAGTGGATTTGCCGCATATGTTAAAAGTAAGTTTATTTTGGCCAGCACAGTATATAAAAATGGCGGATTATTTTATTTTGAATCTGATGGAACGTTTGACAGTTTACTAGGAATGATAAGTAAAGAACGTATTACCGAAACACAATATAGGGAACTAGCTAGAACTGACCCTTGGCGCACATATTGGAATTTAGGGAAAACACAGAACCTTTTCGGCTTTTCAGTATCCGAATATAGTGATGAACAACGCAACTTATGTTCTTGGTCAAAAATGTATGATAATATATACGAATCATCAGAATGTCCACATGATAGTATAATTGATGATGATGATATGTTAGATGGTTGGATGATAAGTCAGCGTCGTAAACGAGAAAAGGACCAAATACAAAAGGAAGGTAATGAATTGGTAGGTAATAATTCCAAAATTCAAAATGCCAGGGAAGTATATGTCTTCTGTCGTAATGAAAAGGATATTTGGGGAAATGACCTAACTAATGATACTAGGGCGCCGGAAGAAAAGGCAAAACGGGTAGATTCTCTTAATGATGCATATGGTCAAATGACTAAGAAATTAAGATTAGATACATTAAAGGAAAAGGGTGAAGTAAAAGAAACTGATATGCCGGACGTAAGAATGGAATTAATGACAGAAATGAATAAGATGTTTTCAGAAAGGGTTAGAGGATAATATGGACAAAGATTATAGAAGTTTAGAAGAAATTCGTAATAGTTATAAAAAACCAAACAAAGATGAATTAGCTAAAAAGTATTTAGAAGATTCAAAGAAACGTTTAACTAAAACTATTGAAACTAAGTCAAAAACCACATTTGTTGGAGCATTAAGCGAATTTGAACGAAGATTTGGATTCTTATGGGGTGATAGCAACTATAATAGTAATAATATGCTAGTTAAACAATTAAAGGAATGTTTAGAAGCTAATGGTTTTAGTGAGGAAATTTTTAGGGAAATCTGGAATGAAACTAGAGATAGGATTTTAACTAATGGAAATAATCAGCTTAAAGCTGTATTAAATGAATTAGATACGTATACCGTACACTGGAATCGTTATCGTATGGACTTAAAAGTATTACCAGAAGGAATGACAAGACAAGACTATATTAATAGAAAACGGGAGGATGACAATGGCTAAAGAAACGTTTAAGGTGACTGTGGATGATAAGGAAGTTGAACTTGTAGTAGTATCACCAAATGCTCAAGTGTCTCAAGATGCTAACTTACAATACCGTACTGCTTTTGCTAAAGCTGTGAAGGCTGGAGTTCTATTACGTGATAAGTTAGAAGAAGAACTTGAACGTCAAGGATTATGGGGTCCAGAACAGATTGCTAAAGAAGTGGACTTGATTAATCAACGTAATGAAAAACTAGCCGCTATTGAAAAGGGTGGAATTAAACTAAGTCTAGCTAAACAACTAGCTTTAGAAGTACATGATATTCGTTCTCAACTACGAGAACTATATACTGCTCGTACTGCACTAGATTCTAATACGGCAGAAGGAGTTGCTGAAAATGCTAAGTTTGATTACTTGGTTAGTGCTTGCACTCTATATAGTGATGGTAGACGTTACTTTAAGGATTTAAATGATTATTACGAACGTTCTAATGAAGTTGCGACTTCGCTAGCGGCAAGTAAACTAATGCAAATTATTTATGGTGTAGATGCCGATTATGAATCAAGTCTACCAGAAAATCAATTCCTTAAGAAGTTTAAATTCGTAGATGACAAGTTACGCTTTGTTGATAAAGATGGTAATTTTACGGATAGGTCTGGAAAAAGAGTAGATTCCGAAGGTTATTACCTAGATTCAGAAGGTAAGAGAATTATGCCTGAAAAGGTAGAAACAGTACCATTCCTTGATGATGATGGTAATCCTTTAGAAGTCGCTGAAAGTCCTGCTCCTGTGGCCCAAGGTGTATAATCTATTAGGGAAAAGCCGAGAAATGGATAGTCGTGGATAGAATGTTTCGAGGTTAGTTCATCGTTAAAAGTGGGCTAACCTCTTTCTTTTTAAGGGTTAATAAGCATGGCTAAATTTGTTTTAACTTGTGAATTAGCAGTACGGAATCAAAATCTTCGCCCAGTCATTAGTCAGCTACAGAAACAGTTGAGTAATGTTAAGGCGAATGTAACACTTAAACTAGACCCATCAACCAAGGGTAAACTAGATAATATAAATAAAGCATTAGGTATTACTGAACAACGTCTAAAGAGTGCTGCTGGAGCCGCTGTAGTTTTAAATCAACAAATTAGTCAATTAAATAAAACTCTTGGTGGCAATCTAAAGCAACTTGGGCAAATTACAAAAACTGCTCAAGCTAATCAAAAAGCTATGGCTGCTACAGCTAAGGCGGCTAATCAGACTGCATCAGGTATGACAAGGCTTGGTCAACAATCTGCTTTTGCTATTAAACGTATTGCTGCATTCTCAGTTGCTACTTCTGCTGTAATTGCTTTAACTACAGCTATGAAATCAGGTATTCAAGAAGCTATTCTATTCCAACATGGTTTAGTAAGAGTTTCTCAAATTACAGGTACTTCTGTTAAAAATCTTGGTGGTTTAACCGCTGAAATTACAAGACTTGCTACAACTCTTGGCGTATCTTCTCAAGAATTATTGGCCGTATCTGATACTTTAGCTCAGGCCGGTTTGAGTGCCGGAGAAGTTAAGGTAGCATTAGAAGCTCTTGCTAAAACTAAATTAGCTCCAACTTTCGGTAAAATTGAAGACACAGTAGAAGGCGTTATTGCTTCTATGCGTCAATTCAAAATTGGCGTAGAAGATTTAGAATCAACGCTTGGCTCATTCAATAGTGTGGCCGCTGCATTCGCTGTAGAATCACAAGACATCGTAACCGCTGTACGTCGTTCTGGTGCCGCATTCCAAGCTGCCGGAGGCTCATTAGAAGAATTCATTGCATTGTTCACATCAGTACGTCAAACAACTAGAGAATCTGCCGAAACTATTGCTACTGGTTTCCGTACAATCTTTACTCGTATTCAACGTCCTAAAACTCTTAATTTCTTACGTGACCTTGGAGTTGAGTTATTAGACCTTCAAGGAAGATTCGTAGGCCCATATGAAGCTGTTAGACGTTTAAGTGATGCTTTATCTGAAATTCCTGGTAATGACCCAAGATTCGCCCAGATTATTGAAGAACTTGGTGGTTTCCGTCAAGTATCTAAAGTTATTCCATTAATTCAACAATTCGCTACTGCTGAAAAGGCATTAGCTGTTGCTCAACGTGGTCGTGGAAGCTTAACAAGAGACGCTGTAACTGCACAACAATCATTGTTAGTACAACTTACTAAGTTACGTGAAAGATTCTTTGAGTTGTTCCGTACAATAGGTGATAATACTGCTATTCAAGGATTCTTAGGTCTAACTCTTAAAATTGCAGATAACCTAATTACAGTAGGCCAATCACTTACTCCATTAATCCCAATGTTTACTGCAATTGGAGCTATTAAACTTGGGGCAGGACTTAAACAATTCTCTACCGGCTTTTTAGGAAAGGCTAATAGCGGTACTCAAAGCGCTAGTTCAACTAATAATAAATTGAATACTGTACAAGCTAGCGCTGCTACGGCCAATGCTAATCAAAGTGGGGCTATTAGTGCTAATACTACAGCTCTTAATAATTTAGCTACACAAATTAATAATTTATCTAGCGCATTAAAAGCTAGTATAGCCGCAACAACTAAAACTATAATTGGGCCTGGTGGTATTGCTAGACAGGTTCCACGCAAGTTCGCTAGAGGAGGTTTAGTACCAGGATTTGGTAACAGAGATACTGTTCCTGCTCTTTTAACTCCTGGAGAATATGTATTACCTACTAGCGCTGTACAGGCTTATGGGGCTGGAAATATTGCAGCTTTACATAAAGGTGGCACTGTACGTAAATATGGTAAAGGTAGCGAAAAAGGTGTTAGTAAATTATCAGCAAAAGAAAAAGAAGAAAGAGCATTAAATAAAGGTATTAATAAAAAAATTGGTGATGAGCTATCTCATTCTGCAATTAAAGCCGCGTCTATAGATAGACGTTTTGCTCTTGTTGGTTTATTACCAAATAAAAAGGACGTTAAACCAAAAAAAGGACAACTATCTTTACCAATTTCAAATTTAAGTCAAGCACAAAAAGATGCTTATGGTCTAAATGCAAGAGGACAATTAGAATATACTTTATATACTGGAACAATTAAAGCTCCACATGGTAAAAGATTTGAGAATAATATAGCTCATAGATTAAAAGATATTGCTAATAATGAAGGTAAACGCGTTTTAGATACTATGGGTATAGTATCACACCCATTGTCAGCTAAAGATATACGAAAATTTAATTTTGAACAAATGAGTGGGAATTTGTTTGAAGCGGCATTAAATACTGCTGGCGCTCCATTCACTAAAAATGTTTCAACGGACGCTTTTGATTTTGTTGGTGGACTTGGAGCCAATTTTACTGAAAAAGTTTATGATGATGCATCCTTAGGTAATGTTCCAACTGATGCTAAACGCACCGTTACTGGTCAGGAAAAAAGTGTTGCGAAAAAGGTGAAAAACACAGTTTTAACAGCTATACGACGAGATTATCTTACTAATCCAGATAATGATTCTAAAACTAGTGCCCAACATAATAAAGATTTAGTTAAACTAAAATTCACTCCGGCGCAAGCATTTCATGCTACTCGTAATAGAACACAATATAAACCACCGCAAAAGAAGGCAGAAGGTGGTGATATTACAGGTGTTGGCACAGACACAGTTCCAGCCCTACTTACCCCAGGTGAATATGTATTAGATAAAGGTACTGCACAACGTGTAGGTTATAATAATCTAGACGCTATGCGTGTACAAAAATATGCTAAGGGTGGCGTAGTACGTAAATTTGCTGGTGGTGGCAAGGTTGCTACTGGTGGCGGTGGAGCAGACCTAAGTAAATTAACTCCATTATTATTTGTTCTTCCTCAAATTACATCTATGTTCGGTGGATTAAGTGAAGAAATGTCAACAGCTATTACTCAGTTTACAGTAATGGCTGGAATTGCTGGTGCAGCAGGTAAGAGTCTAGGTGGATTTAAAGAAAACACTGAAAAGGTTAATAAAATTCAATCTAAATTATCTGGCTCGACTAATCGTAGTTTTGCTAGATTAAAAACCAGATATGAAGATTATAAGGCTAATCCAACACCAGATACTTTGGGTGCATTTACCCGTCAAGCACAACGTACAAAACGAAATACTAATAAACGCGCCCCATTAAGACAGGCTCAATTGCGTCAAGCAAAATTAGGTAGGGTAGCAGAGGGTGCTGGCGGTATTGGTGCTGGACTAGGTATCGTAGCATCCGTTGTTGGAGAGAGTAAATTTTCTAAACCAGCGTTTGCAAATATCCAAGCTGGTAAAGGCACACAAAAAGATGTAACAAATGCCGGTTATGGTGGATTATTAGGCGGCGCTGGTTCTGGCGCTGCTATGGGTGCTGCTGTTGGTTCATTCTTAGGTCCGTTAGGAACATTAGGTGGAGCAGTTATCGGTGGAGCTATTGGTGGTATTACAGGATTTACTAATGCCACAAAAGAAGCTACTGAACAAATGAAAAGTATTGCTATTAGTCAGCAATTTGAAAGATTAGATAAAACTTTAGAAAGAATCAATAAAGGTACAACTGTTAGCGGTTTTGATAAAGTAACAGTCGGAAATCAAATAGACACTTTACAACGTAATGTACTAAATGCAACACCAGAACAAAAACAAGAAACTTTAACGAAGGCCCAAGGACAACTACCTGGAATTCAAGGCTTCGCTGATAAACTTGCCAGCTCAGTTAAGAGTATTGGCGAGTTTAAATCTGCTAGCAACGGTCTTGGTAAAAGTTTAATTGAAACTATTTCTTTATTGGCTAATGTTCCAATTGTAGAAGTTGAAGAACAATTTAAGAAAACAATTGAATCTCAAAACAAAGCCGCTAATTTGCAAAATCAAATTAATGCTTCTCTTGCTGCTACATATCAAGACGCTCAATATGTAAATAATGTAGTAAAAGCATTTAATGATTCTACTAATGCGTTACAAAAATTCACAAATAAAGCTAATATTATAGCTAATGATTTTCAGAATCTACAATTTGATTCTAATATGAGTGAAATTATTGGTAAGGGTTTAGAAGCTAATCCTGCCGATTTAACTAAAGCTCTAACACAACTAATTGGTGGTGGTGGAAATGGTTTAGCTGAAAGACTAGGAGCGTCAGCGGGTGCAGCACAATCATTACCGGATGTATTACGTAAAGCGTTAGAAGCTGGTCCACTATCTGATACTGGTGGTGATAAAACTCCTTTAGCTGGTTTTGCTGCCGCAGTTGAAGATGGTATTGCTGATTTCCCAAAAGAATTAAAATCAAGCATTCAATTAAAGCTAGATGAATTTTTAGCAGACGATAGTGGTGATAGCAAGTTTATTGATGAAATTCGTTCTAATACTGAAAAATTTGCTAAAGACCTAACAGAAGGAACTGCCCTATATCTTGAGTCATTAAATGGTGCGGCGGAAATTGCTAAAAATAATGCAAATGCATTAATTGCTATGCTACAACAACGTAATACTATTGAGCAAAAGGTAACAGACCTTAGTATAAGTGCTGCTACCAGTAGATTTAAGGCAAACCGTCAAGCTGGACTAATTGGAACAAATAAATTCAATAGTGACCTTTCTTCTAAAGATGCTAGAAGTTCTGTAAGTATTAGTCAAAATAGAAGATTACGCAAAGGTGGACTAAACGGTGGAGAGTCTTCCGACGCAATTGCCGATGCTATTTCTTCAAAAAGAGCTAGAATACTAGATTTACAAAATCAAAGAAACAAAGCAAATCCGGCTAGTAAAGAATTTGAAACATTAAGTAAAAGTATTGCCGGCACAGAAAACGAGTTACAGCACCTTCTATCGGCTTTAAATGACCAAGCTACTAGCACAGAAGTTTTAACTGCATTACAAACCGAATTAGCTACTGCCGAAAACAAACGTAAGACACAGCTATCTGCTGCTACTAATCTAGCTTTCGGTGGTAGAGAAGGCAGAAAAGAATTTGCTAAGAGTGCTCAAAATGCTAGAGTTATTGCTAATAATCCTAACGCTATTGGCTCATCTGAACAAGAAGGTTCAGCTCTACAATTCTTAGACCAAGTAATTGAAATGGGGGCAGGCGACAAGAAACTTGCGACATTAGGTGGAAAATCTGCTAATGAAGTTAAACAAAATAGACTTGGCGCTCTTGTTGGTAAAGAAGATGCAAAACTTTTAATCAATTCTAATAAAGAAGAAATTACGCTTCAAAGAGCTATTGTTGAACAACAAAAAGAAATGGTAAAGGCTCAAAACGCATTAACCAATTTAGAAGCTCAAAAATTAGATGCTCTTGATGTTACTTTGACTGGTGGTTTTGAATCATTACGTAATACTTTTGAAGCAAGTATGGCGGAAGCGCAGGCTAGACGTTCTGAAAGTGAAACTAAGAGCAGACAAGAAATTGCTGATAAGTCATTAAGCGTTGTACAAAAGAAAGAAGACCTTAATAGAAGATTAAAAGGTGTTGGTGTTGACCCCGCTTCTGTTACTGGTGTTAATGCCGAACGTGTAGCTCAAAATGCTGATGTATTTGCTACATTAGATAAACAAAAAGAAATTAGAGATAAACTACGCAATTTAAGAACCACAAAAGAAAGAGTAACGCTAGACCCAACACGTGACCAAGGTTCTCAAATTCAATCAGCATTAAGTAATAAGTTTAGTGGTTTAATTGACCAAACTTCACTACAAGGTGAAATTGATAAGATTAAAGAAGATACATTAAAAAGAGGTCTTTACAATAAAGAAGATTATTTTCAACGTGGCCCAGGAGGAGAGTTTGTTCATAAACAAACTGGTGATACTGTAAGCGCAAAAGCTTTTGAAATTGGCTCACAAGATAGAAATGAGTATTTTAATAAACGTGTTCAAGAACTTGTTACTCGCACTATTGATAATAATAGTAAATTTTCTGAACAAACTTTGAAAGAAGGTTTACGTTCACAAGGTTTTACAGATACACAAATTACTCAAATTCTTGAATTAGACCCACAATCTAAAGCAATATTATTTAAATTAAGTAAAGAAGTTGGAAATGTTGATTTAGCAGAAGCTAGAAAAACAAATACTCAAGCGCAAGACGCGGCAGCAAAATCTAGTGCCCAATCTGATATTGATAGACAAAAAGCAGACCAAACAAAGAAAGCTGCTGATATTTCTGTAAAATCAGCAGAACAAACTGCTCTTGACAACAAGACTCAAAGGGAACAACAAAAACAAAGCGCAAGCACAGACCTAATTGCTGGTTTCACTGGTATTGCAAATAAAATTCTAACTGATATTTATGGTGCTATTAAAGAGTTAAAATTGGTTTCAGAAAATCAAGAACCAGTTATCAATTTAGAATCTCCTAATAATACACAAAGAGATGTAAAACAAAAAGCGCCAATTGTTAATGTTGCTGCTGGTAAAGCTGCTGCATTCAAATTTGCATTACCAAAATTTCAAATTCCTGATATAATTGGTGAATTGAAAAAAATACTTACAGACCCATTAAAAGCAATAGAAGAAAAAACGCCAGATAATACACTACCGGCAGAAGAAAAATCAACAGATATTGTTGGTACTACTCGTAGTGGTAAACCAATTAGTCGCGCTCAACAAGCTAAAATTGATGAAGCTAATGCTAATAGAAACGCAGAATTGATTAAACAACAAGCTGCCGAACAAAATTATCAAGAAATTTTAAAAAGAAAAGAAATAGAAAAAATTGCTAGAGATGCTGATTTATCAGACCAAGTTAAAAATCCATTAACTCCTATTGGTAAACCATCTTTACCTAAATATGTAATCCCACCATCACAAAGAGTGGTGCCAAATATTCCAAATCCAGAAACTGTTGATATCTATAGAAATACTAGACCTTATAATTCTGTGCCTATTGATTCACTGTCTCCAATAGGAAGACCAGAATTACCAAGAGAAATTAAACCAAATATAGAATCTCCTAATTATACAGAACGTCCTGGTGTATCAATAAATTCATTAATGCCAAAATCTATTGGAGCAGGAAAAGCAGCTTATAATACTTATTTACAAGGTTTGACTCCATTATTAAATAAATTACCAGAAGAATTAAATAAGAATTTCTTAACTTTCAATAAAGATTTTCAACAAAGTACAACTTCTCTAGCAGAAATTTTAAAATATATTCCATCATCTATTGATTTGGCTGGAAAATTTGACCCAATTCAAGTTAATATTACAGGAGCAGAAGCTCTTAAAGGATTAGAAGCTATATTAGCTCCTGCTATTATGGCGCAAATTACAGACCAGTTAAGTAAAGTGATTCCAGGACTAAAACCGGCAATGGGACCAGGACCACAAACACCATCAACAACCAAAGGTCAAAAAAAGGATAAATAATGGGAGTAGTAAAATATAATAACAAATATCTAATTCCAGCACCATTAGTTAATATTTCACAGTCATATTATAAGAATGGCGATGTGATTATAGGTAATACGTATAATGTTGTGCTTACCGGTAAATTCGTAGCTGACAAAGGTAGTCCAACTAGTAATGGAACATGGCATACTAGTTCTGGTTATCCAGATGATGAAATTATAGGTCATGATGGTAGACTAGCATCACTTATTAGTAAACAACAAGCATTGCGTCAATTATTTAGTCAACAAGGTAAACTATTATCAATTGAACCTCTAGATGGTTCAACCCCAATGACTTGTAATCCTAGAGTTGTTAGTATTGATGTGCCAGAAGGTCAATGGTTTAATACTGCCGACTATACTATTAATTTAGAAGCCGATAAGATTAGTTGTGCGGTGACTCCAACAGGAGAAGCCATTTTTGATTATTACTTAAATGATGCAAAAGAGGATTGGGTCGTAGAAATGGCCGAACCTCAAAATGAACTTGTTCCTGCTACTTATAGAGTAACGCATAACGTAAGTGCAGTAGGACGTTTACACTATACTAGTAGTGGCACAATTTTAAGACAAGGCTGGCAAGAAGCATCTGGGTGGGTATTAACGCGTTTAGGAATAGATTGGCAAGCTGTATCAGGTACTAACTTACCAATGGGACTAGGAGGTTTTGCGGCTTTTGACCATATTCGTAGTCAGAATATTGATGAACTAGCCGGTTCATTTAGTGTTAGTGAAAATTGGATTTTAGCTACATCTGGGGCTACAGAAGATTTTAGTGTTGAAACAAAGACTAGTGTAGATGATGGTATTACTCGCGTTAGTATTAATGGTAGTATTCAAGGTCTATCAACTAGAGATAATGGTTTTCTTTTAACTCAAACTAAGTGGCAAGCGGCTAGTGGAGCATGGAATAGTATTCAAAATCAATTATTAACTAGAGCACAAAATTATAGTAATACTTCTTTAAATATTATACCAGCTATTAGAACGGTGACTCGTAATCCAGTTATTGGAACTATTAATTATAATTATGAATATGATACTAGACCAAGTACATGTATTGCTAATGCTTTAAGTGAAGTTATTACAATTAGTGAACAATATGCTAAAGATGTAATTGCTATTATGCCAGTATTAGGTAGAACGGCAGGACCAGTATTACAGGATATTCGTACAGTTTCAGAAACCACACGTAGTTTATCTATTGAAGCAATTGTCGCCCCACCAACTGGATGCTCTTATGCTAATTATATTAGTAATAAACCAGATATTACCGCTATAGTTAATGCTGTAAAACCAAGTACATCACAGGTATTTTTGACAGAACATAATGACAGTTGGAGTCCATCAAATGGTAGATTTAGCGCAAATCTCACTTGGACGTATCAATAGGCTATAATATAATAATAACATAACCAAAGGAAAGTTATATGTCGTTTGAACAAACAAGATTTCTAGGAGCAAGCATTGCTAACTTTAGTGCCCAGTTAGGCTGGAATGGTGATGCTACATCTTTAAGTGTATCATTAGTAGAGGATACTTCTACAGAAACAACTAAAAAGGTTTGGGCTAGTTACAGTGGTAATAATATTACGCCATTAGCTACGGCTAGTGATACTACTACAGCAGACTCTTTTTCACCACCAGAAATTGGTGCCCCAGTTTATTTTAAATTTGGAGACTTTGAATTTAGCGGTATTCTACAAAGTTGGGAAAAAAAGAATGAAATTAATGGTAGATACTACGAAGTCCATATTGTAGGCCCAACTGAAATATTAAATAATGTTCAATTGATAATTGGGGGTTATAGTGGATGGGTATATGGTGCGCCTAATTTAATGAATATTTATGGATATTATGAATATATCTATGGTTTTGGTGGTTCAAGAATAAATGAAGCAGGAATGCCCTGGTATGGAAGCACTGGCCTTGGAATAAAGACCGGCATAAATACATTATGTAATGCTGGTGGAGATGGTAATTTTAGCTGTAGAATGAAGTTTAAAAACCAATATTATCAAATTGACGTATCTGAATTACCAGTTGCAGACCCATCATATCGAATGGGCGGAAATACTATTAATCTTGGCGAAGCCATTGGTCAATTATGTCAAGATGCCGGTTATGACTTTTATCCATATTTATCTCTATCTATTGGTCATTCTAGCGGTAGTAGTAGTTATTTACCTATAATTAAATTTAAGTGCGTGTCTAGAAAAGTAGTTCCAGACCTAACAGTTTTATCAGCCTGGATTGAAAGTCAAACAGAAGCATCTGCTAAAAATCACGGTAGAGAACTACGTAATGAGGAAGTCTTCGGCTTTTTAATTGGCGGTCAGCAAGAACGCATATATACCACAACATTAGATGGTACTGGGGCTAGCGCTACAATCTGGCCATATTGGGGAGTAGACGCCAATGGTAATGCGATTATTGGCACCGGTATAAATGATGCTCATTCATTTACTATTGATTCTAGACATATTAATTGTCCTGGTGTTGGGGCCACATATCAATGTAGCGTTGGAGAACTAAGAGCAGCGGCCGCTGGTATTGATTCATGGATGACATATATTGGTATTGTATTTCCATCTAAAGCTTCAACATTAGGTATAGAGGGTAGAATTAATTTAGATTCAGCCACTAGTGAAGCATTAACCAGTGGTAAAGGTAATGCGGCTACAATAGCTAATACTAAAGTTGGTCTTAGTGAATTCGCAAAAGACCCAGACAAACAAGAGCAAATATTTAATTTGTTTAATGCTATAGAGATTCTAGCTAAAGAATATTATGGTCGTAAGTTTATGGTTAGATTAAATTTATTACCGCTGTTAGAACCGTTTGCTACAGCTATAGAACCAGACACTAATAGAGAATTAATTAATTATGAACCAATAGATGCTGGATATTTAGATGTTGGAGCGTGGGCTGGAGGACAAAAACCTCTGAATTTCCCAGAAGCATTTGAAGATTTTATGACTACAGATGATGGTAAATGGATTACCTTTGTTAAATTTAATAGCGCTAATCAATTAGAATGTAAAAATTTGTCTCCAGATGATTTTTTAGTATATAATGAAAGTGGTAATTTAAAACTATATGTTAAAGCTCAGATTGACCAAAAATTAGTATATGTAACAGCCTCGAATAAATATGACCCTAGGGCTGTAATAACATTGCCATCATCTGTTAATATGAGGGTAGATGGTAGTAATGAAGTTTGGGGACCATCACAAATCATTTTAAAAGCCATTATAAAAGCGGCTGGTGGTAATCCTCAAATCGACAATGGTACAGGTGGTCAAAAAACTAAAGCAAAAGCTATTGCTAATGAAAACGGTACAAATGCTACAGCTTATTTTTCTATTGATTATGCTCCAGCCGCCGTACTACCAGCAGAAGCGTGTGTGCCTTTAAGAGACAATAATAGAACTTATGGACCTTGGTATGGAACAGCAGGGGCGGCAGCGGCCGCTGGTGGTAAGGTTAGAGTAGAACAAAATCAAGAATTAGTACCTTGGAATTATAATGGGTACACCTGGATGAATTATGCCGGTTTAGCTCAAATGGCTGGAGTTACTGCCAATCAACAAGAAGCAGAAATGGGTCGAGTTGAATTGGTTGGTGCCCCAATAGTCAACCTTGGGGATGAGTTAGTGGCTGGTGGACCTAATGTGACCAGTTTAGACGTTAGTATTGGTCCAAATGGAGTTAGCACATCATATACACTAAGAACATACACAGCTTCAATAGCTGGTTTTGCTAAAGCTAGAGCAGACCGTTATCAAAGATTATCTAAAGTAGCTAGAGAAAGCTATAGAAATAATTTACAAAATGCTCGCTCTGTTAATGCTGTTCCTGCTGGATATTTCTCTGCTAGAGCAGATGTATTTTCTAAAAAGGGTACGGCTGGCTCTGTTCAAAAGTCTCCACACTTAGTTGTTTATGGCGCTCATTATTCTCATCCATCTTTTGAGGGTTCTTCTCATAATGCTGTGACTGTATCTTTTGGTACTATGGAAGAAGGAATGGCAAGTTTAAATAGCACTAATTATACTAAACAAGCGATTTGTGGTTTAGATTCTTTATTCTCTCCTTTTTCGTATTATACTAGCGCACAATTACCACATTATGAAACACCGCTTTATCAAGGAGGTATTGGTGAGGACAAATGTAAAAGTTCTAAATATTTTGACCCGTTTTCACACAGTCTTCATGGCGGTTCACAATCATCATATGCTGATGGTCAATTATACGCCTATGGTACAACAATCCCAAGTGATGGTCTACAAACTATTAAAAATCAAATTTCATCATTAAGTCAAGATATACGCGCTATTGGTTTGAAAGGGCCAATTACTATTACTGGGTGGGGTTATGATTTTTATGGATGTCCAGTACCAAATGCTGAGTCTAGTATTCCAACGTTGCCAACATTACCAAATCGTACTGATTTTGCTGATGATTTTTTGCAAAAACCAGACAAATGGAAGACTGGACCATTAAATATAAGATGGAATCCTATAATAAAAATGTGGGATAGCCCATATATACTAATGAAAGGAACATATGATGGTGTAGAAGGTGGTAAACATATGTTTAAATACCAAGATATTAAATTTCCACTTCATGATTTTTATAACTTAGATGATATACCGGTTGGTACTAAAATGGTTTGTGGATTTATGGATGATGAATTAACTGTAATTTCTGCGGAGTGCTAATATGGCTTTTAAATTTGGCGGTGGTTGCGGCTGTTGCGGCGGTTGCAAAATTCACGAAAATACATCCTTTTTAATGAATACGTCGTTAGACTCGTATGATTTTAATAGTAATACGTGGTATCTTAAACCTGTTGAGGGCACAGATGATGAAGACCCAGCATTACTTGCTTGTCATGTGCCAAATGAGAAAATTACACTCAGTAGCAAGGGGCGCTCTTTAGAACTATATGCCAACGTGATGTTTTCTGGCGTTCAAGAAGGGGACGCTATTAGATTACACTTTCATAATGATTATATTACTGCTACCGTTGTTGAATATACAGAATATATAGAAGGAGCAATACCACCAGACCCTAGTACATATAACTATCTAGCTATTCAGATTACAAACTCTATTAATCTATATGAAACCATCATAGAAATGCCACATTCATATGGTGTACCCCAGGATGGTAATTGGGCAGCAGAATTTTTACTTGGTTTTGCTAACGACGATGTAAGAGAGGCTAGCGGTTTAAGTATTAGTCAATTATTTTTGGCCCAGGGTGATAGTGTTTTGTACGATATTTCAAATATTCCTCCATATTGGTCTTATGAAAATGGCATATATTCACCGCCATACACTCCACCAGAAGCATACGCTGGCGAAGATAATGATGAAAAATGGAAATTCAAACAATGTCATACACAAGCAGATAAACCATCTATAATCCAAGGAGGTACTTATCGTCTAACAGCAAATTCACAACTGTATACGCATCTTGGTGCTCAATTATTAGGGTGGGAAATGCCGTCTACCACAAAAGACTTCTCTTTCCAAATTTTACAAGGAGAAGATAATATTTTTATTAAAGATGTATATTTTGGTTTTCGTTCAACCCAAAAAGACGCTAAAGGTCAATGTTTTGATTATAATGGTCTTACTGGTCAAGTGAGCGGGATTAAATATCATTGTCCATGCGCTGAGTGTAATTGTTTAAGTTTAAACGCCGGAACATTTGCTCCGAGCGTATATCTACACTTTCCAGAACTTGAAGACAAAACAACTTCTTACTTTGTTGCCAAGAATATTGCAAGTGAAGTAGCACAATGTAATCAATACAATCAAAATACTCGTCAAGCATTATTAGCTTATATTGGCACTAAAGTCGGTACATTTATTACTAACGAACAATACCAAGCATTCGTAGGTGAAATCAATGGAACGTGTTTTTGCTCTAGTCCGTGTGCGTGGGGATGGGTTTCATTGGGATGCTGGCCTACAGTTGATTTGCTTAATGTTCCTTTGGAGGACTTATACAACCCAGAAGTAGATTGTACGCCGTGGTGTTGTGACATATCTAATAATACATATACTAGAATAGAATCTGGTATGGCTGGTTGGCAAGATATAATTACTAGCGGGGTCGCGGTTGGCGAGTTTCAATTACCTCCAGACTGGTCAGAAAAGTGTTGTCATGAAACTAAAGAATATGAATATACAGGCATATGTTCTGCGCATCCACAGGTTGTTGAATTGGTGAATTTGAAAAACCAAACTATGCCATATTATAATTGGATGAACGGTAACCTTACTTACCAATCAGTAGGCGGGTATTGTGGGTATTTATCTGCATTAATAGAAACTGAGGTTAATAATGATGTACCTTGGGCTTGTAATGAAATTGGTACAGAAGGAGGTTATGAGGAATATGGAACTACTATACCATGCGTTGTAACTTCAACTCATCACGCTGGTACTTTTCCTAATCGTGCAAAGACGGCAATTCAATATTATGCTAATCAGGAAATGGAGGCCACATTAGTAGGTTATCATGAAATGAATCCATCCGACCTAAATTCTGGATATTACGGTTGGAATAGTGCAATATCTTGCGTTGACCCTGAAGCAAATCATAAAGTTGTGATAAAGGCCGGTGTGGCTATGTCTACAAATTGCCACTGGGCCAATAATATTTACAATGGCTGGTATGGAAATAACTATAATTTTAATATCACTCCTGGAGTATCTTTCTGTAGTGTAACTGCCACAGGCACAAAATGTTCTGTAAGTGAAGTTAGTGGTATCCCATACAAGGATAATTGGGGAGAGTACAATAATCATTATCCTGGTGGTAGCAATGGAAGTTATTTGTATTATTGGGGTTATGGCGGTTGGATGAATGCTAGTTGTGAAATAGACCCACAATTCTATATATCTAGTTGTGGTCCATCTTGCTATTCATACCCAACTGGTTATAGTGCCCCTTATACCAATACTCCACACCCCTTATGTGCTGATACTCCAAGTTCTCCAAGGTTGGGAAAATTTGAAGTTAGTATAACAATAGATTAATAAAGGAACAATATGAGAGCTTGTACTTTAGTTAAAGATGTTAATAATGATGAGAAAAATATATGTACGTTGTGTGGACGTATTTTTATGCATAAGGCACCAGCTAATAAAATAGTATTAGTTTGTCATAATCAAGAAGGGTATGTACCACAAAATGTAGAGTTACGTGAAGTAAAAAATAAACCACGCACCATACCACCAATTGAGAACGAATTACAAGAAATGCCATCTTATGGAACTATGGCTAAAAATGCACTAAAAGCGCTTGGAGCATTCATAGCTAATCCAACCACTGTTACTAAAGAAGAATATGCTAAAAGACTAGAAGTGTGTTCTTCTTGTGATAAGTATGATGACATTGGAAATAGGTGTACATTTTGTGGTTGTTATCTAGCATTAAAAGCAAAAGGGGCAGCTTTTCACTGTCCCCTTAAGAAATGGCCTGGAGATACTTAATCTACTATTGTAGATATTTCTTCCTTACATAACCAAGTAGAATCTCTTTAAGAATTTCTGCTTCACCAAGAGTAATACTATGTTCTGCCGCAATTAGAGTAGAACCAACCTTACTTGAGACTCTTACTCGATATGATGGTTCATACTTTTGTGCCCCATCAACCTTACCATCACTATACTTAAACGTTAAAGAGCTATTACCCTTATCGTTTTCGTGATAGATACCCTTACCAGTCATACCACCAACTTGTGGTTTTTGACCATTAAGAACAGCTAATAGGTCGCCCACATCAGGGTCACCTAACTTTAGGCACACCTGCTTACCTGGATTTTCCTTGGTTTGCCACGCGAAAGAAGCATTTCCTTTTGCGTCTTCTCCTGTTTGTACAGTTCCAGTCCAGAACATCATCCATTCATAAATGGTATATTCTTTACCTTCTGCGTCTGTTTTCTTAACATCTTTACGACGAAGCTCAATTTTAGATGCGGCCCCTTTAAATTGGCCTGTGGTCTTGTCTTTAAACGGCTTATAAATTCTAAATTCTTTCAACATTATTCAAACCCCTTAATTTCTTGTGGAACAACTTTATACTCACTATTCTTAACATCAACATTATAATTATTTAGAGCTGCACACAATTGAACGGCAACGTCTTTTGTTAATTGCTCAATTGCTACCGGCACATCTAATCCGTTTTCGGTACAATACATTTCAATAAATTTCTTTACGTTAATGTCTTGTTTACGGCATAAATTCTTAATAGCGGCTAATTGACCTGATGTTGCAGCATCTTTCGATGGAACCTGTAAATCAAGATTAGCTTCTTCTGCCGTCATAACTCTACGCAATCCTAATGCTTTTTTCAATGCTCTACCCTCTGCTCTTGTATCAGACATGGCTGCTCCATATTTATTAAATGGATGTCCAGCATTATCTTCTGTAGTATCTGCACAACTACCAAATGTAATCTCACTACCAAAACGTGGGTCTTCTGGACGATTCCATAAGAAAGTAACAGCATATCCAACAATCGTTTGTCCGCCGTTACCTACAACGTGGGTTGGTCTTGAATCAACAATAGGCCCAAGTAATACTTGAGATACTCTACGTAAACCTTCTACTGTCGGTTTGTCATCAGATTTTTCATCTGCTTGTAATTGAGCCAATACATAATCAGACCATTCTGGAGAGAACATATTTGGAGCCTTAACAGCTTCTTCTTGTGCTTCTTCATTTTCTTGGTCATCATTTACTTCTAAATTTGCTACTTCTAATAATGCTGTAACTGCATCTGTTTGTCCATTATCTGATAATTCCACATTATCTCCTTGAGTCACAATTGATACAACTTTTCTTGGTCTGCCTCTTGGCATAATTAAGCTCCTATTAAAACAATTTGTGGTGTAACTTTTCCGCTTTTCTGTTGTTCTGATAATGTATTTAATACTTTAGCAAGAGATTCCTCCAATTCTTTTTTATATTTCAATGTAATTTTCGACACAGTATATTTAACTCTAATTATATTAAATCCCATACTTAGAAGTAATCCATTTTTTTCGTTATCGGCGGCGACTTGTTTTTGAAGTTTTTCTTCGCCCCAAATTGGCTTATAATGAGTTGGCCCATCAATTTCAATAGCTGTTGCTAGCTCAGGAATAAACAGGTCGATTTGTAATCTTTCGTTTGGTAACATCATTTCATGATGGAATAACGGACGATAACCACGTTCGACCAAATTTGCCATAATAAGATGTTCAATTTTAGAACCCTCTTTTGCGGCTTTCAGAATAGCTTTAGATGCTGATTTTCTAAATGTTTCTTTGTCAGATTGGCTCATTGCATTCCAATTATCCCTACTTACCTTAGCTCTTGCCTCTTTCTTATCTTTACTTAAACCTTCCCAGTTAGCTGATAGTCCTTCGCTAATTTTTAGCTTAGTTTCATCTGTTCTTTTCTTACCTTTTGTGGGATGTGGATGAGTTCCTGTTTTTAATGAGATAGATTGTGCTTCACTTTTATCTCGTAATGTATATCCATTTTTTAATAGGATACGTCGCACATCATTTGGATAAGTATTTAATTCTTTTGCAATAGTGCTAATAGACTTAAATTCTTCAAAATAACCTTTTACGATTGTTGGAAGGAGTTCAACGCCTGCCATAATGCCTCCACATTCATTTGTTCTAGTATAAATTTCGGTACTTTATTAAAATTGTTAATAATCAAATCTGCGTGTTCTTTTGTTCTAGCAATAAATTCAATGTCGGATTTTGCTAGTTTATAGTATGCTTCATAGATAGTATGATTATGAATCCATTCAGGATTATAGACATAAAAATATCTTTGGTTTGGAATTGGCATCCCTAAAACCTTAAAAGCCGAGGAAACTGATGTAGCTACAACTGTTCCATCATAATTCCATGCTTCATATAGATTCATTAGGGCAGTTAATGGAGATTGTCTTAAAGGTACTGGGGTTTCATAAAATAGGGTCAAATCTACTTTGTTGCCCATTCTAAGGAATTCGTTAGCGGTTTGTAGCGTATCGAATGCTAACTGGTTTTGTCCATAGTTATTAAGAATTATCCCAAACTTTGATACCATTCTATCGTTTCCTTAATACCTTGGGTAAGTCCAGTAAACTCAAAATCTTTAAACATCTCATGTGGAACCAATTCTTTCTTCATTTGCCCATCAGGTTTTGTGTGGTCCCAAGCTATCTCACCTTTATAGTCTACAGCCCATGCAATTTCTCTTACTAGCTGTGAAAGTCTTATGTCTCCCAATGGGCTAATATTGACTGGGACACTACTATTATTATAGTCTTCCAAAGCTTTTATAACGCATTTTGCAGCATCTTTTACATAAATAAATTGGCGGCGTGGCTTTCCAGTTCCCCAACAGGTTACCCTTTCGGCTTTTTCTTTTTTGGCGTCTACAAAGCGTTTAATGAGGGCCATCATTACTTTAGTTCTATTTAGGTCCGTAGAGTCACCTGGACCATACATTGTAGTTATACAGGCTGTGACAGCGTTTAAACCATATTGCTGATGGGCGTACTTGCTTAGGAGTTGTAAGTGACGTTTGGCATATCCATGACATTCTACCGTTGGATTTGGTTTATCAGATAGAAAGTCTTCTGGTCTTAATAGGTCATTTGGTTGAAACGGATTCATTTCATCGCCCGAATAAGTATATTCTCCATAAGCGCAACTAGTTACAATAGATACTACTTTTTTAACTTTATATTCATTAGCTATTCTTATTACGTTATTACCCATTCTTACATTTTGGTCATATATATCAAATGGATTTTCTAAATTAAATTTAATTCCACCATTATAACCAGCGGCATGAATGATATAAATTGGTTTATAATCATATACAAAACGAATACAATCTTCATAATTTAATAGATTCAATTTTGATGAATGGGCAGATAAAACAAAATACCCTTGATTTTCTAATTCTCTAGTTAAGTGTCGCCCAAAGAATCCGTTTCCACCAGTTACCCAAACCTTACCTTTCAACATACATCACCTTACTTCCTTCAAATTGCAGTTTGAAATCAATCGTTACGAACTCTTTAAACTCGTTTTTGACTTTATTTTTTAACGTCCTATCAAATATTAAAAGCATACACCCGCCGCCCCCTGCTCCAATCACCTTTCCGTGGCATCCAATATATTTAGCCCTTTTATAAATATCATCTATTAAAGGGTTTGATACTGTTTTGGATAGACTTCTTTTTACTTCCCAAGACTTATCTATTAGTTTTCCTATCTGACTAATACTCTCATTACGAATAGCTTGTAATCCTTCTTCTGCTATTTGTCTAGTTGCTAATCGTTCTTCTACTGGATTTCTTAAAACGAAGCAATCTGTGGCTACATTAGATGAGACACGCTTCATTCCAGTGTACAATAATATACATGATTCCTCAAGTTCTGTAATAAATGAATTACTACATATAATTGGATTTACATGTATTCCATGTCGGCTAAATGAGATTTTATTGAAACCACCATATGCTGCCGCATACGCATCTTGTATTCCAATAACATCTTTAAGGACATCTCTTTCTAAAAGGATTGCTGCTTCGGCCAAACCTTTTGAAGTAGTTTGGACACCTTCAATGCTAGAAATTGCATTAAAAAGCCCAACGGTAAAGCTACTGCTGCTACCAACACCACTGTTTCCCGGTAAAGTCGATGTGTGAATGATTTCAAGTCCATGATTAATCTTTAAAACCTCTAATACCTTGTTAATAATTCGATGCTTAATTTCTTCGTGTGATTTTACTTCTTCTGTCTCTGAATAAACAAAACGGCTTTTATAGTCAAAAAATTTTGGTAATTTACGTATCATTAAATATGAAAACTTGTCAATTGCAGAACTAACTACAAATGATGGATTATCATTATAAAATTCTGGATAATCTGTTCCACCACCAAAAAAACTAATTCTATTTGGGGTTTTTGTAATTAGCCATTTATCCATTAAACATTCCTTGTGGTAGGACCATCAATTTCTTTACCCTTCATAATAATAAACATAATATCTAACATCGTAATAGTAGCTGCTAGAGTATGAATAGGTTGATATCCTAAATTATATAGTTTTTGACTTGATACGTTATAATTTCTCTTATCTGGGTCATTACCTTCTGATACTATATATTCTGCTCCAAAATGTTTGCAAATTTGTTGTGCTAATTCGCCTTTGGTTGTATTACCACTATCTAATCCTAGATTATAGACTTGACCTTGCATTTCTTCACGATTCGCAATAGCAAATTCTAAAGCTGTATGGATATCCATTACATTGATGAAATTGCGTTTATAATGTGGTTCAAAAATATCTAATTGATGATTACGATAAGCCTTGAGACAAAAATCATTTACCATTAAATCCCATCTCATTCTTGGAGCAGGACCGCATACTGTTGCTAATCTATAAGCTATGCCCCCAAAATCCAACACAGCTTTTTCAGCATTGTCTTTAGTTTCTGCATATAACGATAAAGGTTGTCTTGGGCTATCTTCTGTGCATATATCTTCTGTTGAATATCCATATGATGAATTTGTGTTGGGATAAATTAATAATTGCTCTCTTGACAAGTGTTTTGTAAGATTTTCAACAAATGTCTGATTTAGCGAGATAACTTCTTCTTTTGGAAGTTTATTGCATAATGGAGCACCTACATATGCTGCTAAATTAATAATAACGTCATAATCATTCCATCTACGGTGTTCTCTGACATCTTCTTTATAGATGGTAATTTTTTGTTCTTTCAAATCCGGCATGTAGTCTAATCTAGTTTTAGTAGCCTTTAAAATTGGTTCTATAATTTCGGCTTGTTTAAAATAAAGATTATCTACAATCGTAATATCGTCATAACCCTTTAAATGTAGCCATGAACCAAATCCACTACCAATATATCCTAGTCCACCTAAAACACATATTTTCATTAATAAGACTCCAATGCTTTATAAATTGCTTGCGTAGAAGATGAATAAACTAAATCAGTTTTAATAGTGTTTTTGGGATTACTATAATCAATATCCCCATTGTAACTGACATCACTATATTTTAGCTCAGGAATTTGTCCATGATTGAAAAAACCGTAAACCAAATTTGCAAACTCTGTTGTACTTAAACTATCTTTATTCGACATAGTAAATTTTTCATATTTAGGATGATTTTGCCAATTATATCCATCAATATATCTAATTAGATTATTAACAACATCATCTATATGAATGTATGTTTTGCGAGTATTTTTTAACAATTGCATTGGATTTTCTTTTTCCTTTGCTTTCTTAACCAATACTGGAAGTAATCCATGAGTCATATCTGGACCAACAACTCCAGTTAGTCTTAAAGAAACACCTTTACATAAGTCTTGTCTTGCAAAACCCTCAATTAAGCATTCTGCCGCTCTTTTGGTTGCAGTATACATAGTTGTCAGTTCTTCTCGATAATGTGGAAAACCACCAAGAATATTAGCCGTTGAAGCAAAAATAATTGGACAATTAATTCCATTCAGTAAGTATAATGTACCATTTACATTAATGTCCCAAATCTTCTTAATAGTATTAAAACTTGGATTTGAGATGGCTGCAAGATGATATACTAAATCTGGTTTAAAATAATTTCGTACTATATTTGCTGTTTCTGGATTAGCCAAATCTGTATAATATAAATCTAGTTCTGGAAATTTATTATCATTTGGTGAGTGATTACATATTCCAATATACTGATTTTGTGGAAATCTACTAATTAGTTGTTTTGTAAGATGTTTGCCAATAAATGATGTTGCACCTGTAATTAAAATACGCATTACCAATTAGCCCCCTTACTTACGAAAAACTCATTATAGTTTCTTTCACGACCCTCGACAAAACTCATTCCAGGTTTTTGCAAAGCAATTGAAGGCCAAACAGCATAACAATTATAGATTGGATGTAATACTTCTGCTGCCTTTAAATCTATTGGCTTGTCTACCGCACATTGTAAAATTGGCAAATATACACTATGATGTAGACCAACAGCGTGCCAACATAAACTACCAAAAAGCCGTAGAAGGTTGGGTGATTGTTCTTTCGTTTGCGACCAAGTATGATTAGCACCTAAATAGAGCATGTCCCAATGAAGGTTTTGGTTCTTGATGTCTTTCTCGGCCTTTTCTAATGTCTCATTAAAATCATCAGTAAATATTGCATCATCTTCTAGAATAAGAACTGTCTTAATTCCAGTATTATACATTTCTCCAATAATACGACGAAATGCCATAAATGCGTGGTATGAATTTGGTAGGTGTGAAAATGCTCCACGACTCCAAACATCTGAGCATCTTGGTTCATCAATTAATGTATATTCATCTTCTGGAAGTATATCGCCCTTACCAACTACAACTCTACGAATATTACGAGTATAACCAACATTTTGTAGCATACTTTCAATTCGTTCAAATTCTTTGTAGCGTTTATCTAAATTAAGAACAACTACTTCTTGAAACAATTCATTTAATCCCATACCAATCGTACCTCCTGATGTGAACCAATAATATTGCTAAAATCTGACTTTTCCAATGAAAGTCTTTTACCACTTAAAAATTTATCATTCATATCTTCTAATGATTCATAACATTTATCGCCAGCATATAGACCTGGAAGAACATTATTAGCTGGAATATTAACACAAAAACTTTTCTGTAGTGATGACATCATTGGTTTATAGTACATTGTATGTCTACGTTCTAAAGCTAAAGTTCCTTCTAATTCTCTCATGTTTTGCCAATTAAAATTAGCTATTTTTAAAAAGTCTTCTTTACGACATATATAAGAGTCTTGATGACAAGCAAATCCATAATTTTCTAATGGTGGTTTTATTTTCCAATTCTAATGTAGAATATCATTTGGTTCATAACTTGTTAAATCGTCTTGTATCAAAGGTTTTTGTAATTGTCCAGTTTTATAGTCTTGCACTATAGTATTAAGACCTAAACGTGGAGAAAAACATAATGTTCGTTCATCTAAAATTTTGTCAATATCTTCTATTTTTAAAAATGGTTTTCTAAAATATACACAATCATCCGTACATAAATTAATAATATCATTATTACGTAATAGGGCCGTATACAATTCTTCTTTTACTGAATATTTTTGTAATTGCCAACTTATTGTGCTAAAAGCTATATATTTATGATATAATAATTCGTATCCCTTTTTAAATTCTTCATTTGAATAAGTATATATTATACATAATCCGCCAACATGAAAATTTTGTAAAAAAGACCATAGAAATAAATCTAATTGAGCTGCTCTATCTTTTGAAAAAACTATTGTTAGCATTTTAGAGGACATTAGCTAAAGCCCCTAATACTTGAGTTGCTTCTCTAGTAAATCCTAACTTCATAAACAAATCAGCCATTCTATGGTGATATGTATGATTATGTAATACTATTTTTTGAGCTTCTTCAAAATTACGTCTATCTGGATTAGCTTTGTAATACTCAATAATTTCTACTAGTTCAGTGTAACTATTGTAGTATCTAACCGTATCACTAAAAATAGCTTTAAAATCACGAACGTCATCCATAACTAAGAATCCACCGCTAGATAGAATCTTAAATGGACGTTCTACTACATCCCATCCAAATTCATTGGAATGTGGTTCGCTTACATTAGGACAGACTAAAGATGAAACATAAAGGTCTTTAATTCGATTATCTGGAATACCGCCCAAGAATTGTGGAATTGTCCACCGTTGATTACCAAATACTTTTAGGTTATATTTGCCCACCGGGGATGAGAGTGGAAGAATATACTTATCTAGATTTTCAGATTTGTATTTCCAATACCCGCCAACAAAAGAGACATCACATGTTAATTGTAGGTCTTTTATGCCCTTATAGAATACACATACGTCAGCAGCATTCATAACAGCAAATGGCTCAATACCAATCTCATTCCATCCTGACATTGTTTCTTCTAAACTACGTGGATGATAATGGCAAATTACTAGGTCAGGCTTACCCACCTCGGCTTTTAATTGACCCAATATCTTCTTTTCTTTTTCAGATACAAAAACGATAGGAAATTTCTCTCTATCAATATCTTTGTCAGATGGTCCCCAGTTCCCACCTTTGAGAACTACTTTTACTTCTGGATGACGTTTAATCGCTCCGATAATAGCTCTCGTAAGGTCAAAAGTCGTTCCAATGAATAAGTCTGGTTTATATTCATCAAACACATCATAGGCCGGCTTCTGGTCTGAGTTCCAGAATAGAAATTCATATCCAGCTGAACGGATTGCATTAGCAAATCCAAGATGGCGATAATATTCACCGCCTGATTTATACTGACATAGAACCTTCATTAAATATCCTTTTTAGATAAGATTTCTTTCGTTACAATATTTTTATTTGAGTGTTGATGAAAGATTCCACCATTATCAATAATATAGTTTATTCCCTCAAAAAGCAGACATTTTGCCTTGGTCTTATTATAGCAGAAATCTTTGAACAAGTCAAGTTCTTTTCCTCTCATGTAAGCTATTTGACCCCAAGGTTTCTCTAGTCCATATCCTATATTCACAATTTTGTTTTTGTCTAATATCAAACCAATCTTATCATTAATTACTTCATTATTACCTATTACTAATTGAGACTCATTACCAGCAATATTAAGTGCTTGTTCGTTGAATAAAATGTCTCCATGAATAAAAATATAAGACTCCGAATGCGTTGCTCTTAATGCAAGTGCAGAACTTTTTATTGTGTTTGTGCTAAGGTAATTTTGATTTTCTATAAATCTAATATTCTGAAAATATGGATTTTTGTATATTTCTTCTGGTTCATGCCCTAGAACTACCACAGTTTCAGCATTAGGAAATACTTGTTCGATTGTATGTAATTGTTTGTATAAAAGAGTTTGTCCATCATTAAACTCAATAGTTGGACGATAAACCCCGCTTTGTTTATGTGGAGAGGCTGACAATAAAATTATTGCTAAATCATTTGGTTGCTTTTGAGCACCGAATTTTTTAATTGGCGTTACGTTGCGCATTTCTTTGTTGTACCTTTTGATAGACACGTTGCCAATTTTTTTGCCATACTTCTGGAGCTACAGAATTAGATGTGTTGTGATTTCCAGCCCTAATCGTTACTAAAGGTTCTGGAATATGATAAATCATAAAACGTTCTGATATACGAAACCATAAGTCATAATCTTCTGCTACACGCATTTCTTCATCGTATAGTCCTGCTTTTGCCAGGGCCAACTTAGAAATGACACAACCAGAATGTACCATATTATGTTGAACTAATCTTTGATAATCAAAACTTTCTCTAAATTCTCTACTAGTAATACCAGTTTGTTCATTAATAGTATAATTATCCGTATATACTGCCCCAATAACATCTGGCACTTCTAATATCTTTGCAACAGACTTACTTAGTTTTTCAGGTTGCCAATAATCATCAGCGTCTAAAATTGCAAATAGTTGACTAGAATCCCACGCCTTTTTAATTAATTCATTTCTAGATTTTGATGGTCCTTGAGCTGGAAGTTTATTTCCACCAATAGCACTAGTATGTGCGTATATTTTAGTATTTTGTATTGTTCCACTTAACATGGTTTCATGGCGTTCACCATCAAGTAATTCTTCTAAAATTTCCCACGTGTTATCAGTAGAACCATCATCGTAAATCCAAATAGATTTATTAGGATAGTTTTGTAATATTACACTTGTAATAGCTTCTAATAACCATTTTCCATAATTATGAGTGGCAATTATAACTGCTACGTGAGGTAATTCTAGTTTTTCAGTTTCAGCATGTGTAGACATTGTTGGTCCTCTGCGTATTTAATAATTACATCACGTTTAACAGTTCTAAGCATTTGATATAATATATTGTGCATTACTATATTAACCATATTTTCGTCTGGTTCGTAATAGACAAATTTATTATTATTATCGTTTATCATAATATCTATTTGTTTTGGTAAATCATCATTATATTGACCAAGCATATCTACTAACATAAAGAACATACCTTTGGTAAATTTATGAACTTTATGAACTTGGTCATCTACAGAAGTATCTTCAAGATGCATTAAGATTTGCCAATCAAATTTATATTCAGATAATAGTCTATTAATAGCGCTTGGTTTAATCTTTTGATTATTAACTGACACAATTACTTTACCAATATATTTAGATTGAATTTTATCTAAAACTCGTTTTACATCTTCTAATAAATGATGTTGATGTACTAAGATAATAATATCTGTGAATACAGTATTTTCTTCACGAATTTTTTCTAATAGGGCTGAGTCTGGAGCATATTCTAATTTGTTTTTTTTCACCCAATCAGAATTACGACAATGATTACAGAAATAGTCTAATGACCAATATTGGTCTTTCTCGTTCCATTCAGCTTTATTATTATCTAGTTTACCAACCGAACACCAATGTTTATCCCCATATTCATCATGAGCAACAGCAAAAAATGTATTGAATACACAATCACGACAGATTGTTTTTGTAACTGGAATAGCCTTAACTTCTTCTGTCATTATTGACGCTCCGCAGTAATAGAGATTTCATAAGAATCAATTGCTTTATTGGTGACTTTTAATCCATTAGCTTCTAATAAAGCCGAGAGTGTATGAGCTGTCATTGCGCTCTTTTTACCATCGAATACAGTTGAGTTTTTACCAAAAAGTAGTTCTAGCGTTTCTTGAATTGTTAGGGCTTCTCTAGCTACACTTTTTACGATACTACGTAGGTCAGTAGTATTAATTGTAATTTTGCCGCCATGACTTAGTTTCTTAACCCAATGACCGACCACTTGTGGAATTTCTGTATGTGGTACATATTCAAGTATATTTCTAGCTACAATCTCATAACAACTAGCATCATCTACTAGATTATCTAGATTAGCAATATCGCCCTGAACTTTATTTTCTCCAGGTAGAATATCAATATTCAAATAGCCCGACATCGTTTGATTTGAATTACGTAGAAGATTTATTTTCATGTGTAGCTCCTAATTTTTTTCTTAATTCTTTGGTTATGTTAGTAATAATTGATAGTGTTGTTTTATTATCCATTGAAAATTCCAACATTAATCTATTTAATATTAGTAATTCTATTTTGTCTTCTTTAGATAATTTTTGCTTAACCCAAAAATCAATATCATCATAAATACTATCAAATATCATTTTATACCCCGTATACCAAATTGGCTGCTTTATCAAAGAACCCATTCCAATTATTAACGAACTTATCCAAACTAAACATATCCACCACAGTTTCCATGGCTTTTTCTCCTAGTTTTGCTGCTAGCTCAGGGTTTTGTCTTAGCTCTTGTATTCTATTATAGATTTCAACTTCATTATTGGTAATAAAACCATTTTGACCATCCTTAACAATCTCAGGAATCATACAGGTTGCCGTTGTTACTACAGCGCACCCACAAGCCATAGCTTCTAAAAGAGCTGTTGGGATTGGTGATACTCTAGACGTATTTAGGAAGATTCTAGATGTTTGATAGGCTTTAACTAATTCGTCGCTAGATGCGGCTGGTTTAGATAATCCTGGCGTATCACCCAATACTAAATATGGAATCTTGCCATCAAATACTACTCTTTTCCATGTTTGGAAGTTACAAGGTCCATCCCTATTAATCCAATCATTAACAACACTAAGTACATGATTTTGTCTTTCTTCATTCGATGGTTTAAATTTTTCAGTATCTATTCCATGATGAATTACGTCAGCTTCCGTTGGTTCGTATCCCCAAGCTTTTCTTGAGTATTCAGAGATAAATAAATTGATATTGCCCTGTAATTTTTTAGTACCTAATAACATATCATTTGACCAACTTGGTTCTGGCAATGTATGTTCAATACAAATAATAGGCAAATGTAGTTGTTCAGCCAATTTTGATAAAATTTGGAATTGTCCAAATTTGTTTTGGCTTAATACAAAATCAAACTTAATGTCTAATGGAATTTGTCTGATTCCTCTTGTTCCATCTAATAATACGTAATTATCAGGAAGTTGACGATAATCAGTTCTCCAATCTTTGATTCCCTTTTGACGCCAAGCATAGAAGTTATGGCCTGTCTTAGCTAAATTAGATTCATAAGCTTCGTGCGTCGGAGCACATAATATGTTGTATGGCCTATTTTGTCTAGAAGTTCTATGTAATATAGTTGCAATAGCTGAATACATTAATTTTTCTTTCTATTATATTTTGAGATTTTATGACAAAGTTTAATAAAATAATCTTGTTTATGGGTCCACTTCATATAATTTACATGTTTATGTAAAAATTGAACATTATCTTCAGTATATGGTTTAGTATTATCAACTCTATCTAAGGATGCTGTTGTTATTTTATTTGTTCTACCCATTTCTATTTTAATTGGTAGTCCACTAATTGCACATTTAAAATTCTGTTTTTCTAATAAATCATTTAAAAATTCGATAGATACATTAAATTCTAATTTTCTTTTTTGTGCATTTCCTTTGATTTTACCATACCACACTCCACTGATTTTACCATAAGAATTTGATATTTTTTCAATCCTGTAACAACCACAAGATAGCGTCCCTCTTTTGTTTAATGCATATGTTCTCATTAAAATATTTTTACCACACTCACATTGACATTTCCATAATCTTTCTCTCCCGGCTTTTTTATTAGATAATCCAATAATTTGTAATTTACCAATTTTTTGATTTGTTAAATCAATTACTGGTTTTTTAACACCTTGAGAATAAGCAAAATGTTTTATTACTTTCCAGTTTCTATTTAATTTTTTTGCAAGTTCCTTTGTATCCATTATAGGATAAAGTCGTATAATTTCATCTTTTTCTTCTTTTGTGAATGGTTTTCTCATATAATCTCCTTTATTGGTAGTTTCGACCTATGAGATTATACACCATACAAAAGTTGGTCTAGTCAATATGTAAAAGCCCCTTGATTTGATTACCAATTTTTTCATATGACATCTCATATACCGAATCCATAGCATTATCAGAGAACTTATTATATTCTCCGTTAGTTTTTGCCTCAAACATTCTTCTCATTTGTTTTTGTAGACTTGGAACCCTTACAGTATCCCATAGTTCATTACCAACTAATAGGTCAGGAAAAGTATCTACCGCCCCATACACTTCGGCTTTATCTGAGTATGGAATAAGTCCATTATATTCATGCTTGACATAATCTAGATTATGAGCAATAACAGGATTTCCAACGCCTAAAGCATCAGCAGCAGGCAAACAGAAAGCTTCACCATGAGAAGTACATATAAAACAATGTCCAGATTTATGTAGTCTCATTAAATCAGACTCTTTCATATATGCTGTAATTAGAGTTTCCTTTTTATATACTCCAATATTCTTATATAGTTTAAGATTTTCTTTAATCTCTTTCAAATACTCATTAATAATACTAGCAGTTTCAACAGGATTCTTACCTGGAATAGATGTTTTGATAATTAACTCTACAGGTTCATCGGGGTCAAATTCAATATGAAATGCCTTAACTGCTGCTGCTAAATTCTTACGTTGATTAAATTCACCTAACCAGTAAAAGACAAATTTATTTTCTAATTGTTTATACTTTAATGGTTCATATTTTTGTTGATATTTAGCTACATTACATGGGTGCTGAACCAAATTCACTGGGACTTGAACACCGCTTGTTTTACATGCTTCTATTTGTTGTTGAGAGATAACCCAAACTTCATCCATTAAATTAAGTTTTTCAGGCCAAATTCCATTGTCAAATCTATTAGTTTCAGATGCAAATAATCCAATATTCTTTCCGCATTTACCATTATATTCCATAAAGTGTGGAAGGGTATGTTGAATAACAACGTCTGGATTTCTGTCATCTTTATTAATTAACTCTCCAAGTCTTTGAGATACAGGAATATTTTGTCCACCAAGAAATAACGGTCTAACTACAACGTCTATACCAACGCTATCCATAGCCGCAATCATTTGTCGGACAGCTTCTCCATAACCAGTATTTTCTGTACAATTTCCAATATATAATACTTTAGTCATGATAAACAATACCATCCTTTCCAACTTTTCTATTAGTTGCCATTTCTATCCAATATGGTAATTCTGTTGGTTCTTGACAACGAATTTTTTCCCAATCATTGATTTCTGCTCTCATGTTTAAAAGTTCTTGAGCGCATCTTTCTTGAGTATATTCTGCCCATTTTCCTTGAACTCCAAGTAATGATAGGTCATTAGATACCAATCCACCACGACCTTCTATTCTAGCACCATAAGTCAACCACTTATTCATTTTAAGAAATAGATATGAATTAATCTTATCAGATTGTCCTAATATGTTATTAAAAGCCCACTTCAAAAAATCATCATTTTGCATTCCTTCTGGAATTTGCGTTTGTGGATGAAAGATTTGTGGATTAGTTTGATAACGATTAATATCTTTTAATGGTAATGAATTAAAAAACTTTTCCCATTTTTCAGCAGTTTGTTTCCATTGATAATGTTTTTGTACACCCTTAAAAGCCTCATGACCCTTTTTCTGTCTCATTGCAAAAGGTTGATTAGCAAATCTATATAGTTCATCTGCTAGATGTTTATTATCAGGTAATGCTCTATCGGCATTAGTTTCTGATTCTCTGAAAAATCTTTCTACTTTAATTGGAATACCATTACATTTACGTACAACGTCTGACATAGCAGAATAGTCTACAGACATTAATGGAACAGCACAAGCAGCAATTTCTGTTTGTGGCATTCCGAAACCTTCACATACCGCATATTGAACACCAACATCGAAAAAGTTAATTACTTCCGCTAAGTATTCGCGTGATACGCCAATTTGAGTAGTTGGAAAGCCGCAGGAGAATGCTCCACATTTTGGACATCCTGCTCTACCATCTTGGAAGAATGATGGGAATGCGTGTCTACAATTTGGATTAGCACAACGATAAGTAACCAATGTTTTATGGGCCAAACCAAATTCATTAATTAGGCCAGGAATATCCCATCCAACATCAGGATAGCTTGTGTGCAAATATAAGAATGAACGATTATATAAATCAGTATTACCCTTTTCTTTACATTTATCTAAGAATAATTTGAAACCACGCATAAGGTCAGGATATAACTTACGCTTTTGATTTCTCATAATAGTTCCAACAATAAACAAATTCTTGTCGAAACCATATTTTTCACGGTGTTTTTCTTTATCTTTGACAGGCTTAAAAATGTCATATTCTGCTGCTGGTGGAGCAGAAGCAATTAGCTTTAAGTTTTTACCACCTTGTTTACGTAAAACTTCTAAGCCCCAATCAGTATAAGCAAATAGACCATCAGCATTAAGAAATGCTTCAAACCACGCTTCATCTTGTGGTGCAGAATCTACTGTTGGCATCCAAGACCAATAGTAATGTTTTCTTAGTGGTGATTGAAATTCAAATTCACACATCCAAGGGTCACGAATATTAAATACATGGTCTGGCTTAAAGTCTAATACAGCTTGATTAAAACGCCATTCATTAAATTGATTAAATGGTCTGCTGTGATATTCGTTTTGTTCTTGTTCAAATTTACCGGGTGGAACATTACCGTAAGTAATCCAAGGAGCAGTAATTCTAGAATCTTTAGTTTCACAGTAAGAAGCTAATTCAGCAATTTCATATTTACCAGTTTCATATAACTTCGTCAATAATTCTTTACTATAAACACCATATCCAGTAGCTAAGAATGAAGCTTCTGTATTCATTAAAAGACGTATTTTTCTAGTCATTTGCTTCCTTAATTTTCTTATAAATGCGTTTGATATTATTTTTTAGTTCATTTTGAGTCATATACATCTTGTCTGCTATTTCAGAAAGAGTATAACCTTCTAATTTATATTGAATGATTTCAGAATCAGTTTTACTTAATTCCGGCAAAAACTCTTTAAAATCAGAACCCTTATTATATTGAACCCTAACATCTTCTTCGCCCAAAAGTTGTAAATTTCTTTTATTTTTACGATGTTCTAGCAATAGTTCATTCTTAATTGTTCGATATGAGAATGTAACTAGTTTTGCTTTAGTTGGGTCTAACTTACGAATTGCTTTTAAAAGCCCAACAATTCCTGCTTGTTTATAATCATCTTGTCCTATATAAGGCGAACTCTTAAAAGAAAAAGATTGAGATAGAACCAATCCCATGTTTTTTAGAATCAGTTCTATCTCTTTATCTTTGTTATCCATTTTCTTTAAAACGGAATGTCGGCCGTTTCCTCATTTTGTACCTGCGGATTCGCCCGAGGTGCTGTGGTCATTTACGACTTTTTCTTAGCAAATACAATTTTTGAGAAGTGATTACAACGCACAACTAACTTAGAACGTTTGTTGCCATCATTGTCTTCCCAACTGTTTTGCTTCAATTCACCCTTAATAAAGAGCTTTTCACCCTTCTTGTAATCTCCTAGTAATTCCGCTCCGGAATCCCATGCTTCACAATCCACGAATGTAACATCGCGTACCTTTTCGCCATTACGTTCGTATTCACGACCATTCACAGCTAATGTGAAGTTAGCAACTGATGTACCACCAGTGGTTTGCTTTACTTCTGGGTCACGTGTTAAATTACCTTCCAATAGAACTAACTGATTCATCTTCATCACTCCTAAATAAATTAACTAAAATCTCATAACCTACATCAATCCCTAAAAGTTTTACTTCTTCTGATACATCGTCTTTAAACTGTTTTTTAGCCTGTTCAACAAACTTTGTATCAAGTACCACCTTTAGTTCTTTCTCTTTATCCGACAACTCTAATTTTCCACTTAAATCAATCGTCTTACAATAATGCCCTCCCAAATTAATATAACGTATTAAAGATAAATCGTACTCATATTCTTGACAAGTTTTAGCAATATCTAAAGATATTACAGAAGATATAGCGTATCGTGGGATATCAACCCATGTATCATCTAATAGTGTCGAACTTATAAGTACACCAGGCTTCTGCTCGTCCTTGGATATATTATAGGCTCGGATTTCGGGTTCTAAATAAAAATCTAAACATCTTTCCGGACATATTAAAGCGCATCCCATATCTAATTCATGAACTTCAAATAAGTAATTATATTTCTTAAGAATCTTATGTAGTTTGCTCACGCTTGAATTACCTTTTGTACGTTGAAACTGTTGAACTTTGAATCACGTTTTCCAAATAAAAGAACTCTATTACCCTTTGTAATCAGACTTCCATATTCATCAAAAGTATCTGGAAATACAGTGCAATTAGGCATATTTGTCGTACCATCAGAAACGTCCAAATAATACATTTGTTTGCCAGTCTGTTTTCCCCGCTTTATATTATAGGGTCGAACGTCCAATATTTCTACACCTAACACGAAGCTATCCAAGGGTTTACCTTCGGCAAATTCATAACATGAACAGTTTACAGCATCATTAGCAATACTATCGCCAACGTTATAAGTTAAAGCAACACCAAGCAATCTACGTTCATTTTCCAAAATTTTATTAGGAGAATCCGCTAAATCAAATGGAGGTTTATCTAGGGTTTTGATAATATCTTCAAATGTACCTAATCGGCGTTCATTAGCTACGACGCCCCCATTCTTACGAGTCTTACAAAAAGGCCGAAGGAACTCTACTAGTGCCATATTGTAATTAGTAGCCTTTGATTTAATTAGGCCCAATTCGTTGTCATTAATAACTAGGAATTTTTCATACTCATATTTCATTTGGGTGCGGCTCATTTTTAAATGGTCTAAAGCCCCAGCCATTATCATAGCCAACATAGCCTTACTATTTATTGAACCTGATACATATACTAGGAACTGAATCCAAGACATATCTTTTAACGAGACACCTATTTCTTCCTCGGCTTTTTTACTAGCCTCATGAAGTTTTCTAACAACAGATGCTCCAACCCCCTTAATATTGATTAGGCCAAACCAAATCTCTTTACCATCTGTGTAGAAATTGTCTTTATTGGTTAGAATTGTTGGTGTATTAATTTTGACCTTTTGAGTCATTGCATTGGCGGTAAGTTTGATAACATCCTTCTCACCATCTTGTTGTCCAATGCTTTCCTTGAGCCAAGCTGTATAAAATGCATGTGAACCATGAGCCTTAGCAAAAGCCGTCCAATAGCTTACTAGACCATATTCAATACTGTGTGAATTTGATGTAGCTATTCCATTTCCATAAAAAATATGTCTATCACTTTTTACTTCAATATCAACTGTTGGTAAAGTTCCAATTTTTTTAATACCAATTATTTTTTCAGCTTGCATAATTCTATTTTTACCCTTTCAATATCATTTAATATGTCACATTCCCAAAATCTGATTAATTTAATATTATTGGTTTTACAATATTTGTTTTTACTAATATCTCTAATATAATTAATTTTTTGAGTTTTAGTTTTAGGTCCATTTGGATATAGTTTTGGATTAGAATGAAAATAATCGCCATCAACTTCAATATAAATATCAAAATCTATTAAATAGATATCAAAAGACCAATAATGTATAGTTTTTTCTGATTCAAATTTAAATCTTAATTCTGTTAAAATTTTTTCTAATTCTATATGTGGTTTTGTTTTTGTTTGTTTAAAATCACCGTTTTTAATTCTTTGTAATGTAGCTTCTCTATTTTTTTGTTTAGATTCTTCAGAATGTTTAAAGCCAGTATGTCCATGAATTTTTCTTTTTTTAGCAGATTCAGACATTTTAAATTTGGAAGCTTCAGATACTTTTATTCCTTTTCGTTTTTCTGATATATTTTTTAACTGTTCACAATCATTTTTGGTTTTATTTTTGTTCCATGCTGTTTTACCAAACATGGGATTTTTTGAACCTTTTCTATTTATTTTAGCATCTTCTGACCATTTTAATAACCCAGGATATCTACCACAAACATATTCTTTCCATTTGATTTTACCAACATGATTTGATAATTTACATTTTTGATTACATATATTACAAGCACATATTGGTTGTTCTAAATTACAATATTGAACAAAATATTCTTCTAAAGTTAAATTGTGGTCTTTATTAATATGATTATTAAATGCTTGTGAATAATAAATTCCACCACCACCATATAATTTACATATATCTTTTTTGGTTTTTTGACAAATTAAACATTTAGCCCATATAGATTGGTCTATAATCATTACTATGCTCCTTATTAAGTTTGGTCATAGGATTATACACCATTAATCATCATCACATATTATTTTATGATTATTTTCAATAATTTCAAATAAAGGTCTTATTATTGAATCTTCACATAAAAATTTATGTTGCATAGTACAAGTGATAGATTTGCCTGATTCCATAGTAATTTCATATACTTCTTGTTCGCCGTGGTCATATTTATCTAATACTTCAATAAATCCATCTGGACTATTTATATATTCTCCTATTTTTAAATTTTCAATAGTTTTTAGACAGTTTTTAGTTTCAACTATTGTATCAGCTAATATACTCTTATTAAAACTGTACCTTTGTGACTCTTGAATCCAACCAAAAACTTCATCTAATTGGGCTTCTGTCAAAATTGCGGCTTGTAAGCCCTTTTCCTTAAACATTGTCTTAACTTTAGCCATTTCAGAGGCAAGTTTTTTACCCATTGCTTTTCTTAGATTGTCAGCTTCTTCTAAACTAAACGCCGCAACTTCTTTAGCTAGAGCCATAGCTTGTTCTTGATAGACCAATAGATTATATGTTTCTTTTAAACATTCATCAACAATTGGGTGATATAATTTAACTTCTTCTCTATGGTTTTTACAGTCGGCATAATGTGCCGTCATACTCTTACCATCTGTAATAGCTTTTAAACAACCCGGACGAAGAATAGCACCGATAGCACCAAGATGCTCTAGATTATCTGGAGATACACGCTTAGACCAATCTTGTCCTAGTTTAGTTTCTAATTGGAACACTCCAACTGTGTTACCAGTACGAATAATATCCCATGTGGCTTCACAAGTATACTTAATATTATAGAAGTCAATTTTTAGGCGTGGAATATCAAATTTTTGTGTAGCTGGACCAAGAATAGGAAATGAGCAACCGCAATCAAATTTAAATTCATTCATATCGTTTTATTCCAATGTTGTGTAATATAAGCAAAAACACCACGTTTATAAATATCAGTTGCTTTAATAGCTTCTTTTTTTAATTGATAAGATTCTAGTATTCTTTTACATTTTGGACATTGATATCCATCATCAAATCCTATATTATAGTACAAGAGTTCTTGTTCGCAATTATTACAATACCAGCCTGATTGTTTCATAATAAACCTTTCTCAACAATGTTAGCATGTATTCCAATATCAAAACAACGATAATCTAAAATATCTAATCCTTTATTCCATCGTTCTTTACCAATTTTATTTAATATCCAGTATGAATTACCAGATTTAATAGATTCTGGAGCTTCTGGAGTAACTATAACTTTACCATCTAAAGTTTTCAAAATTGTTCTTCCATGACTAGCACAAAGTTCAGTACCATTCATCCATTTATTAAATTCAATATCACATTCTTCTACATATTTATCCCATGCTTTTTTAATTTCTTCCTGACTTGGATATGGACCGGTAAATTGATGCATTTCACATTTACCAATTTCTTCTCTAATTTTATCGTCCATTAATACCCATCTCCAAATTCTGTTTTTCTTACTACCAATCTCATTTCTAATTTTAAGTCTGGGGTTTTTAAATCTAATCCAGCTAATTCACTTTCACTTAATAATCTTTCAGCACAATATTGTAGAATATCATGTCTTTTTTGCTTAATATACTTTACATCAAATCTTTGTGAGATATCTGGTAAGTTTTCCATTAGATAAATGCTCCTGCAAATTTTACTCTGGTACTCAACTCTCTATATAAACGAATCATCTTAATTACAATTTGGGCTGTTTGTTCAACGTCTACTAAAGCATCGTGGGCACCTTCTTTACTTAGCCCCATCCAATCACGAATAGTATCTAGTTTAATATTTGGTAGAGAAGCGTTACTTTCAGTCCACCAAAAAATCTGGTCCATTAAATCATATCTCATAAATGTACTTACTAAGGATTGTCGTCCATTTTTTACATCGGATGGACCATATTTATCACAATATCTATCTAATATTTTTAAGTCGTATCCAATAATGTTATAACCAGCTGGGATTGGGGCACTCCAAGATGAACGTTTTGGGTTGTATTCATACACAAAATTAGTAAATTCTTCCCATGCTTGTTTTGGATTAACTCCATTTTTAAGAATGAAGTCTTTATCTTTTCGTGTAATTTTAAATGCTTCATCATTAATCTCATCATCATCGTGCCATTTTATGTTGTCTCTATTAAATGTACCAAGTATTTCTAATCGACGAGGATGTATTGCACATGCTGCAATTTGAGTGATACCGCATTTTGCTGGATTAATCCCAGTTGTCTCAAAATCAAATACTAAAAATGGTCTATCATTTATCATCTTGGATTCCTTTAAAATTTGTTATATGTTTATGAACTTTAGATATCCAGCTCAAAAATTCATTTAAATTCATACAATGTTTGCTGATATTACATTGAGTGCAACATGACACACAATTATTACTTAAATAACCTATTTCTGGATTTTTTCTATCAATTCCATTATAAATAAATGCCCCATTAGTATTTTTTCTATTTCTAATTCTAGATGGTTTGGCACCGCAATAATAACAATCTCCACTAAATAAAAGTTCTAATTCTTTATCTGTTAGTTTGAAATCTAAATTTCTATTTTTGGCCCCATTTTTATAAGAAACAATGATTTCATTTTTCATTGCAGTACCAGGAACTTGGTATTTACATTTCCTTTTATTTGGATTATATCTTAAACATCCACAGCTTTTTGTATTATTACTAGAAATACCATGTCCAACTATAATTTTAATATTTCCACATTCACATTTACATTTCCATTTAGTATGACCATGTTTATCTTTTCCATATGAAGAAATTACTGTTAATAATCCACTTTTATCTCCAGGTTTAACGCATTTTCTTTTATTAAAATCAACATTATATTTTTTACAATATTTAATTACTGTTCTAACATCTATATTGAGCAGTTGACTAATTTGTTGTACTGTATGATTTTTATTTAATATCATATCTTCTAAATATTCTTGATGAATTTCTACTTTTTTCATATTGTGCTCCTTGACTTATACTGTGATAATAGATTATACACCATTTAAGTCAAACATCATACATTCACCATAATTGTGTAAACTGGTTTGTTAATTTTGTTCATATAATCAATCATATCAGCAGAACCACATGAACCACCCGTCCAGATTACGATAGCCGCATCTGCTTCGTCCCCCATTTTGTGATTACGCCAAATTCCTGCAAGGGCATTATATTTACCATATTGGCCTTCTTTAATCAATGCCCCTTTAATAGAAATGTTTTTCCAATCAGCAGGAAATGACTTAATTGGAATTTTAAGTTCGTCTGCCCATTGTTCGCCTAACTTGTCCATGCCTGCCGCTTTTCCGCTGAAAACCTCGGCCACCTTGATTTTATTCTCTTTTACGATTTTGTCAATGATGGGTTTAACTTTTTCGTAGTTCGTAATTGTACGACTACCGGCGATAATCAGTTTAATTCCATTTTTAGATTTACTCATATATCTAAATCTCCAAGTCCTTTATTTCGCTGCACTGTAATTCCAATAGCTGTAGATTCAACAGTTGGTTTTTCGTCATTAATCATATAACGAACACCACTAGTAATGCCTAACATAATACGATGATGTTTAAAACCCCATTTTTCTAATTGATTTTTTGTTATTAACCACATACCTGCGGTATCAGGTCTAGCACTAATTACTACAATATAGTATCCATTATTATACCACTCATTAAATTTAGCAACAGCATCTGGAGTTGGATTTTGTTCTGGTAAATTTTTAATCTCATCTTCATTATTTCTATGTTCTAAAATAGTTCCATCTATATCAATAAAAATTGTAGGTTTTTTCATTCTATCCTTTCACGATTGTATAATCAAAATTTTGTCTATATTCACTTAAAGTTTTTGCATTCATATAACTCATACTAGATTGTAAACCTCCAGTATATCTATCTACGACTTTTCTTAAAGCTCCGGTATACGGAATGAATGTTTCAATACCTTCTACGTATTTTGGATGTTTCTTAGCTTCGTATTTTTGAGTTGAAAAACTAGCCGCACCACGATATAGTTTAACCATTTGATTATCTGGTGTTTTAATTACATTTCCAGGGGCTTCTTCTGTTCCCGCAAAAATACCGCCAGCCATAGCAATATCTGCTAGGCACAGAGCCTTACATAGATGATTTGGTTGTTTAATTGAACCATCAGCGATTATTAATGATTTGTATGTTGGATTCTTATTTTTACAATCTCTCACTTCTTGTAATGTAGACCACATTGGAGTAAGTACGCCAGTTTCAGTTTTGGTTGAACATACAGAATTATGCACTACTATATTTCCATCTACACAATACGAATGGTCATCTTCTACTGTAATATCATATACCTTTTGGTTATTAACTTTAAAACTGTCTATTTTTTTAATTTCCACTAATTCAAATTTCATATTAAATCCTCGATAATATCTAATGTTTGAAAATTATTATTTAAAATGTCTGTTTCCCAAATTGTAACTAATTTATAACCGTTTGAAGTTACCCATTTTTCTTTTTCTATATCTCGTAATATATTTTTTTGTTGTATATGATTGAATGTTTTATAAATGTTAGGATTACCGTGCCAATAATCACCTTGAACTTCAATTAAAATTTTGTGTGGTAAATTACCAAAATCAAATTGATATTTATCTAAAATTATAGCATATTTAAAATCAATCTTAAATTTTAATAAATAATCTTGTATTAATTTTTCTATTTTATTAATTTTATATTTACCTTGAGCATTATGAGAAGCTTTTCCAGCCTTTTTCTTATTTTCAATATATTTTTGAGGATTCTTATTTTTAATTTTTTGTTGAGCTAATTTTAACTTATCTGAAATGATTTTTTTTTCTTCTTTTGTTTTTAAAGAATTTGTAATTTTACTTTTAGATATTATTCTTTGTATTGTTTCTTCTGTGTGTTTTTTACCATAAAATGCATTATTACTACCTCCATTAGCTAATTTTTGTTTATCTAAATATATTTTATGTCGTTTATTAGCTTCTTCTTCTCCGTATTTTTCTAACCACCATTGATAATTACTTTTAGAATGTGGATTTAGACGTTTACCTTTCCTAGATTCAGACATTTTTTTCTTAAATTCTTCTGAATGTTTTTTCCCTTGAAATGAATTATTTAATCTACTATGACAAGAATTACATTGATATTTTTTAGTTAGATGATAATATGATAACTTTCTATGATAAAATTTTTGACAGGACTGACACCATATCTCAACTTCTTGAATTTCTTTTCTAAGTAATGTTGTTTTATCTTTTAGTGTAAAAATACGAACTTGACCAATTCTATTATCATCTATTATCTCTAACCCATTAACCTTTATTAAGTTTATCATTTCTTCTCCTTTGGTGTGTTGACATAGTATTATACACCATTAGAATCATTGGCGGTATTGGTAGAGGTATTTTCTGTAATTTTTATCAATAAATAATCATCAGATAGCTCCTCGGCTGATACCCATTTTGCGTACATTTGAATATTATCTTCGTTCACAATATCTTTCAATGACTTATGTATTACATAAAATTCGTGATTTTTAGTACAATGAATACCGTTTATATCTATTAAATTTTCATCTTCTAACCTTTCTAGTTTAGCTGTTACTTTTTTATAATTTCCAGTATGAGTTAAAACCTCGTCTCCAAGTTCTATTTTATTAATATTTTTAGGACCATTTTTGGTCGTTACTTTTGTTTCGGCAGTAAAACAACCTCCCGCAATTCCTACCCTAACAGCAGTTACATTCATTTGTGCTAGATATTCGTAACCTTCTGCTGATGCAACATTTCCAACGATAGTCTCTATATCGTAGTGTCGTTTTTTAATCTCTTCTAGAGTCTTACGAACAATAGTAGAATGACCATTAGCAACATCAATACAAAAAACCCTACACCCACTTTCATATAAAGCTTCAAATCTTTCTAAATAATCGCCAGTGACTCCAATAGCCGCTCCGTATGTATATGAATATCCTAAAATCACACACTGTTCTTCAATCGTCTGAAATCTATGTATAATACCTAATCCGCCTAAAGCTGATAGTTGATTTGCCATATTACTATCACAAACGTCAGGCATTGGGGCCGCAATAACAGGAAACTTTAAATTGAATCCACAAAAATCAACAGAAGTATTTGCTTGACCACGACTCTCAAGTTCTGATTGGTGTCTAGGGATTAACCAAATATCATCATAAAATAAACCTTTAGATGCCACTAATAAACTCCTTTAGTTTTTTGACGGCTGTATTATAAACTTTTGCCCCATTCTGATAGTAATAATTACCCGCATAGATAGGTAATAACTTAACTTTGGTTCCAGGAACTGGTTCAGCTAAAATAGGCTGATAAACCCATTCCTTTAATTTGTCCACCTTAGACTGATTCAGAATAGTCTTAAGCGGAAGCAACCCACTCGTTATTATAGCCTTCGGCTTTTTTTCTTTTACTTCTTCTGTAAACCATCTATAACACGCTTTTATTTCGTGTTTCTTATATTTATTTTCGGAGTGACATTTCATTATATGTGTTATATAGTATGAATTAATACCACTATCTTTAAGAACCTTAAATAGTGTTTTTTGAGCAAGAGAAGTATCATAATCTTCAAGTATCATATTATCAATATTTGGAGATTCTAATACTATCATAATATCTCCACTACCAATTCCTGGTAATGGTTCTAAGCCCATAGGTAATTCACGACAAAGAGTACACATCTGACACTGTTTAATTTTTTGACTTAACGTTTTTTCTTGCCCATCCATATGAATTCAAAATCTCCTCTATATTTTTAATAAATTTTGGGTGTTTATTAGCAATTAAATTACATATAATAAAAAAGTCTTCTTGAGATAAATTTTGTTTGATTCTATTAATAGTTTTGTGTACTAATTGAATATTATTAATATTATAAGATTTTAGAGAATCAATTCTATCTACTGATAAATTCATTGTTTGTCTTTTTTTAGTAGATTTACAAAATTGAATTGGAACCCCAGAAATTGAACACTTTCTATCTTGTTTTAAATATAAATTCCAAATATCTTCAATCTTAATATCAAATTTAATATTTCTTATTTTAGCCCCTCTTTGAATTTGTCTCCAAAACCAATAAGGAACCTCTTTATACCCCTTGTATTGTTTGTTTTTTTCTCCAATTTTTCTAGAACTACAACCACAACTTGTAGTATTACTAGATAATAACGCGTATCCAACTACTAGTTTTTCTTTTCCACAATCACATAAACATTTGTAAAATGTATGACCAAATTTATCCTTTTTGTCAATTTCTAGACATAATAGTTTACCAAAACGTTGATTTATAAATTTTGTATGAGTGTCTCGCATTGTATTCTCCTGTAAATGATATGTATCTACAAGATAATACACCACGTAGATATCAACTTTCTTGAGTAGCCATTATTTCTTGCCATTTCATTAGTCTATCTAGTGTGGTTAGGCCCAAAATGTCCATTTTTATAAGACCTACCATTTCGCAGCCGTGCATGTCATATCCGATTAATGCTAGGTCTTCGGTTTCCTCTGAAATTTGAATTATAGGAGCTAATTCTGAAATATCTTGGCCAGAAATAATAATTCCAGATGCGTGACGACCAATACTACGTTTACATCCTTCTAAGCGAATTGCTTGTTTAAAATATTCAGCATAATCACCTGTTAGATTACCTGAACTATCAATTTCGCACCATTTAGACAATGATTCTGGATTGTTTTCCAATGTCCATTTAATGATACTTGCTTCACCTTCTTCTTCAATCATTTCTTGAAGGTCATCACTAATTTTAGATTCTTCTGGAATACATTCTGTAATATTCTTAATTTCTTGGAATGAACATGCGTCGTGGGTACTAAAAACATCAGTAATAGCTGAACGCCCTTTCATTGTACCAAAATTACAAATTTGTGCAACTCTAGCGTATCCATATTTTTCTTGAAGATAACGAATAACATCTCCTCTACGAGATTTAGGAAAGTCTGTATCAATATCAGGTAATGAGATGTGGTCTTTGCTTAAACGACCCTTATTAATAAATCGTGAGAAATAAAGGCCGAAAGGGATTGGGTCTACTTCGGTTATATCCAATAAATATGCTGCTAATGAACCACCAACGCTACCACGACCCGGCCCAACCAACATTTGTTTCTTGGCCCATCTAATATAGTCTTGAACGACTAAAAAGTATGTATCTAGTTTGTATTCTTCAAATACATCTAATTCTTCTTTGATTTGGGTAACATATTTGGCCTCATCTTCTTTGGTGATTTTACCTTGAATTTTTCTTTTCCAGCCCTCACGACATAATTCTCTCAAATATACTGTTGGATTCTTTGAGTCTGGACACTCGAAATTTGGAAAAATAGGATTGCTCGTAATCTTATATTCTTCGCAAAGGTCAGACAAGAATTTGGTATTGTCAATCTCATGCTGTGGATTTTCTAATTCATCCACATTAGGCATATGATTACTAGAGTATGTGACAAAGTTTAATTCTGGGGCTTTCTTAATGATTGTTTCAAATAGTGATTTAATTTTACATTTTAATAAACTAGCCATTAATACTTGTTGGTCTAATTTATCTTCTTTATGTGGATAATAGACATTATTTGTAGCAATACATTTAACACCAACTTCTTCTGCTACTTCTCTTAAAAGTGGAGCAGACAATTTGTTTTGGACCAATTGATTATCTTGAATTTCAACAAAGACATTATCTTTACCAAAGACTCCAATATATTCATTTAACCAATTGAGAGCTAACTCTTTCTGATTTGGCTTACGACGCATTTCTAACGATGCTTCATCAAGCCCATAAGATTCATCACCTTCCCATAGTAAATTACCTAATTCAGTACCTACTGACCCACTATAACATATAAGATTACCGTCAACCATTCCTTTAAGGTCATGGATAGACACTCTCGGCTTTTTATAGAAGTTTTTATGGCTTAGAGATACTAATTTGATTAGAGTTTTCCACCCATTATAGTTTTTTGCTAGAATATAGAGTTTATCCTTAGCAATATTACTATCGTCTTTCTCAGTTGCGGGCTGTTTGCATACATTAAATTCGCACCCAAGAATAGGCTTCATTTTAATAGCTTTGAAAGTTTCGCATTCTCTATTAGGATGGGCTTTCTTAGGACGACCACATTCACACGTTTCCTTACATGCTTTATGAAAGTCTAACGCACATGAGATACTACCAGTATCAGTAATAGCTACAGCATCAGACCCAATTTGCCATGCTCTATGTACTAGCTGATGTGGCCTCATTGGAGAAAGCTGTAAAGAATAGTGTGTGTGATTTTTTAGGGAATTAAACACTAGGACTCCTTGATTAATGACAATCCATGATTACAAAATTTTCCATCTTTCTTAGTAACAAATACGAATTCAGCAGTAGCCACTAAGTCTCGTCCCTTTTTCGCTCTTTTAGCTCTATGAGCAATCACTTTCATTCTAACAGATTTATGACGTAGTTCTACTACTTCAACTTTTATATAGATAATGTCGCCCATTTGAGCAGCATCAAGAAATTCTCCATTATATTTATATGTAACTGCTGAGTCACAACCAGTTGGAGAATCTGCTAATAACTCACTTACACAGCAAGCAGCAGCAAGGTCTAACTTACTAAAGAATGCTCCGCCAAAAACCATTGGCGTCATATAATTAGTGTCGATTGGCATTATAACAAAAGATGTTTCATAAACCAAATTCATTTTTACGTTTCCTTATGAGGACAAACTCCATAATATTGTTTAGCTGCATTACAATTCCAACATAATATTTGATATTTATCAGGAAAATTTTGTTTAATGATATGATGACAGATAGCTTTATGTTTGTTTTTTCTTCTATCTTCTGCTCCATCATTATTTACATGGTCTATAGTCAAAAATTCTATTCTACTTTCTTGACAACAAACACATTTATTTCCATAGTATTTAAATACTATTTCTTTATCGTTTTTTCTTTTTTTAGTAGTTCTATCATTAGATAATTTACTACACTCTTGACATAAACTTTTGTTTTCTACTACTTTATTATTACATTTTACGCATAAACCTTTTAATTTTCTTTTTTTACTTTGCTCTTTAATCCTGTTAGAACATTTTTGACAATGAATAAATTTAAGTCTATTTTCTTCTTTAGGTTGAATACAATCAACACATAATCCGTTTTCTTTGTAATATTTGTAGTATTTTCTTAATCCCATATTTAAATTTTTGATTCAACTTTATTTACAATATATTTAACGCCATCCTTATTTGCTTTTACTCTTTCATAGACTATACCATTTGTGTCCAAAATGTCAATAATTTTTCTTTGAATTTCTTTTGATTCTTCCAAAGTTTGGTTACGCCCATTTGGATTATAAGGTTTAGTTCTTTCTAATAGAAAGTTCATATTAGGAAGTGATTTATAAGTATCTACTATGAATTGTTTAAAACTAGGCGGATACTTGTCAGCAGCATAAAAAGCCGAGAGAATAAGTGGTGAATCGGTAATTATAAATTCTACCTTTCCTAATAGCTTCTCAACTCTATATAATTGTTTACCAAATAAGTAGGGCTGACATTCCATACATAATTGTCGGTCGTGCCATGTTAATTCTTTTGCGTATTCTGATGCTATTTCAACATCAAATCCTGCTAGTTTAAGGTGGTAGAAAACTCCAGCAGCGGTTGTTGATTTACCAACACCAGGAGCAGCTATAAGTTGAATAATTTTAGTATCATACTTCATAGTCCACTACTCCCAAAACCTTTATCCGCACGTTCTGTTTGTTTGTTAATTTCGGACGTTTCTATAATTGTAATATCATAGTCAGGCACTAGTATCATTTGACAGATACGTTCGCCTTTTTTTATTGTAACATAATTAGCATCATATTGATTATTTTTAATACAATGATTTAAATCATAATCAAATAGTAACATCTGACCTTGATACAAGTCAAGTCTACATACACAAACTAACAACTCGCCAATATATGATGAATCAATTACTCCAGCCAAAATATGTAGGCCGCGCTTTGCAGCATTTCCTGACCTGTCTTTGAAAATTATAGCATAACCTTCTGGAATGTCAACAGCTAATCCAGTTCTTATAGTCTTACGCTCACCTGGTCTTAAGGTTACATCCTCAATACAAACTAAATCCAAACCAATATTACCTTTATTCTTAACTGGAATAACTGCGTCTTGGTCTAATTTTGCAAATTCAAGTTCAATCTTATTCATTATTTACTCCACTTCTATTTAACTTTAAACTCCACTCTGCTGAGTCTTTTACTACATCTGGATTAAAATTCTTCCAATTACAAAAATGACCAAATAGAAAATGACAATTAACACTTTTACCTTCACATAAAGTAATTAGATTTGACTCATCTAATTCTAGCTCCGGCTCAAGATGAAAAGGTTTCATATGGTGGACATTCAAATTATTTTTTGACCCACAAACTTCGCAATATGGATGTTTTTCTAAAAAGTGCTTTCTTACTGTCGGCCACTTGGACGACCGTGCAGCTCCAAACTCTTTGTCGTCTTTATCGTCTTTTTTAAACCAGTTGAATAATCCCATTATGTTCCTCTCGCCTTAGCTCCACCACCATCCATATATTTTGAGGCGTTATATCCATCTCTTGTATATTCCTCAGTAACCTTACGAATACCCTTCTTCAGAACTTCTTGATGAAGATGGTCACAAATATTTTTACCTGTGGTCTGACCAGCCTTGTTTACATAATCCTTATAGAAGGGGCACCACTTACATTTAAAACTTACATTCTTCTGTGGAATTAAAGTTCCTTTCATCTTAGTGAAAGTTTCTTTCATATAAGCTTCAAATTCTACTAATGTATCATCATCAAATGGAAGTTGGTATGAACCACCGCTTCTAATGAAGTAGATATTAACTAATAAGTCTTTAATCTCAGGAAATAGTCTACGCGCCGCATAGTAATACAATTGTAACTGGCGGTCGTGAAGTAATGCATTAAAGTCTTTAATAGTTCCTTTATTCCAGTCTTTACGTTGACCAGTCTTATAGTCTACAATTTCATACGTATTCTCATCTACGCGACGAACTAGGTCAATTGTGCCCTTGATATGTAAACGACCCTTAATTTCTTCATTGTTCAGAATGAATGAGTATTCCGCCCAATTATAAGGAATTTCTAAATCGAAGTGAATTTCCGGAGAAACAATATCTAGATTCTTTGGGTCAAATTCTCCATTACCATCGCTTAAAGCCTTTTGAACCCAACCCCAACATTCTTCTCTATCCTTTTCGCACCAATCATGTTGTGGTGACAAAGATTTGTAGTAGTCATAGCTCTTATCTAATAAAAGCCGAGGGACCATAGCTCCTACTAACATTGTACCAAGACCTTCATCCTCAAATTCGGATTTGCCTTCCTTGATACATAACTCTTTATGAGCTAAGCATTCCAGAACCTTATGGACGACATTACCCTTGTCTGCGGCTTTATTTGCTTTTGTTTCAAGTCCTAGTACATATTCCATAAAATAAGCATTTTGACAACCTTCATATCTATTTAAACTACTACTTCTAAAGTATGTTGTTAACAAATTATTCTCCGTAGTTAATTCCGCGTACTATATAATGGTCTTCCCAGTGTTGCGCTCCAAATGTTTCTACAGCAAATTTACGCACCATATTGTAATCAAATTCATTACATGAATAACAATCAATTGTAATAAATCGTTTTGGTTCTAAACTATGGATTTGTATTCCAGACTCTATAAGTGGTTGCCAACCGCTCACTCCTGCCTTTTCTGGGAATACCTCAGTTCTATTTAAATCTTTATCAAATTTAGAATTAGCATGAATTACAACTGGCGGTGCCATTGCAGTCATTCCAAGTTTTGCTACTAATTTCTCTAGAAAACGGTAATGTAATTCTAGGTCATCAGCAGCCCCTTCTTTACAATAATATAAATCCACTAAATACGAATAACCGAATGGCTTAGACATTTTGATAAACTCCTTCTTCTACTTTAACCTTATATGAAAGAATGTCCCAACCTTGCATTAAAGCTAAAATCTTATCATTCTTAGTATCTAAATCCATATTAGCATTATCAATAACTGCATCAAAGTTTTTCCAATCATACTTATCAGCATCTAATACTGTATTACTTAAATGGGTATTTCCTGGTGCACCATCCAACGTTAAACGAATTACTTTGCCGCCAGCATTCTTAATTGCGTCAACTTCGTTAGGAAAGCGACAGTCTCCAATTATAGCGATTTCTGGTTGCTCTTGATTAATTTGTTTGAGTGTGGCTTCCACCCATACATTATCGTACATCTTACGACATACATCAGTTCCAAAATATTCCATTAATTCGCGTGCTGTCATAGGTTTTTTACGATTATTAGGTCTATTAGGCATATTTTCCCAAAGTACCTTTGTTGGAGTATTCTTATCTTCATTTGAACCATAACATTGTTCCCAAGTTAGGTCAAACACATCCATTAAGAACTTCTTTAATGGGTCAGCAAAATTATAAACCTTAATATAAGGCCAAATCTTTGTACTCATAAATTCATACATTTCATAGTTCTCAATCTTTGGTACTGATAAAGACATATCAATTTCTGAATCTACAACTTTACCATCCGGTCCTGCTGTCGGAACAACCAACTTACCATCCTTGCTCATAGCAAAACGGTCAATGAGTTCTAGTGACATAAGTTCTAGTCCAAACATGAAATTTGCAGAAGATGATTTACCGCTCTGGAGGCGACCTGTGAATGCAACTAATTTAGTCATACATATCCTACCTTTTTTACCTTGTTAAATTTTCTAGTGAGACAGAAATTTCCATTATATATCTTTTTAAATAATTCTTTAAGTTACTCCGATACGATTAAAGGTTTAATTTCTGTTTCGATTTCTGATATTGATAGTTCACCAACGTCCTTCTTGGATATTGTAGGAAAGGAAAGCCGGAAGAAGTTACCTAGCTTGTTTTTAATAGCTTCACAACCCTGTCTACCAGCGTCGTCTTGGTCTAGTAAAACTATTATATCTATCACTCCGGCTTTTTCTAATAGTAACTGTTGCTCATCAGAGAAGTTTTTACCTAGTATAGCCAGCGAATTATGGATACCTGCTTGTTCGAGCTTCCATACATCTCCAGCACCCTCCACGAGAATGGTTTGTCTTTTTAAAGAGATAATGTTAGTCGCGTACCACAGGTTATACAACACACTGGAAGCCGTAAGTCCTTCTGAGTTAAGCCACTTAGATTTTTTTTTGATATGTTTAGCTGAGACAAAACACGTTTCTTTTGGGTCGTGCCAGAGGTTGCAGTTTGGGCATTCATTCCATAAACTTCGTGCTGTAGCTCCAATTATATGATTACAATCATTACTAAGAATTGGTGCAACTGCTCTGTAATACATCTCCTTACCTTTAGTCATACAATCTCCAACACTATAAAGGTCAAGTATTTCTGGAGAATAACCTCTTTTAACAAAATAGGGAGATGGAATTATCAAGTTCTTTCTAGCCTGAGCCAACGTCGCAATATTTTTATGTACGGTTGTTGATTTAAAAAACGTCGCGGCTTGTCTGAGCCATTCTCTGCGTTCAACGTCGGCCGGATTTATTTTAAACGTCTGGTCTATTTTTAAAAAGGTCTTGAGCCAATTACCTGCGTCGGTCAAAGTAGTTTTGGGATTCTTGACTGAAAGGATTCCGTGGACAAGTCCAAGCATTGTATTACCAAAACCATTCTGATTAACATTTCTATACTGATGACACCCATGAGTATGACACATCCAATTACCTTTAGCAGAATGTCCATCTATAAAGACAGACCATCCACTAGGATTATCACCTTCATGAACAGGACATGGCCCACAGAGTTTTTTACCATTTTTGAAGTATTCTACTTCTAATTCGTCTAAAATCTCTTGAACGCATTCTCCGGCTTCTTGATTAATAAATACAATTTCTTCTTTAGTTAGGTAATTCGATGTCTTCGTCATCATCACCTTCGTATCCAAATGCCTTTTTATAGTTTTCTTCTTCTTTTACCTTAGCTTGAGTACAAACTTCTGTTATTCTTCCTATATTTTTATCGAACTGCATATGTAAATAAGTTTCTTCATCTGTTCCTGGTCCATTACGAGCAGCAACAACATGCATCTTACGATTACCATACTTAGTTCCAATCGCCATTTCTTCTAGTGTTTTAGGTTTGAAAAAAGCCAGAGATGAACAGTACATAAGAATACGGTCTGACCCGGCCATAGCAGCAGTTGAATCACCATCAATACCATCACGATTCAATTGAGCAAATGCTAAACATGGAACATCATAACGAATTAGAAAGTTCTTTAGGGCCGTTACCAAAAAACCTAGTTTCTGATACTCAGCCATATTCTTTTCTAATCCATCTTCACTCAATAACTTAATGTAGTCATATATAATTAAACAATCATTTCTTCGGCCATTTTCATCTATTCCTACGTGTTTATTAACCCATCTACGTAGAATAGCTAAGGCGTCTTCAAACGAACGATGCCCAATACATTCATATTTATAAGGCACCTTCTTAATACGTTCTTCTGCGTCACGTACCTTTGCTAATTTTTCTGGGTCTTTGGCAAATTGACCAGTCTTAATTTCATTCATATCAACGCCGGAAATAATACCTAATAGTCTAATCCAGTGTTGTTCTTGAGAAAGTTCCGTGTCAATATTAATGACAGGAATGTTAAACTTCTCAGCAATGTAAAATCCGATATTATCTGCGAAAAAACTGTTATGAGTAACAATAAAATTATTTGTAAGATAAAGACCATCTTTAGCATCTACAGTAATACATTGCATTTCTTCTTGTTTTTTTGTTTTTACTATTTTAGTAATCCATCTTTTTAATTCTGTTTTAGTTCTAATAGATGCTGCATTAATTTTTCTATCTAATTTAAATAATTGTTTATTATTATTTGTGCTAATGTGTAATCTATAAGAATAAAAACCTATATTGTTACAATATGTGATTCTTCTTTTTAGTTTACAAATTCCTCCTAGCGATTCAACAACTTCAGTTACGTCTAGTGCTAATTTTTTAGATTTAGTAGCATATTCTGGAATTATATTTTTGCTACCAGCATAACCATCAGTATCCATTAAACCTTGCAATAAGAAAGACCTATTTTTTTTGCTATTGTATTTATAGATTGATGGTATAAACTTATTTTTGGCTTTTGTTCCATATAATCCAATTTCTTTTAAAATCCGATTATAGTAATTTAGACCATTAGTTTTACCAACCAATAGATATAATCCTTCTCGTTTTTTAGATTTTTTAAACTTATAACCCGGTTTAAGTAGTTTATTACAATTTTCAATGATTTGGTTATCAAAACATGTAAGCATTACCATTTTACCAATATGAGCATCTCCTAAAATAACCCCCATAACATATGGATGGATAGGTAATGGTTTTTTATTCATTTTAACTGGCTTAGTTAATTTTATATAATAATTATTACGCCTTTTACCATCAAGAGTTTTGTAATTTAAATTTTTATTAAGTAAATTTTGTATAGAAATTGTACAATTTTGTTCTAATCTATTTCTTCTGTGTGATACTGTAAATAAATGTTCTTTATTACATTTTACAAATGTTCCATCATTAAAATAAATTTTGTATACTTGAGATTTACCCTGAGGATGCAATTGGATAACTTTTGTAGTTTTCCCGCTTGGATGACATAGTAAGTCTCCTATTTTTATATCTTTCATCAATTTAGGACCGTCAACAGTATATAAAATACTATCTAATGTTTCCGCTTTTCCCTGCTTAGCTCTTGCTGCAATAATGTCCAATTCTTTACGAATATGTCCGCCACCAATAGCCCTACAATATTCGACATACTGATTAGGAATCCCAAAACTATCTTGTGGATTTTCAATAAGATTCTGAACGAAATCAGAAAGTCCCTCACCCATATCCTTAATATCATTGTGGCCCTGCCCAAATAACTTATCCATTTCTTGAATAATGTGTTCTTCGGCTAGGAAACAAATCTTCTCTATTTCTTCTGTTCCATTAATATTACCAAGGTCCACCACAGATTGTAGAGCCGCCTTTTGTAAATCTCTAGCAATTTGGAGCTTTCTAATCTTTGCTCCATGTGTACGAATGTTATTAATATCTACCGTACCACCAAAATTAAACAAACCCCTTAAATACTCAGCATGTTTCTTTTCTGTAAAGAATTGACCATATCCACATTCCTGTGAAGCTGATAATACAAGTCCAGGGTCTAACACAACACCTTCGGCTTTTTTCTCACAAATCTGTCTAATACAGTTATATATTACCTTATTCATATCATTTGTAAATGAATCTGGAGTAATAATATCTGCTACATCTAAATAAGCTTCTTGTCCATGATGTAAAATTCCCCCTAAAACTGAACGTTCTGCAATTTCGCTTGGTTGTGGATTTTTAAAGTCCATTTATTCCCCCTGACCTGTGACACAATCATTACATTTATAACCTTCACCCTTGGCAACGTTTGGAGCTAAATCTATAGGAATAACTTCAATTTTACCACAAGCATAACATTTAACTCTAGCTTTTACAGCCTTTCGTTTTTCTTTTTCTGGTCTAATGGCGTCTGCTCTAGCATACATCTTAGCTAGTGTTGGATTAGCTTTAGTGCTATCTTCTAGTGCATCCCCATCTCTTTTATTACCATTAAAGAACTCCATCTTCCTACCACGAAGATTCATTGGTTCAATTCTACACAAGTTTTCACCAGGCTTAGTTCCCTTACGTCTTTGTTTTGGTCTATCTTCACCAGTCATATCCTCAACATCATCGTCGTCCTCGTCATCATAAGATGTAAGGTCTACAATTTCTTCTTGAGTTGGAATAATTAATTCCTTTTTTGGTTCTGATTCGACTTGTTTAGGTTGGACTTCCTTTTTAGCAGTTTTTGGTTTTTTTGCAACCGCTTTTTTCTTTCGGGGTTTTTTAACTGGTTTATTAGCTATTTTCATAGCTTCTACTACTAATTTAGCAGCTTCTAGATTACCAGCATCCAAAGCATCTTGTAATTGTTGTTGAAAACTTTTTATCTCTTTAGGCATTATCTTTATACCTCATCTTTGTTTGTCGAATATCCATTAAGATTCCACTTAGATTCTTAATTTCTTGAGACATATAATTTAATTGTTTAATCCTCACTATAGCATTCATTTTAGTATCTTGACATTTACGAGCATATTCATTATCTTTAATAGCTGCGTGTTTCTGTCCTTCATAACTAAAAATTTTATAATTAGTTACTAAATCTGCAACAGTCTTATTTATTTGAGCTTCTAACCATTGTTCAATAGCTGTCTGTTTATTAACTTCTCTTTGAATCTCTAATGCTAATTGACCTAATAAATATGCAATCTCTCCACAATCATCAGCAGACAAGGCTCTTAATTCTTGTCTATCCATTTGCATATAACCATGAATTTCTTCAACGTTAAGTTTTTTATTCTCAAAGATACAACGTTCTTCTGCATACTTTTGAAGAAATCCTTCAACCTTCTTAATCTTATCTTCTAACGATTGACTATTAGTGTTTTCCATTCTGTTTCCTTATCGTATGGGAGTATTACCAATTTAATATTATTTATCTCACACCAATCAGCTTTACGTCTATCTCTTTCTTTAGAGGCAAGAAATTCTTTCATTCCTCCTTCTTGAATTGAACCGTGAAAATGAGATACAAACTTGAAATGTTGCTGACCATGTACTTCTACCATAAATTTTCGCAAAGGCAAGTAGAAATCTCCAAAAAGTTTTTCCCCAGGCAGAGGAACTTCTTCACAGATTTGGTCTGTAGGATACAACTCTCTTAGTAGTTGTCTAGCTTTTAAATGTAGGTCAGAACGCGGCCTAGATGAATTTACATCTGGAATAGTACCAGCTAAATTCCAAGGATGAGTTTTACCTTTAGTGTCTTTCACTTTCAAAGTTCATATGCTCCCATCTTGTTAATCTATCTATATGACTATAATGGTCACCAATAATATTTCCTGGTAATAACATTCTATCTCTTGAGATATGATAATTGTTTTTTCTATCTAAAATATCAACACTACCATAAATATGTTCTTCACAAGTCATTTCATGACCATCATATGATATCTGAAATCCTTGTAGATGAATTGTATATGCATTCATTGTATATGTACTGGATTATTAATATAATCAAATTGTGAATCTGAATATCTATGATGAGTAGAATGACATAGCAATGTTTGCGCATCCTCTATATTTTTATGATTTGAATCTTCATTTATATTTAAATATATTAGGCCATAATCTCTAAAATTATCGCCGCCAATAAATACATGACCTTTTTGTACAACTTGTTCAAAATTACCTGTTATACCCCAATGATTAATATGATATTTTTTCATATTATATTTTGTATCTTCTTGAATGTGGCTCATATTACATCCCAGTCATTTCTTTAATTTGACCAATCATCTTATCTTGTAATACTTTATCAGACTTAATTGCTTGATAAAGTTTTTCTTCACCTTGAAATTTAGCTTCGTCAGTTTGACCTTTATTAATTGTAAACCAAGAACCCTTTTTCTCAACAATATTAAGTTCTGATGCTAATTCTACATATTCCATCAATTCATCCATACCATATCCATAACGAAGATATGTGTCTACTTGTGCCCCAGGAGTATTCCCTTCTAAAGCACCAGTTAACATCTTCCAATGTAATAATTGGCCGATAACTTTTTCATTTTCTCCTGTTCCAACTTTCCATGCTTCTTTCCATGCTCCACGTAATTTAACATCTTGTTGATATTGTACTTTAACTCCACCATCTTCCATCTTACCACCGCCACGACCAGAAGTATCATTAATCAAGTGTTGAATAACAATAAATACAGTATCATTAACAGCAATAGCATTTCCACAACGACGACAAAATGCCGCGAATAGTTTTGGGCCTAAGCTACGAGTTTGACCAGTAAGGTCATTTACCATTTCTGATTCAGAGCATAAAGCCGATGAGGAGTCTAGTACAATAATAGAACCAGGCTCACTCTTAATAAGTTTTTCTGCAATAGTAAGCGTTTCTTCTGCTGTTAATAGTTTTCCCTTTTCTGAACTAATAATAGTTAGATTTTCCGGGTCTGTATCTAGTCCTTCAATACCATTTAGATTCATTGGCTTAATACGTCTTTCAACGTCAATATAGAAAGCCTTTTTCTTAAATAACTGCTGAGACTTTTTAATAGCATGTAATGCTAGTGTTGTTTTACCAAACTTTTCCGGACCTGAAAAAATAGCTAATGAACCTTCTGGTAATCCTCCACCTGTAGCCAAATTTAATCTAGGAGTAAGTGGTATAATGTTTCTTTTTCTGTCTAAAATTGTGCTAGCACTTTTAAAAATACCCTTACCATAAGCTTTTTCTAACTCTTTCAAAATATCGCTCATTACAACCCTTTCAATTTAGATATGACATTATTTTTCTTTGGAGCTACTGATGGCCGAAGTTCTTGAGTTTTTTGAACTTCTAGAGATTCGACAGGTTTGGCCGTTTGAGATTGTAGCTTCTTCTCTTTTTCTATTTTAGCCTTGTTTTCAGAACGCTTCTGATAATCGGCAAGAATTGGTTTTAATTGGGGCGACCTTAGACTGTACATCCAAGATGCCCTTTTGTCCTTGACAGCTTCTACTATAATTTCAACCGGGTAAAGTTTTAGTAGACTATTTGCTGCCTGTATTTGCTGAACGTAAAATTGTTTCCAATAATCATCGTGCCAAAATCCGGCTTCAATCTTACGTCTTTCCTTATTTGCTTTCCGCTCACACATCAATTCAGTCAAATACTGAGCGGGTTTAACTTCGTGACCGCTAAGTTTAGATATTAACACAAAAGCCCTTTATTTTTTAATTTTAGTAGTACAACCGTTAAATTTCGTATTTGGTGCCTTCTTACGATTCTGACGAACAAAATCTCCAACTTCTGATGCTTGTGGAGTACAAATTGCAACACCAGACTTACCATTACCAGTAGTATTGATAAAGTTCGGTTTAATTACATTAGGGTCTTCTTCCTGTTTAATTTCAGCCGTTGCTGGTTGAGCTGGTTTATTTTCTACAACTACAGGATTAGCATCCATATATTCTTGAATGGCTTTTTCAGTAAAGCCGAGAATCTTAGATAGTTCTGATGCGTTTAATTGTCCACGTTTAGTATCAATATAAACCGTTTGTACTTCTGTTAATTTTCTCTTAGCCATTAGCGTACTCTCTTTCTGCTTCGTTTAGATATGCTTCTCTTTGAGTTTTTAAGAATTGTAAATAGTTATCAAATACATGCTTAGCAATTGGCTTCCATTCAAAATCACGAACTTTTAAATCATTGTATGGATTGTATAATCTATTACGATATGCTAAAGCTCTATAAATATATGCATTTCCAATATCTTCTGAATGAGCATATACATCTGGTCCTACTGTATCTGCCTCTAATCCTCGAATGCCATAAAACTTACTTTGAGTCTTAACTGGTTCAGGTAGGGCTTCTCTAACGTTCTGTTTCGGTCTATGAATATGTACCATCTAAACCTTTCTCGTTTGAACTGTGACCGTGCAATTTTTAATCTTTCCTGCTGAGTCTAATTCAGTGTCTTCAAAGTCAATATCTGTGTGGGCAACATTATCTAAGTCCCCAATCCAGAATTCACCATCTATGGTATGCTTGAAACTTGAATCATTACAGAATGGACACTTCACTGTCATTAGTGTCCTTTTGGCAGATACAATCTGCTCATTTCTTATTATATCCAGTAAACGCCTATTACAGTTAGAACAATTAATAGGTTTTATTAAAGATTCATCAAAAGTTGGTATTTCTGACATAGCTTCATCATAACGTGCTTTTTCTAATTCGTTCATTTGTTCCCCGTCATAATGTATTCTTCTCGTTTTTTATCACTCATATCGCCCAACGATTGGTCGACTTTACCATCACGCCACCAAGGAGACACTTTCTTCGTCTTAACCCGTTTCATACCATTTGGTAATGGGTTTTTCTTATCTAATTCAGCTTCCCTTTCGGCTTTTTTCTGCTCACTTTCCTTTATAATACCAGCTTTTTCGTCCCTGTCAAAATTATTACGGCCTAAATGGTCTAAACTTTTAATTTCATGTATTCCTAATGTAATAGACACATAAGGAACATATAATACCTTATTTAGTTTATGTTTTTTACATTTTTTACATTTTTTTAGTGACTTATCCTGAAAAGATTGAATTATTTCAAACTCATCAGCACAATTATCGCATTTATAATGATATGTTGGCATTATATACACACGTAATTATTAGTAATACATTCTTGTTTATTCATTAAAGTTATCTCCGTACATTGTGAGCGTTTTACGTATTCAATATTTTTGATTAGTCTTTTTGGGTTTTGTGTTGTATAATTGTTTTTTTTTCTTTGGCATGATGCGGGGTTTATATTAATAGAAATATTTATTGTATATAGCGGATAATTATGTTTAATGAGATGCCCCTTATAATAATGATTATCTTTTTCTGTAAAAGTTCTTTTACTTATAGTTGCTGTTCCACCTAATGATTGCACTAACAATACTACGTCTTCTGCTAAATTTTGAGAAATTGTCGAATAAATGACTCTTCCATCGCCATTTTGTCTTTTAGCTATACATCCATCTGTATCTATCAGACCATATAACAATTCAATTCTTTCTTCTAGTGTCGCCTTTTGTAGTATTTTTGGTATAAATTTATTATATGATTTTTTGTCTAATAAATCGTATTCTCGATAAATATCATACATTATATTTTTACATTTTATTTTACCTCTAAAGCGATAATTGTATTGATTTGCGTATATTAATATTAAATCATCTGGTAAGTGTTTTTTAATTTTAGCTAAAACATCATCGTCTTTATTAGATATATCAATACATGTTTGAGAAGAAATATTACCATCTCCTATTAAACATCCCGTAATATATGTACTAATTTTTTGAGAAACATTATCAAAATTTATTGGATTGCACATCTTAATTCTAAAGATACACTTCTCTTCCCCGGTTTTGTATTTTTCTTTTATTGTTCTGATATCTCTGTTTTTAAAGTTTTTTTTGTATTTTTTTTCATACATTGACATTAATCCAATTTTAGAATCTTGACTGATTAAAATTTTTGTATCGTCTGTAAAACTGATTTTATATATGTCTGATTCATAACTATTACAATTGATGACAGTATCAGCTAAACCATCATGATTTAAAACACCGTCTCCTATTTTAATATCTCTAGTATTGATAAAACCGGTTTTGCAACATAATAGGTTTTCGTTTGGTAGTATAATTTTGTGCATTTTTTATCTCCTTATGGTAGTCTCCACATAGATTATACACCATTAAAAATTTACTCTTCCAATCTATCTAAAATACGCCCTATAATTTCATTACGCATAATATCCTTATTAGTTAATTTTACTATACCTATACCTTCAACTCCATCTAATTTTCCAATTACTAAGTCTAAAGCTCCTCTTTCCTTTTGTTTTAAGTCGCTTTGCTTAATATCTCCTAAAATAATCAATTTACAGTTTTTTCCAATTCTAGTCAAAGCCATTTTTAATTGTTCTATGTTTGCATTTTGCATTTCATCAAATATAACTACACAATTATCGTATGTTCTTCCCCTAGTATGACTAAGAGCTATAAACTCTAAAGCTTTACTATTTCTTATTTCTGAAATTTGAGTATAGCTAATAAACTTCTTAAGAGAGTCTAATAAACTTTGAATATATGGGCTTAGCTTACTGTCTGTATCTCCGGGAAGAGCACCAAGTTCTTCCATACCTCCACTTACTACGGGTCTAGTTAATATAATTTTATTACATTGCCCTCCTAATAAATGTTGAATAGCATAGTGCATAGCTATAAAACCCTTACCGGTTCCTGCTGGTCCAATACATATTGTTATTTGGTTTTCACATATTGTTCTTAAATATTGTTTTTGACCTTCTGTTCCTGGAGCCCCCTTCTCTGCGACAAATTCAGGGGCTGGTTTGTTAATTGGTTTATTGGTTTTTAATTTTCTAGGTTTCTTTGGTTGATGTTTCATTGCTGACTTTCATTATGAACACTTAGAGTAACCGCACGCACAACTTGCACATCCTTCACTATATTTTAGCGATGATTAGCAATTAACTTACACCATTTAATAAAATCTTTTTCAGATTGATTCATTTTCATACTTTGCAAATCTTTATGAATCCATTGAACATTATCTTCAGTATAACCTTTAGATGAGTCAATTCGGTCAAGTGACGCGGTTTGGTCAGATAACTTATTTGTTGCAAATATTAATTCAACTCCGCTTAATGCGCATTTTCTATTCTGTTTTAGAAATAGATTCCAAGTATCTTTTTTATTAATACTAAACTCTAACTTTCTTGTAATTGCTCCCTTTTCTAGTGTTTTCCAATATCTTTGACTTATTTCTGCAAAACCATGCCAATTGCCATGCCTATAACCATAAGGCATTTCTTTTTTATTACATCCACAGTGAGTCATTCTACCAGTCATTAATAAACTAGTATATGTGTCTTTAATCTTTCCACATTCACATAAACATTCCCAATAAACTTTTTCTTTTTCTTTTTTTAAAAATTTAATCACCTGTAATTGTCCAAATTTTTGACCGGATAAGTCTTTACTAATAAAGCATTTACCACACGTTTTTGTTGTACCTGCTATCAAAGAACTACGTCTAATAGTTCTTATTTTTCCACACTCACATTGGCATTCATAAAACGTATGTTTATCTTTGTCTGTTGTTTTTGAAATAGATAATACTGTTAATTTAAATAGTTTTTTGCCAATAATATCATTCTTGTTGCAGAACCCACCCATTGTAACCCTCGTCATGTAACAGTGATAAAATCTCTTCACATTATATTATACACCGTTTACAAAACACTAACCACATTTTGAAAATCCGCAATTTTTACAAGTTTGACAACCTTCTTGGAAAATCATATCTTTGCTCTCACAGTGTTCGCATTTACCCTTAATCTCGGTGCCATTTTTAACATATTTTTTCAATGTTCGACCAATAGATTTAGCAAAACCTGTTAAATTACCATGAGTTTTGTCTAATTGTGATATTAAAAATTTAACTTCTGTTCCATGACGTAACGCTGTAGAGATTAATCTACAAATAGCTTCTTGGTCATCAGTAATATATTTAGATACAGAATTAATCATTTCATCTGTTTCATTACATTTTAATGTATATTCCCCATTATTACATTTATCCAATGTCCCAGTTTTAGCCTTTTTTGAAATGTGTCCATTTTTCCCAGCAAAAATTTCATATGGTTGTTCACCAATTAAACCAACAATTACAAAATATTCTACTCCCAATGATTTTACATGATATATATCACACTTTAATTGTTTTGGGCGTTTTGGAGCATCATTATGAATAATTCTAGCTTTGTCAATAGCTTTATTATCTACTAGAACTCCGTCCCTACAACCATCTCTATAAATCGTTATTCCTTTCAAACCTGATTTCCACGCCGTTCTGAAAATCTTATCAACCTGTTCCTTAGAAACGTCTCTTGGAAGATTAACCGTAGAACTAATAGAATGGTCAACGTGACGTTGGGCAGCGGCTTGTAATTTAACTCTTTGCTGCCAATCAAGGTCTTGGGCACAACAACCCCAATAAGGACTTTCTTTTACATCAGTCTTTCCGGTAATACGTTGCCACATTCTAATACCAGGATGATAGACTGTGAATTTTTGCCACTTATCTCCCATATCGTCAACACGGTCAACTCTAGAACCAGTGTCACTTGGATTAATCTTCTTAAAGCGGTCATATTCTAATAGATAGGCCGGTTCAATACCTGATGTGCTACCAAAAATATCTTCATATAGATGAATTAGATTAGATACAGTTCCTACCGGGGCTGTAGTTAATAGAGCAATATTACGGCGACCATGACGACGCATATCTGCTATGATTTCTTCTCCTTCAACCGTATCAAACCACGAATCAGGAGATGTATTTAATTCAATAGATTCATCAGCAATTCTATTAAGGAATGGATTTTCTTCTTCTAACTTGTCATCCCAAATTGGGAATGGGCCAAGTTCTATAGCCATATCTACGCTTGAACGATAAGCCCCAAACTTTAAGACTTGATAAATCTTATCTGTGATTTTAATACTTTCTTCTGAACCATATGCTACATTAAGAGCAGCAAGTGTATCACCTAATGCAGTAATACCTGTTCCTGTACGTCTACCATTTACGCACTTACCATGTACTTCTCGCCACATGTTAAGTTCTCTAGCTTTAACTTCATTTGATTCTGGGTCTTCTTTAATCTTCTTGATGATGCGTTCAATACATTCTAATTCAAGGTCAATAATATCGTCCATAAGTCTTTGGGCAATTTGAGCAAAACGATAAAATGACTTATAATCAAAATATGCCTTACGAGTAAATGGATTCTTTACGAACTTAATTAAACTTAGAACCAAAAGCCGACAGGAATCTAGTATACATAATGGTAATTCGCCACACGGATTTGTAGATACGGTACGGAATCCAAACGCGGCGTAACAATCAGCAGGGCTTTCTCTTAGAATATTATCCCAAAATAGAACACCTGGTTCAGCATTATCCCAAGCGGCATC